CTGGTACCATTGACATATTTGATTGCCATGCTTTACCTCTGGTTATTTAGTCCACTCTTTCGTAAGTCTTTCGAAAAGCAGATTGTTGCGAAATTCTAGTTCTTCGGAGACAGCATATGCTTCAACTTTCTCTTCAGTTACTTCTTCCTCAAGCTCTTCCTTAATTTCCTCTAGGGTTTGCTTATAAGCAGCAAACTGCTCGGGTAGCATCTCTTCAATTAATCTTTCCGCCATCTGCTGTGCTTGTTTTTTTGTAATAGACATTCGCTTGTTCTCCTTAAGTTGTCCACATTTTACTTGGTCTTCGAAGTCTCTTACAAGAAAACCATTTCCAAGTAAATAGGCTTCTGCCTCCATTCTTCTCATATGGGGGTTTTTTTGTGCATATCCCGGTGATAAATTGATATTATCATTAAACTCTCCGCGACAATTTTGCGCGTGATGCACCAATTCATGTGAGAATGATCTTAACATATCTTTTACGTGCCGTTTATCAACAAAAATAGTAATTTGCATCTTATTTGGGTCATAATATGCTGTTTTTCCAAAAGGATCTTTGGAATTTTCCGGATCAGACACCAAATTAACGCCAATATCGTCTTTAAACCCCAATTTTCCCTTTGCATAAGGGTAAAATCTTGTTATCATGCTCTCTAGAGCAGACATATCTTGCTCAGAGGCGTTATTTATACTATAACCTGCACCAGGCATATCAAGACCCACCAAAGCCCGCCGGGGCTGATTTACTTCTCTTATAACTAGGTTTTTGGCCGTAAGGTGTTGAATTTTTTTGACCTCCGAGGGCAATTAGGCGCTTTTTCATGCGTTTATGCCGCGATCTGATCTTTTTCTGGTACTTTTCTATTTCGTTGAGCTTCATTTGGTCTGATTTTAAGTCATTTTTAACAAAAATCTTCAATTTCCTACCAAATTTGCCGTTTAGAGACCTCATTTTATCATATGACTGCACATATATGTCATCTAGCAAGCCTAAATACTCAGAATTTCTTAAAATTTTAAAAGCCAAGTTCTCAGGGGAGAATTCACCACTGTCTTCTAGGCCTGATTTGCGAAAATTTCTTATTTTTTCCTTTAATTTATCAGAAAATTCATGCGCTAGCGCGTAATTCTCTTCTTCCAGGAAGTCTGACGCACGTTCGATCTGATCTGCAAGCATTTCAGCCTTCTTCATGACCAATTTATCATCAATTGCTATCTCTTTTCTCTCGGGTCTGATTATCCAGTCGCCGTCTTTCACCGAAAAGACGCCAGTCGAGTGGTGTAACTCCCCAGAATCTTGTATATATATCTCAATTTGGTGTCCGGCCATGAAAATATCATGCTTTCTATTCCACATTCCGGATTTAGCTCTAAAAAAATCGCTTACTAGGTCCCGATCGAAGGGAATTTTTGAGAAGTCAACAATAATATGCAAATCGATATCTGAAAAATTAGTCCAATTATAGTTTGCGATCGACCCGGTTATGGTGATGTCTTCGATGTTAACATCATCTATCTCCAGACTTTCCCAAAACTCTTCAGCAACTTGTAATATTTTCTCCCTTACTGCCTTTTTTAGATCATCGTCGTCCCACAGGCCAGTATAAAGTGTTTCTTTTGGTAGATATCTTTTTGGATCGACCAGTTTTCTCTCATTTATATAAGTATTCCAAGATTTTTTGTTCATTAAAGTCATTATCTCTCCAATTTGCCCTCAAGTTTTCCAATCAATCGAATGATCTCAACGTTATCTTCTCTAATCTTATCGATATCGGCCTCAACGGCTTCAATTTTTGTCTCGATTCTTTCGAACTGATCATTATCCGCTCTCTGAATCCAAAAAATAACACCAGAAACAGTGGCGATAACAGCAACAGCGAAAGTAAACCAGTCTTTTACACTACGCAATGTGTCATTATTATTTTGTTGGTGCATTTTTATTTTTTCCTATTCTAAGCTTATTTTCTATTCTTCTTAACTTTTTCTTAATTTCTCTTTGTTGCTTCCGTACTGCGCGCCGCACACAGTTTTCATCGTGCTTGTGATTAAATAGTACTGTAGTGCTGGTTTTATGCCCTACATGAGCTAACGCCCCAAAACATAAAGAAGAAATTAAAAATACTGCAGATATAATTAAAAATAATGTTCTGTTTTTCCCGTTAGGACACACAATTTTATTCTCCTGTGCTTATAATTAGATAGATAGGAGTAACCGTGACAGAGTTATTTAAGCCACTTTTTATGAAGCCGGGAGATTTAGTAACACTTAGAGGATTTAAAAACGCACCCGAAAAGCCAATTGGCATGGTTGTGAAGATTATCTATGGCAAAAAAAATAAAAACTTGAAATTGGTAAAAGTTCGTTGGCTTACCGAAACATATGCAAAACGGCATGGATGCCGCTTTCCACTTCAGTCTTGTCCAGAGAAAAAAATTGAAGTCATCAGTGAGGCGGCAGTTAAATATTAAAAGTACGAAGTATGTTTTTTGTTTTTATTACTAATGAAGTGTGCTCCCATGTCCATCCTTTGTATTTTTTTCCTTCATGATCTGCATCACCATGGCCATTTTTTGCCCGCAAAGAAAGATGCACCAACTCATGCATCAATGAGGTTTCGGAAATTTTATTAACATAGCCGGCCCATATCCATGTGTAATTTCCTCCCCGAGCAAGTCCATTTACCCTAACATTGATAACTTTTTCACCTTTGAGATTGTACGCTTTTTTAACTGTTTTTTTGTTTACATCCCACTCTATCATGACGTCTTCGAGCATGCGCCGTACAGAATGATCATCATCCCCAAAATTTTCGACCCATTGCTGATAAAAAATTATCATTGATAATGATGTTTTATGCTTTTCATATAAATTGCAACTTGGAACTATTTGTGTAGCCTTCCCGAAAAAAGGTATCATAATCATTTGTGGAAATGGCCTATCGGGATCACAAAAAGATCTTTTATGTATTTTTGCAAGATCTGGATTATGAAAAAATCTAATTTTTTCATTTCCGGCGCATGTCATAGAAAATACCATAACTATTAATAATAATATTGTTTTTTTGAACAACTCATGCTTTTCCTAGCAGTCTGCTTTCTTCTTTGTGATCATCAATGTTTTTGTAATAACATCTGATTTAAACTCTTCCAACAAGTGTGAAAAATTTTCAATATCGGATTTTGTTATCTCATCCATCATCGCCCAAAGAGAATCAACTTCATCTTTAAGCTCTGCATTTTCTTTTTTAGCTTTTTCTATTAATTTATCGAGCTTTTTAATTTCTTCTTCTAATTCATCAACTTTACTCATTTGTTCCACCTTTACATATTTCATCAAGAATCTCCATCAAACTAGCATACATCTCAGTAGGATTGTTTGTGAGTTTATACCAAGCTCCATTTCCAGCATTAGCAATATCTTCCCACTGTGTTGAGCCAGAAGATCTTGAGAATGTATATAGTTTAAGCTGCGGCGTGCCAGAAACAGCTGTTTTAACCTCTTCTACCTTTAATTCCGGACTCAAGTAGCTTTGAGGCTCCTCATCGCTAAAAACAATGATTATACGATCCGCGCCTGCCCGCCAACTAATATCAAAATTTTGCAAAGGCGGCGAGGATTCGATTACGCTAGTTCCTATTCCATTTGTGCCAGCTGCTCCAGACCATTGAAAATTAGACATGGGCTGAGGAAGGGTCGCCGTAATATTATGTACCGATATATAAATTGCATCAAGGAGCATTTCAAAAGCAGTACTCATCGATTGGGAGCTAGTATCCATGGCGGCCAAAGAAGCCAGGTAATCAGAGAACCCGATTAAGTCTTGTACTAGTTCCAAACGCTCGTCATAAGTTGAAGGCAGCACAGCCACAGGCCCGCGCATAAATGCCCACTTAATAACATCTTCGTCACTGAAATTTTGCGCAAATTGATTTAATGCTATCATTACGGCACTCATTTCATCGCCCATAGATCCAGACCAGTCAACAATGAAAAGAACATCAGTTTCTTTCATCTCTTCGCCCCAGTCTGCTATGCCATCACAATCATCATCAAGCCCATTGCAAATTTCTGTTTGAGGTGTTATTTCGCCACTGCAATAAAATGGAATGAAGTTCTCGTCATCATCATAACTCCCCCACGCGCCGGCATCACAAGTCATTTCGCCTGGTATGCATATGCCGGTCATTATCGTTCCTTCTGGTCCGGTGTAGCATGGAGCATTGAGATCTTCATCGATTTCTTGGTTGCAGTTATCATCAAAATTATTACACTTTTCCTGGCTTAGTTCCATTCCAATCAGGGGATCACAAACACTATTTGGATCTCCAGAAGGCACCCAATAACACAAAGCATAGCATTCTGTCATCGCAAGGTCTATACAATCCGGATCTAAGCATTGACATGTTTTATATCCCTGCCCACATAATAATGGATCATCTTGACACGGAAACAACACTCCGACATCCTGCATCGTACAAACACATTCTAGCCCTTCGTCGATCTGACCGTCGCAGTCGTTATCTAAGCCATCGCAAACTTCATCTAATTCAGCCGGCGCAGTACAAGATACCCAGCTTCCCTCATAACACATCTCGTATCCAGCTCCGCATGCTGTGCTGCAGGGCTGAATAAGCCCTTCGTCTGTATCTCCGTCACAATCATCATCAAAACCGTTACACTGCTCGCCAGGTATTATTCCACACTCGTCACATGCATTTAGCTGCCCTTCGTCGATTTCTCCATCGCAATCATCATCTTCATAGTTGCATAATTCTTCTTCGCAGGCTGTAGTGCAATCTGTATATTGTATCAAGCCTTTATTACAAACTTTTTCTTGAGTGCCAGGATATCCATCTGCAGTCGTACATTCAACTTCAGCAATAAGATATTGTGTTGGATCGCACTCCATATACTGTATGCATTCAGATTCCGAATATAATACCTTGGGGTCTTCACAAATATTAAAGCATATCTCTTTTCTCCAAATTGAATCTAGTGGAGGGCAAAAATACCAATCGCACTCAATACACTCCGGATCCGGCGGAGGAGGTTCGGCTACCCAAGGAATAACTTCTATTATATCTTCTTCTTGTACATCTACATCTTCAACTACATCTGGAATATTAGTATTATGCTCTTGTCCCGCATCGCTGCAACTAATCTGCAGAGAAATAAGCGCTACAAGAGCCAATACCAAATTTTTCATATGCTAAACCCTCATGGTCTTCTTCGTTTAAAGATGCCTCTCATGTCAATTTCTTGTGTCTCTCTGTCTGCGTCGAATGCATGGTCATGAAGCGCGCAGTACTCTGAATAAAGATCTGCCATCGCTTTTCCACACTTATAAGCGCTAGGATACTTTTTATAAAAAAATGCTTGACCCGCCGATCCAAGCCAAAAATTTGGATGCATTTTCCATTTCTGAGTAAGTACGTTTGCTCTTGCCTCGCCAATAAACTCCCCTTCAACATAAATCGCTTGAGTATATTCGTCTATTTGTTTCCAAGATATACTCATCTGATATCCTCTAAAATCTTGTCCAACTCAAGGCCGGCACAATCTATCTTGCCCCGCGTTAAGTGATAATGACAAACGACCCCTTTATATTTTCTATTCTTTGCAGGATCGTAGACTTTTGTTATCAAATCGCCGTTTTCAGTAGGGCACTGGAGGGGTATGTCATAATGACTGCTCAAAGCTCTTAAAAGGGCCTTGTAGGCTGCAATTTGAACAGGATAGTATCCAAGGTGCGGTCCTAGCTTTCTACCATGGACGCGGCTGGTTATTACAGGGCGTTTGCCAAATTTGTGTGCCTCATACCACTTATTGTATTTTGTGTAATATGCATTAGAAAAATCTATTCCTATCGAAACGCCATTAACTCCGCCTGCATGCCAGGCGGCATGGTTAGTATCGACAAACTGATGAATAACGCCATCATTATCAATACAAAAATGAGAAGATATCCCTCTTGCATGCAAAACTCTTCTGCACTTCTCCGCTGAAGTTGTTGCGTCCCAGTGCGTAACAATCATCTTTGGCTTTCTGATGGATCTAGATTTTTTATAGCAATTAGATGGAAGGAGGCTTAACTTGACATCCCAGTCAATCTTCATCTTGACTCCATCTACTAGTATAAAGCTACCGAATCCGCGCGCGTCAAGGTCGCGACTACTAAGAAGCCTTCTGAAGGTCTGAGGACCAACCAGTCCATCAGTTTTTAAGCTGTGTTCTGCCTGAAAAAGTTTAATCCTTGCGATTAGGTATTTATCAAATCCTTGCAGCATCGGATCAAGCCAAGTTGGATCCCAGCCAAACTTTTTGGCTGATTTTTTATTATAGTTATTTATTCTCCACTCGCTAAACATAAAACTATTTCCTAAGTTTGCGCTATACTATTAAATATGAAGAATAAAACGTTTTTACAACTTATTCCTCGTATTTGTATTTATATGAGCCCGGCGGCGGCGACACGGTATTGCCACGAGCATATGCACTATCACCTTTTTCAGGCTTATAGTCAGGATCTTTTACGCAGTCCCCGCCAGAGCCACCAGCGCTCTTCCAAAAGTAACCGTCAGGACAATTGCCTTCTTCAAGCTCATCCTCTTCTAACTTTCTCTTTTTTGCACTCGAAAAGCGCTCAGCATAATCTTTGTCGGCACTAACGCTCTCCGGCTCTTCGGCACCCCGAGATTTCATTTGTCTGATCGCCTGCAGCGCTGCCATGTCAACTGCCGTCTTCTTAGATTGTCCGCGCTTAGATTTTTTGCCAATGCCCTGGAGGTGCTGCTTAAATCTCTCTCCAAAGCCCTCATCAAAGATTTTTACAATCTCCTCTTTGACAACCTGTTCAAGATCTTCTTCCTCTTTAAGAGTGCCTTGCTGTTTTTTAATTAGACTTACTACATTCATAGCGATATCATATTCATATTGGCTGACTTTTCCACTGGCCAATAGTTGCTCAAGCTCTAATTCAATATCTTCGGTACCTTGCGCAAGCTTAGACATAGGGATATCTCCTGACTCGTCATCAAAAGCTTGGTCGTATTTGCCAGAAAATTTTATATCTCCCATCGTCGGTGAGTCTTCTCCCCCCACATCCCGCGCTTCCCGCATTGCGTCAGCTTCTTCTTTAATAATTTGCTTTAATCGTTTTTTTGTAATTTTCATGTTAAGGGTCCTTTAACTCTTTCTTTAATTGCATCCTTCGTACTGGCATGCCTGGCACTCTCCGCCGCGACACTTCCCGCTAGCACAATCCTCCGTGCTCTTGCACTCCCCGCCGGCTTTCTTTCCAACAAATCCACCCGGAGTTTGATCTCTGCAGCATTCCCATTCAGGAAATAATTCAGGAAACCACTTGAGTTCGAGCGGCCCCGGCCGGCCGCCGCGCTTAGCTTTTGCTTCCGCCTCCCGACGCCTCCGGTCAGCTAGCACGGCTCCAGCTGCTCCTCCGTGGCTTTTAAAAGCTCCTTTCCCCGCAGCTGCTCGTTCGCGCTCAATACGATCCAAAGTACCATATCCCGGTCCGCTCCCCCATTCCTTGATTGCAGCTGCTAGCTCTTCTTTAATAATTTGCTTTAATCGTTTTTTTGTAATTTTCATTATTCAAAAACACCACTTTCCGTGTGTAATATTTCTGCAGCTTGTTTTAGTACGGTAGCTTCTTCTGGATTAAAACTATCGGCAACGTTGCGTAAATCTTCCGCCATTTGGAATAAGTCAGGCGTTTCAGGCAGCTCAATGTCTTCTTTTAGTCCCTCTTCAGGCAAATCAAGTTGCTGTTGTTCACCGGATTGCATTTGCATTAAATCAGCCCATTTTTCTGGATCAGATACCTTCAGATCATCCATCATTCTTGTTAACATTCCGGCCGGCCATCTTTTTAAAGCAGCAAGAACATGATCATAAGATTCGCGTGCCTCTTTAGCTGCTGTTATCTCTTCTTCCAAAAATTGTTTTATCTGTTCTTCTGTGATTTTATCTCTTTCCAACGCCTCATGAGTAGCAAGTCCGCTCGTGCCTCCGCCAACAGTTCCTCGCGCCGGCGCGCCGGGTATGTCTCCGGCTTGTGTATATCCTGAATACTTTCCCTGATTGATATTAAGCCACGTCAACAAGGGCTTCATTTCAGGACCATATATCCAAGAACGTAATGCACGTTGAGGGCCCGAAGCTGAAATGCCGGCCAACATCATATCTGCAGATATTTTATTATCAACTAACTTATTCAGCGCCTCTTCGTTTGAAAATCCTGCCTTTTCGAAAATCCTGCTCCAATAATTTTTTAGGCCCTCCGGAGACAGCCTGTCTCTGGCATATTTTCTGCCCATCCCGGCATGCCCTGAAACTCCCGTTCGGCCAGCCCCGGGCACGTGATGGCCACCAGCTCCAGCCGGCCCCGATCGCGCCTCATGAAAAGTCGTCTGCAGTTCTTCTTTGATTTGTTTCAGGCCCTCTCCATTCAGAAGATGCTCTATTTCTTCTTTAATAATCTGCGCTAGCAGTTGTTTTGTAATTTTCATTAATCTGTATCTCCATAGTGCTCATCTTCGAGCCAGTCTAGCGGGTATTCCCTCTCTTCATTCTCTTTATTCTGAATCATTTGACATACTTCCACAATATGCTCTTTCGGAATCGTATTTTTCATCTCAATCAAATTTTTCTTAGCCTCCATGGAGGTTAAAGTATTCTTAGACATCTCAACGCATATCAAGCACATTATTCATTCTCCTTGTTTTCATATTGCGATACTAAATGTTGTCTTCTTAATTTTTCCATTTCCTCGGGATTGCCGCGGCTCCAATGCGGCGCAACGGCCCTTACATGCGCCATCTTTGCTGCTCCGAGCATAAATTCAAATCGTTGTGAGGCCTGTTCTAGTTCTTCCGGAATATCTTGATTGCCAAATTTTCCAGCAAGACTATCTAATAATTCCATGCCTTCCTTGGCATATTTAAAAACGGCTTTCCAGCCGCCTTTCCCAGTCCTCGTCGTCCCGGTAATCTCATTCACTTCTTCTTCTGCCAGGCCAGTACTTCCATATAAGCTCAAGACTCTAGTTAGGCTCTGATCATCAGCATTAGAAAATATTGCAAAAAGAGGATGCTTTTGGCCAAGCGTTCTCCACGATCGATTTGTAACCAGATCTAAAGCTTTTTGAGCTTTGTTCGGTACTTCTTCTTGTAAAACCGCCTCAAGCTCCTCGACAATTAGTTCTCTCAGTCGTTTTTCTGTTGTTTCCACTTTATAAATACTCCTCGCTTTCGTTTAAGAATGGATCGTTTGTTGCTTTATTGTCCTTCAGCGCCTGATGGAGAGCGAAAATTACACCATTGTCCAAATGAGTATACCGCGGAGGATCTTGTGCAGCCTGCTCAGCAGCTTCGACCAACATTCGATTTAACTTGCTTCTAATTCTATCAATTGTCATATAGCCATATCCAGCAACCAAAACACTTCCCAGCTCTTCTTTAATAATCTGTTTTAATTGTGATTTTGTTATTTTCATATTATTCTCTCCCACGTCCCCCAACGCTGGCCTGTTTAGCTAAATATTCTAGCTTTGCAGCCAGGTCGTATTGATTTTCGCCATATTGCAGGTCCAGTAACTCTCTAACAGCTGCCAATACTTCAGCCGTTTTTTCATCGGCGCGCCTGGTAACATCAAACATGCTAGGAGAGTGCCCAACTTCTGATGCTGGTGAGCCGAGAGGAGTTCCTGTTGCAAAGTCAGTACCAGCGACCGGTCGAATGGCTTCAAGTGACAACTGAAGTTCTTCTTTGACAATTTGTTTTAATTTTGATTTTGTAATTTTCATGTTTTTATGCCTTCTTTAATACTTCAGCAGCATGCTTGCCAGTGAAGGGTTTTCTTCCCTTAGGTGATGACCATCTGACACTAACATTTTTCGCCCCGCGGGCAGTAACTTTGCCTTTCCCCAACTCAGGCTCTTGCTTGTGAACAACGGAATCTCCTTCACGAAATCCAAATTTGGGAGCAGCTTCTTCAAGAGCACCGCCCCTCGATCCAAGTTTGGATTCTATATTTTCATTTCTTTCTTTTTCTAAAACTTTTGATAATTCGTTTGTTGCTGTTCTATAGCTAGATGAAGTCAAGCCGCCCGGCGCATCGGCCTCTTTTACATAATTTTCCACCGCCGCGCGTAAATCGTCAGACATCGCCTGATCTTTCAAAGAATCTTTGAGGCCGCTTATAAGCTGTGCAGCTTCTCTCTGGTTACGATCATATAGCGCATTGTGCGCGCGAACAAAAATATGGTTTATGTATCGCCTAGAGCGTTCTTCCGTTGGCTGCGATCCTGTTTCCGTTGGCTGTCGAATGTCAGTGAATGCTCGTACGCCGTCGGGTACTTCCCACCCACCAGGCGCTTCTTTAATTGCGCGCTGCAACTCTTCTTTAATAATCTCTTTTAGTTTTTGTTTTGTAATTTTCATGATGCCTCCTCGATGGCTTCCCCTACAAAAATCGGATTTTTTCTTACGCCGCCGCCATATTGAGCGTATTCATAAACCTTGAATTCTCCACGTCGATACCGCGGTGATGTCTCCGTCGCAGCCAAATTAATTGCTTTTTGTGGGTCGTTCACAACTCTTTTTGAATTTCTTTTGACCCTGAAAACTTTTCCATCGGGCGCCACAACAGCAAAATAGTCTATATTTTCACCCTCTTTTAAAATTGTTCTTTGAATCGTAGATAAAATATATTGAGCACTATCACTTAAAGACCAAAAATCAGATCTTTCGCCGGCAAGAATATCCCTTACTGCTTGTTGTTCCGCGGGATCAGCAAGTTTTCTAATTTCATCATCAATTTTCATTTGCGCAGCTTCTTTATCACTTGGAATATCAGCAGGATCAATTCCTGTATCAATGTGCGCCTCTTTAATAGTTTTTTTAATCTCTTCTTTAATAATCTGTTTTAATTGTTGTTTGGTAATTTTCATCCTTTTGGCTCCCATGTATATCCTGGATCCTCGGGCCTATAGCCTCGACGCTGAGCTGCTTTTCTTCGCTGATCCTTTATCCGTTGCTTATCGGACGCAGCTGCTTTTTTATCAAGATCTTTTTTGTATTCTGATTGCTTACGTGCTCTTCGAATTTCATACTCTGTATCAACGTCTTGTACTGCTTTTTTTGCTGTTTGTCCGCGCTCATAATCAGCTCCAGCTTTAACGTTACCTGTTTCAATATCGGCTTCTGCCATGGCGACTAGTTCATCATAGATTCTTTTCTCTAAGCGACGAATTTCTTGACTGCTTAAACCAACCCTCGGCCAATTTCCTTTTTTCAGGCCCTTAAATCTTCCAGCCACCTTATCAACAGTTGATCTAGCCTCTAGTTCTGCATTTACAATACCGCCGACTTGCCATTTCGACAAGTCTTCAGCTTCTTCTGGCGATTCTGGTGTTGGCCATTTTTTTGGATCGGTATTAAATTTAGCACCGGTAAGACCAGCGAATTCTTCTTTAATAATCTGTTTTAATTGTTGTTTGGTAATTTTCATTCCGGAGCAACACCTTTTTCAATAGCAGCCCAACGATCATCATCAACCGCATCTTCTTTTCTCGCAGACATAGCTATTTGCTCAATTGTTTTTAATAAAGCCTCCGCTTTGCCATAAATCAATTCTATATTACTTGGCTTGGTAATTACAGTTTGGTCAAACTGCTTAAGTATCGAATCCAGATCACCAGCCAATTCTCTAGCTTTTACTAGAAGATTGTCGTTTGATTCTATATCAAGTTCTTGAATTAATTTTAATTCTTCTTTAATAATCTCTTTTAGTTTTTGTTTTGTAATTTTCATTCGTCTAGTTTCCCACCAGTTCGACTGGAATTCGCTTTAAAAATTGCTTCTATCCATGCGATTTTTGCAAGGTTGAAATCTGCCGTCAATTTGAAGTTTGGATCAAAATTTAATTTTAATTCTTTTGCTTTTTTCATTAGGATTGCTTGCCCATCTCGAATCATCTTAGAGCCTTTTTGCAAATCTTCTAGGCTGGGCGCAGGTCGCGGGCCCCGACGATCCAGAGCTTGGCGCGCGACAGCAACGGCGCGCTCATCGCGATAACTCTCTTGTAGCAGCGCTAGCTCTTCTTTTAAAATCTGCTTTATCTGCTCTTTTGTAATTTTCATTTTTCACTCCTTGTAATTTCAAAGAAAGCAACGTTAATATTCTGCTTGCTCCAATGAAAACTCTCAATTTTCAACTCAAAAATCTTAATATTAACCTCGCCGCCGAGCTTTCGGGCCATATGCTCACCCCAAGCGATGACCAAAAGGCGAACAGCCGTGACTTCTTCCCGCGAAGCCGGCCCGGGCCAGGCCACAACAACCAACTCATCGATCCCCATGCACTTATGGTGTCGAGCAAAATTCGCTTTAAGACGAATTGCCCTCTGGCGCAAATTATACACTTCAACCGGATTTTTACAATTTTCCAGCCCTTTGATCGATATTTTGGCGATTTTTTCCGAATGCAAGGAGCTGTTAGCGCGATTTGATACATTACCAGCGGCGCAGGCCACCAATAATACAGATAAAAACACAGTTAGGGCTAATTTTAATAAATTTTTCATTTTTTGTATTTTCTCCACTCATTAAGTATGCCTTTCCAATCGTCAAAAGAGGAAAAACTACTTTCAGCAACTCGCTGCTGCCTTCTCATCTCGCTATATGCATAATCTTTCTTAAATTTAGGAAGAATCTCTTTCACAATCATGTTTGTAACAATGGCCTCGGCCAGGAGCCTCAACCTCTCGTGAAATTTATCATGATCTGCCATTTTAACAAATTTTTCAATGATTTTTAAGGCTTCTGGCTCTTCATTGCCCTGCAGCTGTACATCAAGCCATACTTCAATGCGATCTGCGAATTTATACTCGCTGGTGCCGCCACCAAGACCAGTGCCGCCAGTTCTGGCTGTCTTAAAGCCAACATTGATGTTATAATCTGGAATAGGGTGGCCTGTTTCGGCTTCAGTTTCAGCAAGATTTAGCTTTTGCTGCGAAGCGATAATCTCAAGAGCCCGATCAGTGACATCTTGCATCCTCGCGATAATTTTATCTTTAAGCTTGTGCATATTTTGTCGCAGCCCGGTATGAATAGCTGTATGCATGGCCCGCATCAATCGATTTTCTTCTGTACCCTCAGGCCCGACGCCAGATTTTACTTTTGTCAGAAGCTCCGAGGGCAAATAAAGACGAACAGGCAAAAAAGTTGTCATTGTAACCTTGTTTTCTTCCAAATCAACGTCAAAATGCTTAAGATCCATATCCTCAAAGCGCTGAAGATTTGCATATGTTTCCTCACTCGCGAAGAAGCCGGCCTCATCAAGCCCAGACAAAAGCGTTTCGCGAAAATTTTCATACTCTGCGTCGTATTGCGACACGCGATCGACGAAAGCCTTAAACCCGTCCCAGCCCATTTCATCATAATCAGGGTCAACCCGTATGTAAGCTCGATTGCCACTATCCTCTTCAACGTTATCTGGGTATATGCCGGCAGCATTCAAAGCGGACGTCACATAATCTTCAAAGCTGTCAATGTCTTCTGCCAGGCCTTCGGTTTCATCCAAATCAATTAATGCGCTTGCACTATAGTGATGGCCGTCTTCAATTGGCTCATAATAAATATTAAAATTCTCAACTTGCGCATCCCTTATATATTCCTCATAATCATCAGCCGTTGCGCCGCCCGGATTTTCAACAGCATGCTGGCCAGCTTGACCCAGAATACTCCAATGATCCTCAGAAACAAGATCCTCGAAGGCTTCATGTACATCAACCTCAGTGGGGTCACCCAGCCCAAGGCCCTTCAAAATATACATAACAGTCTGAGGGATCGCAATCCCAGAATCCTCATGACCGCCATCGGAATAATCACTCATCCATTCAGTAAACACATCTTCCACATCAGAGGACAATTCCCGGGGATTAACTTGCGCGCCCTCATGGCCAGTGAAGACTTTATCGTCCTTACCCTCTCGGCCGGAGGCCGACCTAAAAATTTTCAGAAATTCTTTCGGGTTATCTTGCCCCAAAGCATACCCTTTCATCACCAAATTGCTATATGTACCGTCTCGTAAGCCGTCAGTGCCCACTTCATCGTCAGAGACATCATACACTTCCTCTGGTTCGGGCTCGCTAGATTCTTTTGCGTCAGCGCCATAAACGAGGGCCATTTTCTTGTTCCAATCATCATTGTGAAGATGCTTAAAGAGGACAAAATAAAATACTTTGCCTTCCTTATCCGTATATTCGTCAAACCAGTTTCGCGACTCAGTTGCTGAGATGCACCATTTCGTGCCGCGTCCATAATAGCAAGCACCATCTTCGTCGTTTGGGCGAACCATCATCCAGTTATCTGCATCATCGATAACGTCAGAGCTTTCTTTTGCTTTCTCTTCACGCTCTTTAGCATCATGCCGAGCCTGCAGCTCTTTATACGCAACGTAGATCTGTTGCTCCCAATCACCAAAGTCCTTAAACTTGTTAATATCTTTGTCAATCAGGTTTTTTTCAGCTAAGCGATGGTATTTTCTTATATTATTGCGAATTGTGCTAAAGCGTCGAGATGCTTCATATTTAATCTCATTGCCAGCAGCGTCGACATCGCGCTGCATGCCAGTCTCATAGTTCTTTTGCATCTTAACCAGACGTGTATTGACCATGCCGGCAGCCCACATCGCGTATTTTTGGTTTCCGCTAGGGTCATTCGCGAGGATTTCGGTCTTAAAAAGGCCTTCAACGTACTGAATGACGTCCTGGCCCTTCAATCCCTTTACAACGCGCTTAAGGGCATCGTCCTTACGCCCCTCGACGAGAATTCGCGTTAACTGTTCCATTATAAGGCTAGAGAAGGCCACTAAAAACACTCCAAATGGGTTTTGCTCATTGTAATTAGTTCTTACTTCATAAGAGGCAGAACTTTATGAAGTAATAATGTATCAAAAAACGCTTTTTATTTTAATCAGTTTGCAGTTTGCTATCCTTAGCTAGAGATACCGCGTGTCCCACTCGCGCGCATGCCTGTTGAAATCTGCATGTTCAACCTTATAATCTCCAAATTATATTTGGAATTAATTTTTAGGTTATTACATTATAACCATAACATAGGAGAACGTTATGTCCCCTCTCACAATTGCCCTTGTCTTAATCGGGCTAGCTTCGAACATCGTTTGCTTTTGCTTCGGCGTTATTCTTGGCCGTCAAACAGCATATAAGGTGCTTCAGACTTACCAACATGCCGATACAGCTGTCGATATGCGCTGCGCCAAGTCCAATTGCAGCAAAGGTGCGCGCAAATCCCCCGAAGGCTAAAATCTGAGAAATTTCCGTGTGTGCAGCGAAGGTATCTAGTCCCGCTATTGCCTAATGCTTAGTAGGAATATACATTCCGGGCAGGGGGGTAGGGGGTACCCCCTTGAATTTAAAGGTTTTTACGCTCGCTTGTTTTTGCGCTCGATAGGCGCTTTGTCTTCTCCTAGTGAGTTTAGCACACAATATACCGCGCGTTAAGTTCTATCGCGCCTAGGCGGAAGTTAAACTAAGTGTGCGGAACTATTGAACTTATTATTTAGTCGATTTTGCCAACCATGGGCCAACCATCGATGAATTCTATCGATAAGTCGCCTGTTAGGTATCCATTGAGGGCCTCGACCATCTGCCGGGCTAGCTCAACCTCGCCTGACTCCGCAGTCTCTTCGATTATGCGGTGCATGCGGAACTCTATGAAATCAATGATGTTATCGTTGTCTTCCATGGTTTGGAATTCCCTTTACTTGTGTGAATGGGTGGCTAGGGTACTTGATTCCTCACTGTTTCCAGCCACTTACGCTCACTATATCTATATAGGCTTGAAATCGTTATGTTTTCTTTTTTCCTTCCCCTGACCTAGCGTCACCGGGTCGGGGCATGTGTTTATCTACCCAGTTTTAGACAGTTGCTTCAGGTGCTGCTTCAGGAGGCTTTGAGCTTCGGTGATAAGCGGGTTGCTTCCGTTCTGAATTGAGAGGTTCCTCATGAGCCACCTAACGTTAGATTCGATTGAAATATCCTTTCTCATGTTAGGAATATTCATGTCCTCCAGAACATCGCTCAGTCGGCTGCTCACGAAGAGACTAAAGCCATCCGTTAAGATGCCGAGTTGATTATTGTTTTTTGTGACCTCGGACATTTTACACCATCCAGCCAATTGTCATGAAGGTCGAAGTGAGAAGTGAGAGCAGAAACATCACAGTGCTATCAGGTGATTCAGGACATACTTTCATCTTAGAAACTCCTCGAAATCATTGCGGAAACGCCCTCGGTGCCAAACTGGCGGGTGAAGTGGGCGGCGAGCTTGCCGCGCAAGTCCTTCTCAATTTGGCCGCAGCGCTGCTTGGTCACTCCGAAAGAATCGGCCGAAACACGCTCTTCGCCGCGCAACTCGTTGATAATACGACCGTTCAGGATGTCACGCTGTCGGGGCTTTAGGCTGTCAGCGAAAGCGGTCACTGCGGCCTGAATATTCGCAGAATTCTGCGTTCGCTCCATCGCGACATCTTGCGGCATGCTGCCGTCACCGATGAGCGTGGCAATCGTGCCACCGTCGGCGGAGAGGGGTGCATCCATCGAGGCACCGCGCGCGGTCATGTACTTCAGGCATGCAGCGGTGTCGGTGGCGTCGAGGTCGAGGTGTGCCGCAATCGCTTCGGGCGTTGCGTCCTGGCCGATGACCTTGCGCGCCTTCTGGAGCGAAGACCATAGCTTCTTGCTGGTGCGGCTCCCGCAGTGGACCAGCCCAGCGTTTGCCTGGACGTGCTCTTGACACTTTGCTGTCATCCACTGCCGGGCGTAGGTGGTGAAGCTCGCGCCCTTCGTCGGGTCGAACTTGTTAATTGCGGTCAGGATGCCCTCGACGCATGCGCTCATGAGGTCATCGAATTGAAGACCCTTGCGCTGGTGACGCTTGGCGACCTTGAAGGCTAGCCGGATGTTGGATTGCACGAGGTCGCGGCGGGCTTGCTCGTCGCCTGTCTTCTGTGCCAGGACTACAAGCTCGCTCTGAGCGGACTTGCTAAGGATGATTGCGGTGGCGGCTAGGTTGGTCAGTGCGTTGCTCATATTTTTGGAGTCTCTCCGGTGTGTTTCGTTGGCTACAGGTAAACAGTAAGAACCGTTTCGGGCTAGACAAGGGGCAGGGTGAAGTTTTTTTCACTTTTCCTGGCCTCGACCAGAAACTGAATCATTCCAGCAATATAGCCTGTCATAAAGCTGCAAGTGAATGAAATGATTGCGATTTCGGTGATTTCTGCTGCTGTCATCTAGGGTGCCCTCCGGCGTCGTTAATTCTTACCCCTATATATTGCAAGCTGCGTGCCAAGTCCTGAATTTACGTGATATCAAGGAGTTAGGTCACATAACTGTGCAAGTATTGCCGTGTTCTCGCCACTTCTTGCATAGCGTTGCGTGCAGCGTTTAGGCATGAATCGCGCATTTATTGCGCGGTGTCTAACTACTTGACATCGTTAGCTTTCTCGCCCCAACCGTAGTAGTCGAGTGACGCCTGCATAGCGGCCGAGCGCTCCGGGTCGGCCTGCGGATAGTACCGGTAGACCATCACCCACTCAGCGCAGCGCTCGGAGTAGACCGAGCCATCACCCTCGACGTAGCTATCATGCTTCCAGCTGGGCCGGGCGTACATCAGAGAGAGCGTCTTGTCTTCGTCAACGAACTGCGACCAAAACGATGAACGGCTCCAGAAGCACTCAGCTTGCTTCTCGGTGATAGCACCGTAGCGGCTTGGCGCGGTGTAGGTCTCGGTGACAATGCTTCCGTATCGCATATGCTGGGCTCCTATTCCCTGGGTACACTTATATCATAGGAACGGCAAAGAGAGGGTAAAGGGTTTTTTTAATTATGCCTTTGTGCCCTCGTTTGGGAGGCCAAAGAGGTGGGACAACTCCGCCTTGAGCAGCAGGCTATGGTAGAGGTCGATTTCCTGCTGGTGCGTGAAGTAAGGCGTCAGGTCGTCTTCGGTGGGGTTGAGGCAATACTGGGCTCGCGGCGAGAGCTTGTTCGCCATCCTCATAAGTTCGTATAATGCTTCCATCTTTTCCATTTTGTCCTCTCACGTATGTAGTGCGTGAGCATAAAATTATGCACGTGTGTGCGAGCAAAAAATTCTAGCTAGTCGCCTGCGTCGTTCAGGTAGTCTATGAAGAACCAGAGCGCTAGCGCTGCCAATATCGCAGACATGGCGAGCTTAGCAGCCACACGCTTTGACGAATCGAACGATGTCAAAGCGTGGATTCTCGCCGCGCAGAGCATGAGCGAAGTCCATTGCGACTTGCTGCCGGGTGTCCTTGTTCTCGATGCCGCCAACGATGGCTGCAATCATTTGAAAGTGCTTGCGAGTCATGTCCGTTCTCCTGTTTCGGGGGACAACTAGATGATAGGAACAGTTTTTAGGGAGTAAAGGAAATGCTTTGAGAATCAAGCTGGATAATCAGCGCAGAGAGCATTTTGCTAGCAACATCGAGGGACTCCACCATTTCCATCGATGAGTTTCGGTCAGAAAACAAGTGATTCTGGGCAAGTTTGTCAATGTTATCGCGGTGTTCGATAAGTTCTTCTAGGGTCATCATTTTTAGCTTCCTCCTACAGACAGCCAATTTCTACTTTATATCCGTGACGTTAAGAGATCAGCGGGCATATGGTAACGCCGACCGTTTCGCAGCACAGTCACCTGATTTGTGCCTTCCCACACTTCCAGCACAATAACGATTTCAGCCTCGTGCTTGATTCGTGCGATGTCGCCTGCTTTCATTAGAGCACCACAAGGTTGCGAGTGGCGCAGTCTTGCGTCCTGCTAGGGAAAGAAACAACCGGGTCAAGGCCCTGTGTGTCGATGACGAGACCAATCTCGAACATATGCGGCAGGTGCTTTCTCGCATAACGCTCTTGAGCGGCGATTCCGGCTGCGCTGACCTGCGTGCTAGGGACCGGGCGCTCGAATCGAACGAGGTCGCCTAGCTTAATTCGGTTTTTCCAAGGTCGGGCGGCGTGTGTCCAGGATTGGTACATCGTGTGGGCTCCTTCTGCCAGGTACGTTTAAACTATAGGGACGCTTTATCGTTAGTAAGTAGAAAAAGAAAACCGGCGCGATAAAGGTTGTCATTCCGGCAGGTTAAGTTGGGCTTAGACCAATGCACCTTGACCATGCCAGGGTCAGGGATGCCGATACAGGGTAGAAATTCTATAATGATACCAGGAACTTTGTCCAGGTGGTGGATCACCAAATCACCGACTTTCATTTCACTTTTCTCAAGTCTTGGACCAGATAACGGCGCACTGTGCCGTTTAGCTTTGTCTTCGTCGTAAGCTGAACGTGGTACACAGGATATGCCTCGGGGTGACCCTCGGGGTGACCAGCTGGCTTTGCCATAACGATTAGGCCGATTGTGTTCTTTGGGACACCAATGGAAGCCCTCGTAATCCTTACCAAATCACCCGGCTGCACGACTTAGCACCTCCAAGACGCCTCTTTCGGGCCTCGTAGTGGTATCGCCATGCCAGCGCACGATGCATCGGGTGCCTTCACACCGAATAACAACACCGGCTCGGCCGGTTTCGAGACCATGATAGCCGCGTTCAGCTTGTGCTAAGTCGTCGAGCATGACGAGATCTCCGACCTTTGGCTTTTTGCTAGGCATTTCATGCCCTTGTGTGTGTGCATGTGAGGGAAAAATTTTGGCGCAGCGCTTCGCGCTGCTGCTAAAAGCCTCGAACCGCGCGAGCGGTAGCGTCACACCACGCCATGGCTCTCTCTTCGCCGCCGCCGTAGCAAAATTCTACAGGCTTGCCGATGACCTCCTCCCTCACATCGAACCGGGCAGCGATATAGTGGTCATTAACGCGCGCCACCGCAACTTGCGTGCCATCGGCTAGCCAAGCCTTGTGGATAATCGTTGCTGGCATATTGGCTGACGATGGTCGACGCGGGCCGCGATATCCTCGCTTGTCACCGTTCGGTGCGGTGCGGTGGGACTTGTTGCTGACTTTCATATGACGCGAAAAGGTTCGATTCTTGGTCGCCACGTGGGCTCCTATTGCTTGAGACACCTAAAACATAGGCACCTAGGTTGAACAGTAAAGCATTTTTTAAACCCACCCTAACCCGCTAACATTACTACTTAAATTGAAGGAGGATAAGATATATTCTTATCAAGAAGTTAATGTAAGCACACTCGCAACTATCACTTAATGAAGACGCTTGCGCCTCCATTTAGTGCTTTTATTCAATAAGAAGTGCTCGCACCTCCCCGAATCGATTGAATCGTAAATTGTTTTCTTCTTTTCTCTGAAAAGGTCGCCGGGGCCACCTGAATGGGCTGTGTAATATTGAACTGACTTGCCTGATAGCTTTGTTATCACGCCAGTCTTCACCCCATCGACGACAATCATGTCACCGACCTTTAGCGTCCACCTGCCCATCAGTCCTCGTTACAAGGCGGGTGCGACCAGTTCTCATATTGCCAATCGCTGATGATGCCACTCTTGCAAAGGCTATCCGTCCAATTGTTCCAAGCCTCGCAGCGCGCGCAGGTGTCGGGTCTGCCGTCTTGCTCATAAGTGCGCTGAACTATTGGCAAAATCAGGTTAGTGAACTCGTCAACAGCATCTTGCCAGAGCATCGGGTTGTCAATGTCGCGGGCCATGATGGGCCTCCTCTGTTTGGGACGTCTTAACTATAGGCACGTATGAGCGTGAGTAAAAAATTTTAAAAGCTCCCGTTGTATTCCCAGCAAATATCATTGCCCCATCGACAATACTCCTCGAACCAATCATCAACATACCAAACGCAGCAAGTCGAGCCGTCGTCATACCAATCGCACCACTCCGGTACATAATGATACGGTTCATCCCAGCACCCTCCAGCATAATAGTGCTCGATGGGCACATCCTGCGTCAGTGCGGTGGAGTGTGTGGTGCTAAAATCAAAACGTGGGGTCTTCGCCTCGAACGCGCAGGATGCCATGATCAGCGCTGCTAGTGTAAGAATCGTGACAATCTTTTTCATGCTTGAATCGCAGGGACGGAGGCTAAGAAGTAAAAATTATTTTTCATCGATTGCGATAACTCGCTCATTCGTCTGGAAGTAAGGCCGAGCGGCGTGTCGCTTGGTAGTCATCCACATGCGCTGACATTTACTAGCTTTTGGCTTTGGAGCTTCCATATCTGTCAGGACAATGTGCCCGTCAAACTTATGAGCGTTGACATACTCAGTCGGGGCATTGAAGCACGTGCCGCCATAGCAGTAGCGTATTTTGGGATGGCTTTGGCCCTTTTTCCAAATAAAAACAGAATCTTTCGCGACCTGGGTGTCAAACGGGATGACTGTAAACGTAGCGATATCAGCGAGCTTGTTCAGTTCCGCATAAAAAGCAGCCAGCATGCCGTCAGACACAGAGCCAGACTGGTCAATACTCACTGCGATGTTCGCAGTCCGGTTAACTTTGCGACCGGGATGAATGTAGGGATAGCGACGATTCAGGCGTTTGGGTGTACTGCGCTTGTCGGCGCGTTGCGACGTCTTGACGAAGTAGCGAAGCACCTTGCGCCAGTCGACCTTAGATGTCAGACGTTCAACAATTTCTTTGCGGCAAGAGGCGGAGACAGAGCCCCATCCTCGGCTAGAAGCCTCGTTAGCAGCGTCTCGGAGAGCCTCCTTAACACGCTCTTTCGCAATATCAACAGCTTGCTGTTGCTCAGGGGTCATCTCTCCCTGTCCCCACTCCGAGTGGTCGTCAAACTGACCACAATTATCAGGGTCAAAAGTGTTGGATGACCCTTGGCTCGAACCATCGTCGTCGCCTTCACCTGGCTGTCCGGCTTGCCCATCGGCGCCGGAATCGTCGTCTTCGTCAGCCTTCTTCTTCAGCATATCAAAGTAAACTTCTGCGGCGAGACCTCCCTCGAAGTCCTCGAACATCTTGCCACCTGGGATACAACAACTTTCAGGCAGCTTGTCAGCGCCGATATGCCAATTAATGGCAAGATCAGTAGCGATATTCCAGAGCTTGAATTCCTTCATCTGCTCGCTAGTAGGGTTCTTGGTTTGCATGACGCCTGCAAGGCTGTCTGGCAAGCGACCAGTGAGGTGCTCGTAAACAAGATGGCTGAATTCATGAATCAGCACGCCTTGGCGTTGCTGGTCGTTTAGCTCCTCGAAGAACTTGGCGTTGTAAGAAAGCTCAAGACGCCCATCGTCATTGATACGCACGCCAGCAGTCGGAATTGAATCATTCCGCTTCTTCTCAATCCGCCGAGAGAGCGCAGCATAAAAAGGCTCGCTCATCAGCAGACGGTAAACATGGTCATTGAGATTGAAGTCGGACATCGATGTCCTCCGTTCTTCCGGGGTACACATAAACTATAAGTACCGTCGTCAAAAGGTAAAGGGGAAAAAGCGGGGGGGAGTAAGGGGCGGATTTTATTCACAGAGCCGCCGTGCTATCTTGTTTTTCTAGTTTCGCGACTGTCAACAAGCAAACCCAGTAGTCATAAACTATACAATCGCCCTGCTATACGACTCTCACAATCAATACTCCTGCCCCTAAGCAGTATAAAACTCAACAATACTCAAACCTTACTCGGTCGCAGCACCGAGTACCTGAACCAACTTGTCAGCCACGCCAGTACCGTCGGCGCTGCGAGACTGATGGAACCCAGTAACATTCTTGATGTCTCCAGTGCCCAGAGCAGTCCAGAGCTTCATCGTAGCCTCAGATGGCAGCGAGACAAAGTAGGTTGCCAGGTTAGCCAACTGATCAGCAGTCAGCACTTCCTTGAAGCACTCGCTAGACTCCATCTTCTCAATCAAAGCGCAGTGGTCAGTGATGGTGAATTCAGAGGTCTTTTCAACCTTGCCCTGGTCAAGAATCATCTCAGGGGTAACCTGTCGGTCATAATTCTGGAAGAAATCGTTGAAAGCTACTGCGGCCTCGAAGCCGACAAAGCCACCACAAAGGTGAAAAATGGCGGGAGTGTGCTCGATGAGCATGTCGGCCGAATCCAGGCAGTCATTCAGACGCTTCCAGGAGCGCCGCGACGGGTAAACCTTGTTAGGCTCGAAATCTCCGCCATGCTCAAGGTGCGAGCGATTTTGGTTGATGAAGTCCCAGACAACATCCGTAACATTTTCCTTGGCCCAGTTAAGCCAGTCCTCGGCGGTCGGCTCCACGTCGAACACAGTCCAGCGGTCAAGCTCGGCGGGATCCATCTCACCAACCTGATACTGCGAGCCATGCTCACCACCGTTGACGGCAGCGACGACGACAGTATCCTCGTGCAAGAAGTTGCCAAAGATCTTGCGAGAATCAGTCAGTTCAAAAATGCCTTGACGGACTTCAGGAATAGCCCGGTCGACCTCATCGAGAAAGAGGAGCACCGGACGGGCGCAGGCATCTGCCAGCCAGTCAGGCGCACAGAAACTAGTCACGTCGCCATCGGTACGAGGCAGACCAACGAGGTCGCCCTCGGTCATCTGAGACGCTCTGCGCTCGACGACGGGGAGGCGCATGTCGCTGGCAATTTGATAGACAAGCTCGGACTTGCCAATGCCGTGACGACCACGGAGCATAAGAGGCTTGCGTACACGCAGAACGTGGGGAGCAACGGAAACAAATGTTTTGAAATCGAGAGCCATGGTGAAAACCTCTTAATGGCGGGGTGTTTGTATTACAAATAAACTATAGGGACAGAGCCCCTATAGTAAATAGTTTTCTTTTTAGGGAAGGACAGTAATACGAATAGCGAGAGCAGCGACAGTCATTAGACCATAAGCAAGATATAGAACCATTTTTGTCTCCAAGGGAGCCAGAGTAAACAACGAAGCCAAGACTGCCCTGGCTACGAACAAAGAATAAGAACCCTTTTAGGTGGGTAAAGACCTTTCTTAAATTTTCTTAGCGCGTTTGAGGTATCGCTCTTCTGTCTTGAAGGGTTTGGCGCCTCCAACTGGCAGCACAGTGTACTTTCTAGCGCCTTTGGTCGCGCTCAAGCTATTATCCGAAACATCAATGATTACAACCATCTTGCCGCGATGGCGAGATGACTCGCCTGCAACGTTTTTTCCGTCGCGGATTTGAGCCATCGCGCCCGGTGCAAAGAGCGGAGGTGTCTCGGAATTCGTCATGGCGCGTTGGACGTATTTGTTTTCCACCATCTTGCGGTAGAGCTTTTCAGAAGGAATGTAACTAGAATCATTAAGGATTCGATCAGACGCATCGCTAAAGTACGGCGGGTTCGCCTTGTAGTATCGCGCAGCGAACTCAGACTTTTGACGCTTGTCATCGTCAAAGCTCGCGCGCCATTCGCTAGCAGCCTTTACGTTCTTCGGGTCGCTCTTTTTTTCAATTCGCTGAAAGATTTCATGCTGTTTGGAGGTGAGTCGACCCCACTTCTTAGCATTGTCTAGCAAAGAAGACAGGAAATTGCGTTCCCAGTCGGTCAGAGTAGTTACGCCGCGTGCTGCGACCCTCTCAATCCTTGAGATGAGATTCTTTGTCTCAGATGGATCAGTTGTCGCAGGTCGTCGAGAATATCGTCGTCGCGGGTAGCCCATGAGCCTCTCCGTGTCTTGGGTACATCTAAACTATAGATACCAAGTTTCTTGAGTAAACTAAAAATATATCGAGCGTGAGACGCCAATACCATCGAAGGCGCAGCCTTCCTTGCGGATATCATTAGTGTCTTCGCCAATTCTCAAGAAAGAAAAGAATTCTTCCCATGCGCGCTCGTAGGTTGTGCCGTCGCGGTGCTTTCCTGGCGGAGCTTCATCAAGACCATACTCAGACATATCATCACTAGCGAGAGCATCGATGAAATCGTTGATTGGGTCAATGTCTTCGTAGCCTTCGTACCACTTGATACTTGACCAATACACTAGCCAATCGCCAGAATTCTCATAGCCTGACTGGAAGGTGTCAGCGTTTTGACACATCTCCATGGACTTAGGATTCTTTGCGAGCATCGCCATAAAGGCAGGGGCAGCTTCGGGTGTAATAGCTAGCACAACTTCAGATCGATAGCCCATTACTGACGAGCCTCCCACAAACGCCAGCCTGCTGTGCTAACTGACTGCTCCGTGGCGCCATCGATTTCTCGTCGCTTCGCGTGTGATGCGAAAACTTCAGTGCCGTCTGGCATGCGAATGAGGTACTGTGAGCCTCTAATGTGCTCAAGCACGAGGGCGCCCTCGAAGCCTTTCTGTGTAATTACGGAGCCTTCGACGGCTCGACGTTCACGAGCGAATCTTGCTCGGTCTTCTGGCGAGAGTCCGTGACGGTTTTGTCGACGACCCATTTTACTCTCCGTTGTACGGGTTGTTGTCTTCTTCAACTATAGGGACATTATCATGTAAGGTAAAATAATTTATCTATCTACTTGAAATTAAAGTAGTATCCTCTGCTGACTGCCAGAACGTCATACCGTCGACATGACTCAAGTATTTGAAGCCTATCCAAATTTTGCTTGAGCCCAGCGAATCCGCATCAACAGCCATGACTATTCCAACCCGGCCACTGTTGTTATCCTCAATCAAATCACCGACTTGCACTGATAAGCTCCAAGGCGTATCGGGCGCAGCTTCCCGGCTCGCGGTCTGGCATTGTCGACCACTTGACCCGGCATCGTCTGGCCTGAGCCTCTACCGAGATAATGATTCCAATACCATACATTTGCGGTGGTGCAACGGCTGGCCTCATTCGTACCAAGTCACCGACTTGCATTAGTCTCTCCAGCGAAGATGCTTCGCAACCTGACGTTTTGGCTTGCGCCTGCGACCCTTGCGGAAGTCATCGGCTCGCTTGTGATGGGCGCCAGCCTTGCCTGCATGCATCACTCGTGCGTCTATGCTTGCGTGTTTCATCTCCATCGCTCCAAATAAAGTGTGTTCGCCAGATAGGTGCTGCCCTCGGTATCCATGACGCGAACAAAAGCCCGGTCGGTGGCGCCCGTGTCAACGAAGGACATAATCAAAGCCGGAACAATCTCGTTGTCGCGAGACATGGCCTTCACTAAAGCACCGGGCTTGATTTCATCTTGTCGAAGATATATGTTCATGCCTACACTATAGGAACGAAAAAAAATAATTAACTAATCTTCTGCCCATTCGCAACGAATAATACGGCTGCTCCCACATGCGTGACAGTTGCTGCCGACGGCATGCCGGGTCGCACGAGGCTTTGTGTGGTATTTGCAACCACATGAGCCGCAGTAGTAGTTGTACTCTGCTTTCTTCTTCTCAGGTGGCTTCATCGCTGCAAACATCTTCTTCCTCTGTTGCTACTATTATAGAGACATTCCCAGGATTAGAAAGGACGCCATCATCATCACGAACCAAATCCCCTCTAGAATCTCGTATTTGTTCATCTTTTTTGCTCCCATTGGCAATGAAAAACCATTCGCTATTTGACATGAGAAACCACCATAATTTCCCAACTTTGATGTTTCCGAACTCTTGGCTTTGGCGTTGCCTCGTGAGGCAGGCTCTTCAGCCAATGCACAACGACATCGTATCGTTCTTCTTTCCATGCCCCAAGCATATTCGCCTTGTGGCGCTCGACGACGTGCTCTTTTGCCAGCACAAATCCGTACCATTCCGGCCCAGAGCTAGGGAGCCAAGCCTCGCGGACGACGGCGCCGGGCTGGAGCTTTTTAGCTTCCTTCAATTTCATGGAGCCATAAACCTTTCCTTGTCTTCAGAAAAAGTATCGGTGGAGGCGTCATCATTCTCTCTGTTGAGATTTGAGAGCAGGGCTTCAAGCACCTCAGCGCGCTCTTGCGCGGTATCCAGGCATTTAGAGCATTGCTCTTCCAGGGTTTGAGAAATAATGTCTTTCAAATTAGGATTCATTTAGAGCCTCCAGCCATCGTTCGCTGTTCCATGAATAGTCAGCGCAGCCACGGGGCGCGTCGAACCAGTATACCCTGTAAGGACAGCCATTCGGGTTCGTAAGTTGTGGCCTGCTTACTTCTATTATAATCCCCAAGCTGTTGTGGTCAAGGGCATGATTGTTTTTTACCAAATCACCGACTTTCACTTATCACCTGTACAGACTTTTGAGATTATTTTTACCAGACCTTCAGTCAGGGCATCTTCGCCTATGTCGCAGACGTAAGGAATACTCGGCCACTTTATCTTCCATGAGGGCATCATGCCATCTGGGTATTCCGCTAATTCTCCAACTACGCCTACTTTGTAGCCTGGGCCGATAGCCACCACGAGACCTATCTCGCCATCAGTATGGTCTTGAATTAAATCACCGACTTTCACTGAAAACCTTTAGTTCTAGTGCGTCGTACCACATACGACCGATTTCCTCAAAGTCGTCGAACCACTGTACCTCAAAGTAGACGGCGCCTTCGGCGCTCTCGTGGGAGTCCAGTACAATGCCTTTTCCTGGTGGATGTAGCCGATTGTTACGGACAACCAAATCACCGACTTTCACTGACAATCTCCAGATCTTCTTCTTCATACCACAGAAAGTCTTCAGGCCACTGGACGCATATGCTTAGCGCGGAGTGCCTCGACGACTCTATCATTATTACAATGCCGATGCCAGAGTCAATGTCCGACCCAAAAACTAGGCTTCCCTCTTTGCACCTTACCAAATCACCGATTTTCACTGAGTATTACCAACTGAGATTCCGGCCATTGTATTCGTTCGTCGCCACAAATAACTGTATACCAGCCACGCCAGGCCTCCGACGAAGAAACTATTAAGCCGAGCCTCTCGTCAGAAAACGAACCAATCAGCTTAACAATATCACCGACTTTCATTTAGCAACTCCAAAAGTTCATGCTCGATGGGGTAAAGCCCGCTATGCTCAGGGCTACCAAACCAATGAATAATAGCCTGGTCTCCATACTTATCGCCGTCGATGTCCAAGATAATGCCGATATCTTTCGCGTGTGGATGTGTCCACTTAACCAAATCACCGACTTTCATGTCTTAATCATAGGTACGGATTACGAGGAGTAAAGAGTGTCGATTTGATTTTCGAGGACAGAGTGTCTGTACGGGTCATGGTTCGGACAATGGTTCCACTGAACGAAGTACCATGGTGTGTATTCTTTATCGGGCTGACCTTTGTCAATGCAGACGAGGAGACCAATACTCCCCGCGTCCCATATACGACCCTCTTCGAGGGCTATTACAATATCACCTGCTTTCACTAATTAACTCCAGTTCTTCAGGGTCGTGCCACAAAAAATCATCGTTCCATTGAACGCGAAAACTCTTCCACGGTTCGGTCTCGCAGTCGCCGTCGATATAGGTGCCCTCGTCCATCATAGTAATGACGCCGGGGCCATAGTAAACACCTGATACCTGCCAGTTCTCTTTGAGCAGTGCAATATCACCGACTTTCATTGTTACACTTTCCCAGTCGACGCATACGGCATCCACACCGATTGTCAATCCACCGTTCGACTGTATTCCCAATGACTTCCATCACGGCCTCAAAATCTTCTTTGTTATCTAGGGAACGAGCATCGCACTTCTGTGCTAGCATATGTTCGATTTCTTTTACAAGATCATGCTTCACTGATTAACTCCAGTTCATGTGTTCCGTGAAAAGAAAAATCATCGATCCACTGTATTCTGTGAGAAACAAATCCCTCTTCGGGGTAGTCATCTTCGGGGTAGTCAGTTATAGATGTAATAACGCCAGGGCCATAGTAAACACCTTTTATCTGGTATTCCTCTTTGAGCAGAACGATATCACCGACTTTCACTGACGACCTCTAAGTCATTGATATTAAATGTGTATTCAGTATCGAAAACTGCCTTAACAAAAGTAAAGTTGACCGCATCAGCCGGGTATACCTGCGTGACTACGCCTATCGTGTCTTCGTATGCTCGACCCTTGCGGGTCTTCCGCATGGACAACCTTACCAAGTCACCGACTTTCATTGACTTTCTCCAGAATTATCTTGTCGTAAAAACCGCCGGTGGTCTCGCGCTTGTCCATTGCGACGTTCTCCACCACTTCCATGCAAAGAGCATGTTCGAGACACAAAGCTCGCAACACTTCCCATATATCTGCTGCCTCTTCATAGCTAGGATTTTCAATAAATTCATTGAGTTCTTCATGCATCTTTTCGTACAAGCGAGCCCTGTATTCCTCGTCGTCTGCAATGTAATACTCGCATGTCCTGCCACTTTCCTCAATGATTCTGGGGATACCATCTCTAACCAGCTTCATTGTCTTGGCCTCTCGAAGCACGACATTTTCTGCCTCTTCGATACCTGCCCGCAGCGGGGACCGGACAGAGCAACAACGTCGATGGCGGACGCATAAACACCAGCATGTTCACCCATGCCGCATCGCTCCATCTCGTAGTCTTGCCCCTCCATAAAGCGTGCGGTGTACTCCCCACGAATAACATGATACAGAATTTTGTGATTGCCCTTGAGGCAAACCAAATCACCGACTTTCACTTATGACCTCAACCCATCCGTTGCGTACCGCAGTCAATATCAATCTCTGTGGGCTCTCATACAAGCTCCACTTGACCATAACATATTCTCCGTCTGGCCCTTCAACAGTACCATAGGAACGAACCTCGGACAAGACAAGGCCTAAATCACCGTCTCCTTTATCTTTAATCAAATCACCGACTTTCACTAAAGTGCCCCTTCAAAATTTCTTCCATGGCGTCATGGATTCGATTTTCAAGCTCAATGGCGCGGGGTTTGTCCAAGTCTAAATCGAATGGAATATCTACTCGACACTCAACAATATTTGGCCCGATTGCAATATGATATTGCGCGCCTGGAGTTTGGCATTTACGTTCCTTCACTTACAACCTCGATGTATTCCTCCGACATAGGGCCTCCCATGTCAAAGCTAGCTTTGCATACGGGAGCAAGATTCCAATAGGCCGGGCCACCGATGTGGCCGCGTTCGGCCTCTGTGGTAATAATATAGTAACCAATCTTTGCTGGTAAAACTTGAACTAAATCACCAACTTTCATGCTCTGCTCATAATATGAAACATATCGTCCTCAGTGCAGTAATCTTGCGATTTCCAAGGATCCGTTAAAATCTTACCTGAGTTCCAAGCGACTTCAACCATCAGCTCGTCGTCATTGTAATGACTTATATAAGTAGAAAGCACTATTCCTATGTCGCCATCTGAGCAAGCAAGCACGTCTCCTACTTTTGGAGCATTTTCGCTTTTCATTCTTGACCAAGCCTACTTGCGCTTATAATTTCCAACTCGTGCGGCAGGTAGAGGCGCGCGAGTCTTTTGTGAGCCCACTGCACGCAAACAAGGGCTACATCACGGCTAGGTAGCATTACTGCGGTAACAATGCCGCCCCAATGGCAGCCAGCGCGATGTGCCACCAAATCACCAATTTCAGGGTGCCTTGCTGACTGTCTTAATTTCTGAGTAGCGGACACTTCTCTCGCTCCCATCTGATAAGCTGAGTAGCCTGTATTCTTGTTCGCCGGATCCGCGTCTCGGAAGGGCCTTGAGAACAATATAGTAACGAGTTGTCTCGTATAAAACAGAAACTAAATCGCCTACCTTCATGCGGCTAGGGAGCATACTCCTCGTCTGCCATGGGTGTGATAGTGACAACATTCTCCCACGTCATTGAGCCTTCGGGCCACAGAACCTTAAAGTCGACTGCGACGAGTGAGTCTGTGTGTGCTTCGCTTACGCGGGTGATGACTCCCATTGAGCCAGTATCAATGCACTTTACCAAATCGCCTGTAATCATCGAATCCTCCTCGATTCAGATACATTCAAACTATAGTTACGCTGCTTCCTTAGACAAGAGCATATCCAACAAAGATTCCCTCCTAGCCTCTCCGTCGCCTACTCGGATAGAGAAAATCTTCTCACCGCCATAAGGCGAATAGACTCTTGTGCCTACCTCTGACAATACAGCAATAACCTCATGGATTTCAACTTCGTAGAGGCTATAGCCACTACTATCATCCTCGAACTCCTGATGAGCAGGGCCTCCCTTTTCTGTGAGAAGAACCATCATGTTTTCAGTCAGTTGCTCAGGGGTGATTGGGTCTTCCTCAAATGACATCTCGGTGAAATGATCACTGTGCTCCTCGGGATAAGCCTCTAGTGTTAACCAACCTTCATGTTCCGAGTCGACTTTTCTAATGTCCCAGCTATAGCCATTGTCATGCCAGTATAGATAATCGTTAATAAAACATCCAAGCACTTTCCTAATGATTTCAATACCATATTTGGGCTTAAATATGAAACTAGTCTGCATTTAAAATCCTATAAACCAGAACAATGAATGATATACGAAAACCATCGAGTAGATGGCCGTGACCGGGACGAGTATCTTCGGTCTCTTAAAGTATAAGAACACGGCAGCAACAGTAAATAAAGAAATTTTAACTGCTAGAAAAAAAGAAGGCCCATACGAAAGAGCATAGGCCATCAATGGGTTCGCCTCCAAGACTCCGAGGCTTATAGCACACAAGGTCAGGCCCGCGTCTACTACATTCAACAGCAAGCAGGCAACAAGCAACCAAGCATATGTCTTCTCGTTCACTTCTCATTATATAACTATTGAGAATCGCTTAAAAAAGAAGAATAATTAATAAACCCACCACTTACCCGCATACCTTGAAAGGCAGCTCAAACCAAATTCTTACTAACTATACAGGCACCTGCCATCAGGAATATTTCCGTCATCAGTAAGCTCAGTAGCTAGTTGCTTGATAACTCTGTCGCCAGGCTGCTCAATCACAGGGGCATCAAGGGGGCCAACAATCGCCTTAATGAAGCCATTTGTGTTCGTCCTGTGTTCTGAGGGGCTGATAGCAGCACCCATGAAGTTGTGGACCTGCAAGGGAAGCTGGGCGCCGATCTGGGCAACTGAGCGCGTTTGCCCCCAGCTTTCATGCTCAACAGGACGGCAGAGCGTCACATTGACAATCGAAGGACTGCCGTAATAGTGTGTCTCGCTAGCGTCCAGATCCTGATGAGAACGCAGTTCATGAATACGAACACCGGTGACCAGAGCAAGGTGGGGCTGCTGGTTATACATAACCTCAACTAGCGTGCCGATGCCAAAACCCTGTTCGACCATGCTGCGAGTATATCGCTCGTGCTGACGCTTGATTGCTGCGGTCCAGTTGACAATCTTTTGCTTGCGGTCTGGACAGGTGCGCTTTGTGTGACCAGGCTCGTGGCAATGAGAACACTTACGATTCTTGCCACGCTTGGCAGACACTTTAAGCGCAGCCTTGTGGCTTTCAAGATTCCGCTTTGCATAATTGCGCTCCCAGTCGTCAGTAAAGTTGTCTTCTGCGATTTGCTTTTCGTAGCCAGCAATCTGATCTTTGTGGTTCTGCGTCTTTGCCTTGCATGAACTCTTGTTGTGTCCCTGCTCATAGCAATAGCCGCATGTCACTGTGCGAACATACTTTCCATTCTCATCTAGTCTATAAGCCACAATACCCTCCAGTATAATTATCAGACTTGCATAAAACATAGCCACTTTTCTGGGCTAGTAAAATATATTTGGTGCCCCCTGTCCGGGTCGAACGGACGACCTATCGGTTAAAAGCCGAGTGCTCTACCAACTGAGCTAAGGAGGCGAAATGTGAACTGGCGAGGCCCAGCCTACGCCCCCAGAGCCCGCATGACAGGATTCGAACCTGCAACCTCTAGCCTAAAGCTAGCGCTCGATCCTAGTGAGCTACACGCGAGATGGGCTGCGATGCGGGGAGTTGAACCCCGTCGCCAGTGATACAACTATAAGAGCCGAGCGCGCAGAGTAAAGACTAATCTTCCATTATCTTGCTAAGGGCTTCCAATGTCTTTTCCAAGACCTGTAGCGCTGCGATGTCTTTAACGGTCTCAAGAGTGCTTGAGGCTGCATCATTGTGGAGCGATAAGAAATCTTGGGAACTCATCTGGGCCGGCTGATAGAACTTGTCTTGAGAATCAGAACTTATAGAAGTGTTTTTCTCTTCTGCGTTCTTCCCCGCAGCCTTGTTCTGCTCTTGCCCTTGAGCACCGTTTGTGCCAACAGATTGGCCTTGACCAACAGCGGCGGGGCGTATCATGCCGCTGGACGCGGGTGATACTGAACCAACTTTCATATTTTTGCCTTTTTCTCTTTCTACTAACCTCTTTTGTCCTGTAAGTGGTAAGTACATAATATAACTAGGCAAAAAATATGAAAATCTCTATACATATATGCAGGCAAGCATAAAATTATCTAATAACATGCATGATAAGCAACTACCAGCGCGACGAGGAGCACAACATCGATCATGAACCATTCTAAACTCGGGCGAAATTCTTTCATACAAATAACTAGATGCCGAATATGTTATCAACTATCTTCTTTCGGTACGAAGTCAATATAAGAGCCAGCTTCAAATAAACAAGAATTTTTTTCGACCTTGCTTACAACCTGTAGTTGATCGATCAAAAAACTCATTACCCTTTCTTCAGGATAAAGAAAAACGGCGACACACACGTTGGCCTCTCTTCGTATGACGAGGCCAATTTCATCGTATGGTATATCTCGGATGTCAGCGGGGAGATTCCCAAGACTATAAGCAGAAAATCTTACTTTTACTAAATCACCAACGCATATTTCTTTTTCAGGCATCGGCCGCGAAAAACCTTGTCAAAAAATCTCCTCCGCATAAGAGACTTTTCTTGCATCTAACTTAATTTGCGGATATTTCTCTTGTAAGCGCCTAACGCAATCAACATTGGCGCGAGAATCATCTAAAAACAATATGTCTTTGTGACCTCTAAGAATCTTTTTCTCGATCCAGTCTGCTTTGGCTTGACTATCAGAATCATCCAAAGTAACCAACTCTATCGTATTTGTCATATCGAAGCCTAAATCTTCTAAATATGTGATGATAGCCATTCGTGCGGCGTTCTGACGAGCGGTCAAAATAACAACTTTCTCGTCTGTACCAGCGTCACATGATTCTCTAAGCAAGCTGGTCACCTGTGTAATCTCGCGAGGGTTGACGACGTTTTCAAAATCTGAAAAATCGTACTCATTGCGCGAGTTTTTATTGTGAAGCTTAAAATCTGAAGTTGAAATATTTTCCTCGCGGCCATTTGGATAAGTTACGTTTACCACGCAATCTGTCTTGACCAGAGTGTCATCAAAATCAAATACGCACAGCTTTTCTTTTAGCTGGCGAGCTTTATAATTATACCATTTTCTCATACTATGAGTATAAGAACTATTTTGTTGTGAGTAAAACTTCTTTTGCGGGCTTTGCTACAAAGCCGTTCTCCGTCTTCTTTCTGCGGCCGGCTGTGTAGGTTACATCAAAGTATTTGATCTTGTCGGCGTCCCATCGATCTTCAAAAAAATTATCGCCTGAATCGCGGTTGGATAGCCAGCCTGTTGCTCCTACTTCGCCACAATGTTGTAGGCAACCGATGACTCTCTCTTGCTCGGAATCATTAAAATCAGTGTTATACTGAGTAAAAGAATCGCGATAAGGAGGATCCATAAATACAAAGCTATTTTGACTTGCGTACTCTCTCACAACGGGCTCAAAATCATTGCAAAAAATAACGGTGTTCTGAAGTGCATCATGCCACCACTTTACAATCTCTCTGTCATACACCTTGTCTTTCTGCTTCCCCAAGCCAAACGGAGTTCCAAATCGATTATTGGTGTTCTTGTTGATCTGCCAAATGCCATTAAAGGCCGTCTTCATCATAAAATAAAGAGTGGCTGCTTCCTCGGTTTTGGACCACTTTTCATAGTCATAAGCGTGCTCGTGACGAAGGGCATAAAACCAGATCTTTCTGTCAGCATGACTGAGAGGAAGATATTGCTTCTCTAGTTCGTCGAGCCTAAGCTGAAAGGACACAAGATTATGCTTTATTTCTCGATAAACAGAGACAATGCTAGGATTGCTATCGTTGATAATGAACTGTGCCTTTGGGTTCTTTTTATATGCCCAAATGAACATTGCTCCGCCTCCGAAGAAAGGCTCAATATACTTATCAAAATTCTCCGGCAAACAAGGCATATACTTTTTGAGCATTTTGTTTTTGCCGCCGGCCCAAATGAATAATGGCTTCATACAATCTCCATGATCTGTTTAGCCACCTTATCAATATTGGAGTTTTCTCTATCAAGAATAGCGTAGTTCTCCCCAGCTAAAAATAAAGAAAATTCATCTTGGTAGTGCTGAGGATTGACCAAATACGGCTTCTTGTCCTTTCGTGCAACGTAGAAGGGCTCACCCGAAAACGTTTTACCCGCAAAGACCAAAAAGAAAGGTTGCGTTGGCGTATCGTATAGCAACTTTATTTTTTGCTTAAGTCCTGGTGATAAATACCTATACGCGCGCTCATGAGCATTGCCGCCTTTATTGCCTGTTTTGTTCTCAACAAAAAGATGTTTTCGCGTCTTTAAATTAAAAATACAGCAATCGGGTTTGATGCCCCTGCCGTCGTCATATATTTCAATTTTTTTAAATTTTGTCCTAACTTCATAAAAATCAGGCAAATGTGTTGCTATTTTAACAGCAAAAGTTTGTTCGCCTGCGGTACCTATCACCTTCGCGTGCGCGACCCAGCTAGAATTCCTTGCAGATAATGCTGCACTTCCCATAATAATCTCCTGTCTAGACAACATAGGAATGGTCGCGTGTCAGTCAAGAACTATTTTGGAAAGAGCTTTAGCAGCCATGCGCTCTAATCGGCTCAATGATTTCAGGGTCTCAAGGCCTTCGGAGAATGTGAATGGCCGGCCTTGGACGCGCGTCATAAACTCTGATTCTTCGCCCATCTTGAGATTCCCAACTTCGATTTTCTGGTCTAGACCAGGAAATTCACTATTGTTTGTGCCATACAAATAGGCGCCTTGACCACCCATGGGAATTATCAAAACTGAATCTTGACAGAACTTTTTGCCTAACATTATTATATTATTAATAAAGTTTGAATCTTCCTCAAGGTTGACTACGATTAGGCTCTGCTCACCGACCTCGACGGCATCAGGGGTCTCAAAGTCCTCGATATAACTGCCCTTCGCCTTTGTTACTCCATACTTTAAAGACAGCAACGCAGCCTTTAAATTGCGATTTCTAAGCATGTTTGACCCCGAGATGCCCCCATGGTCGTCGGAAGCTGTCGGATCCGGGGAAGAGCACTTAGAGAGGTCAGCTGGGTCATCCCTGAAGGCAGTTATAACTGCAACATCAGTCTTCCCGATAAAATGGTAGACCCTCGAAAGAGAAGACTCATTGAGAAAGGACTTCCACTTTTCAGGCCCCGAACTCATTGGGCCACCTCGGCGCGGCGCAGGCAGGCTTTCAGTGTTCTAATTTCCTTACCGGCGTTAATAACTCTAACCTCATCAGTGCGATATTCTGTTTTAGACAGATCTGTGCCGCGCAGTAACTTTAAGTGTGCCATGGCAGAAATATATTTATCGTCGCTAACCCAATCAATGCCGGCATATGACCAGCCATCTTCTTTAATTTCAACTTTCTTGATCACCCCGTATCTTCGGATGCCTTGATAGTCTTGAAACACTACATCATCAATCTTCATTTTGTCTCCTTGCGAACTTCAATTGGCTCAAACCATACAACGATGTCTAAGCCTGATGTGTTATAATATGCACCCTTGTAGGGGGAGCCTTTCGGAAGTAGGCTCTCAGGTGGTGGGCCATATTTTGATTGTCTTGGCTTGTTGCCTAAACTTCTTAATATTCTATCATAATCTGGAGTGACTCTGTAGGGGGAAATAGACTTTTGTTTCAATTCCAGGGGATCTTCAGACAAATTATAAATCTGAGATGCAAGCACTTCAACAGAATACAAAGTTGCGCTCTGAGATACTTGATCTTCTGCTTGGTCTAAGTTGGTGTAAAAAAATATCCTTGGCATATCAGAAACATTATAGTCATTGCGAGAATAGGGTTGTCTTTTATCCAGAAAATACCCTGGGTCGAGAAAAAGACTTTCTTCGTCTGCGCCGGAAAAATGATACAAAGTCACGTTGCCAGATAAGCCGACAGACTCTACTAGGGTAAAATTCTTCCATTTTTTAAAAAGATCTTTCATTCTAAATAAATAGTCACCCCTCGTAATGTTTCGCCTTTACATGTTCAGCAATGGGAATCGCCTCGCCATCGCCGTCGACTCTAACGAATTTAATGTTAGTCTGACAAACGACTCTCTCTGTCCCGTTATAGACGCTATATCTTCTAGCCTGTATACTGACAGTACATGATGTTCTCCCAAAATTTACCAATTCGCCATAAATTTTAATAACTTGGCCGGGACGAACGGGCTTCAAAAATTCAACCTTGTCCATGGAAACCGTAACCATCCTGGGCGTATCGGACAACTCGCTGGCAAAAGCCACGGCGGCCTCGTCGAGCCAAGCTAACATCAGGCCGCCGAATAAATTTCCGTGGTACCCACAGTCGCCCTCTTTGCACATATGTGTTGATATTAGTTTCATAGTATTCACTCAAATATATAGCGCGCCCGGCAGGATTCGAACCTGCGGCCCTCGGCTTAGAAGGCCGATGCTCTATCCAGCTGAGCTACGGGCGCAGAGATGGAGCTGGCGGTCAGATTCGAACTGACAACATTCACGTTGGCAACGTGACACTCTGCCATTGAGCTACGCCAGCAAATTATAGTCCAAATAGCACAAAAATTACAGTACCAATGGTCAAGCCAATCATAATCCTTGTAAAGAACTTATCGCTTTCTAGGTGATGCAAATTATTCATAACTTCTCCTTTTGTTTATTTAAAATCTGGTGTGGGGATGCACGTTTCAGGATCGATTGTGACCTGGCCTTCTTTGTGCGCGCTAACAAACCTCTCCGCTGCTTTCTTGTTGCGAAAATTAGTAAGGTACGTCATTCTTTCGGCTTCGCGAAGTAATACTTCGTAGCATCCATGGCGTGCATGATTGATAATATAGTTACATACTTCTTTATTCTCTTTGAGTCTCTTAAAATTTCTAGGGTTCTTACGAAACTTTTTAGATCTGGTAGCCATATTCTTCTCCTTTTCGTGAATGGTGGGCTCTCTCGGATTCGAACCGAGGACTAACCGGTTATGAGCCGGCGACTCTAACCGCTGAGTTAAGAGCCCGGGCTGGCAGCCGAGGCGGGACTCGAACCCGCAAGCCCTAAGGGGCGACAGATTTTACTTTGTAACAAACCACCCTCAACTTGTGGCCTTGAACTCAATATTATTGATATTCACTCTATCATTTATTTTCATTTCTTATATCCTCAGTATCAGTGTTGGGATCTTTATTCTTTTTAAATAAGTCCTCATTCGTTTCTGATTTACCCATCTTAAAGACCATCGATATTACAACGAGCGTCCAAATATTTAAACATAAAAGAAAGCAGAGCCAAAACATCATTTTATAAAGTATAAGACATATAAGTTACTTGGTAGCCTCGGAGGGACTCGAACCCTCAAGTCCATTAGGACGTCAGATTTTAAGTCTGATGCGTATGCCATTCCGCCACAAGGCCAAAATGGGCGCAAAGCGCCCGCGGGCTAAGGAACAAATGGTGCAGGAATAAATGCAGCAGAAAAAGCATCCGCGCCGAAACGAGTGGGATCCTCGTCTAGCGGGGGCTCATCTTCTTCATTAACATCTGCAAATTCTTCGACGTCAGGCAAAACAGCCGACGACGCGTCATCACTTAGCTGCTCCGAATCCAATGTAGAAACATCTTCTTCAGAGTCAACATCCAAGCCCAAAACTACAGCATCAGACTTGCCCACATTCGACACAATGTCAGGCGTGGGTTCTAGCACAACGACTTCGCTGGGGTCGCTGCAGCCAACCATAACCAGCATCAATACCGGCATTAAAAATACATTCTTCATTAACACTCCTTTTAAAGATAATAAAAAACTGCGTAGACAGGACTCGAACCTGTGACCCGGCGGCTAACAGCCGCCTGCTCTACCAACTGAGCTACTGCGCACTAACAGTTGAATTCTTCTTTAAGAAGAAGAAGAACCTCTTCCAGTTCTTCAAATATTTCTTCCTCGTCGTACCCTTGATCTAAAAGGGCAACGATCTCTGGCTTGAGTATGCTCTGCAGCTCTTCTTGCAAACTAAGTGACATCTTCTGGCGCCTCTTGTTCATTCTGCAGTAGCATGCGCAACTTATCTCTAATTTGATCGACCATGCCAATCCTGCTATCTGGCGTGCCAGTATTGTAGTCGATCGCCTTTTTCAACATATATAAGTCTTTAAGCACCTCGTTGATCACGTCCTCTTCCTTGTTCGGGACATAAACTCTCATTACTTCTTCCTCCTAGAGCTGAATAATAATGACTCTTTCTTCCTCTTCTGGATCCCCCCAAGTTTCCCAGCCTTTTTTCTTGTCTGGGTTTAATTTTTCAGGATCTTCCAAGGGTATATAGTCTGGTACGGGTATTTCCAGCCATGGCCGTTGGTCTTGGCCGCTCAACGGCCTTGACCCCTGTATGGCTTGCGTCGTCGCCTGGCCTTGGATGGCCGAGTGCCGGCGCGCTTTCCTTCGTGAAAGGTCTCTCCGCCAGCAGCTGGCTTCTTGCTGTAAAGCCCATTACCCACGGTGGTCTTCTTCTTCGGAGAAGACCAAACATAATCTGTATTTTTCTTAGCCATCAAATAACTCCTTGTCTACGGCTCGATCAAACATCGTAACTCCATTCAAATGATCTATTTCGTGTTGCACACATACGCACTCCAGCGCATCGTCCTTAAACGAAAAGAATAATTGATTTTTATGATTATCAGAAGCGACGACGATGTCTGTCCATCGTTCAGTTAGAACATAGTCACCTTTAAAAGAAAGACAACCTTCTTGAAAGAAACTTTTACCAAACTTGCCTACGATCTTTGGATTGATTAAAATTGTAGGCTTTCGAACTCTAATAACACATACAGCATAGTCAATGCCAACTTGGTTGGCGGCTAGGCCGGCGCCGTCGGGCTGGTCAGATAAGATCTCCAATAATCGATTTCCGATCTCCAGGCCGACGGGAACACTGGCGCAAGGCTTGCATGGTCTGCTAAGCTGTTTTATGTCGGTAACGAAATCCACAAGCTCCTCCGTCTTATATAAATATGTCGACGGAGGAGCAACGGCAAGTCAATCACTTGATGCTGACGTTAATTGCCTGGGTCTCCGGGCGCTGTGGAACAACAAGACGCAGCAGGCCATTTTCAAAATCGGCTGTGGCGGCGTTGAGATCCAAGTTGCTGTCATAATTGACATATGTCTTGGAAAAGTTCCGGCGGGCGACTCGTCGGCCGCGTTCTTCAGCGGTGATGTTCTCAGAGTTTGCCGAGACCGTGATCGACTTCTTCTCTGGTTTGATTTCAATTGAAAGGTCTTCTTTTCGAAAGCCAGCCAAAGCGAACTCCATCACAGTATCGCCATTGTCTTCTCGATAAATATCGGCCACGGGGTACCCCTGTGTTGTCTTTTGCATCAACTGTGGGAAATCCAACATGGTGTCAAAGATATCGTTAAAAACGCCTCGACCCAAGACACTTGGGCGGTAAGTAGTTAAAGTAGTCATAACAATTTTCTCCTATTATAGCAAGTTATGTTTTGGCGACCTCGATGAGCGTCGCCAAGGAAATAATACGCACCCCTCTTCGAGAGTCAAGTGTTATTTCCAAAAAAATTGTATATACATTATTAAGCATGCAAGAAAAAAGCACACTAATGTCTTGGCAGTGAACATGCTTTCGTTTAAATAATACCACGTCATCACAGGGAAAACAGCGTATGACGCTCCAAAGCCAAGAAACCTAGTGTACCATAACTCGCCTGATTCAGCCATTAATAATCTTGTGCCATAAGCAAAACAAATTCCAGTCGGTGTTGCCAACAGTGCAACTGAAAATAATAAATTATTTCTTGGCCAAGGCCAGACAAACTGAGAATTGACTTGATACCAAGCCAATACATGGCCCAGCGAATAAAGCACCAAGGCTAGAAATATTCTTTGGCTCATTTAATTTAATTTTGCTGATATCGATAGATTGCGCAATTGACTTTCGCAATATACCTGAGAAAGCGCTATTGTCTCTAAAAGATACATATCTTCTTCTACTATCATGATTTTTTCAGGATTATCTTCCACGAAAACTGGCTCTTCCATGGCCTCGTCGGCGAGGGCCATCATTTGGCAAGAAAGAGTCAGCCCTTGGCACAACAAAGAAAGAACGGGCATGGACTGAAGTCGTGGATCCTTAGCCAAATAACCTTCTATAAGATCCGCATATATCGCAGCCTTTTCTTCAGATTCCATTGCAAAATCTTCCAAAGATGACAACTGCATTGCATATGCCATTTTAGGCTTGCCTTCTTTACTCATCGGACAACATATTTTTTAAATCTGTATATCCGCCTATGAACTTAGTCGTATCGATAGGGTTATCGCTGTCACACTGGAAGACCATTGGCACTGTCTCGTGGGACCAAGCAGACTTCATCTCCTTCAAAACTCCAGGTGAATCGTCAAGCGAGATAGTATAGAACTCCTTTTCATAAATAGAAAGGAGTTCTCTTGCCTTAATACAAAAAGGGCATTTTTCTTTTATATAGAGAATGTATTTTTTATCTTGCTCTTCCATGCTACTTCTCTTGTAGCCTCCTAGCAACCTGCTCAGTGGTGGCCACGATTGTCATGCTTGTCGACGGGCCGTGCTTAAAAAACACTCTTGTGTAGGACGCGTCCTTATTTAAATCTAGTTGGGAGCAAATATTTTCTCTGTTTGTTTCTGCCTTCTCGTCAATACAAAAATGACTAATATTTGTTGAATCTACAAAAACTTCGCGAAGGGTCCAGCCATAAATTAGTTTGCCCTTTTGTCCAGTGTTGGAATTGACCACATTTGGATCATAGTACCCTGAATCCTCTTTAATTTCAATAAACTTAACAATCATTTTCTAAAACTCCTTTTTAATATATTTGTTCATTACCCACGCGTGGGCGCCATTATAGATAATGGTAGTCACGCCGGATTCCATCCACGCTCTCGCAGGGCCTTCTCTCTGCTCGCAAACAACATAGTATCCCGGCTTATCGGGGTAAAGCACTTCCCAGCTTAAACCATCGTTACTAAGGATGGGGGCGTTCGACGGAACGTACACCAAATCACCGGGTTTGCTCATCTTCGGCCTCCTGCGAGGGCGCCTGCAGGTCATCAGCAGGGGCGCCTTGTTGGGCTTCAGACGCGTGCTGATAGAGCTTGTCAATCACGCTGGAGATTTGTTCCATGGACTGATCAACGGCATACAGTTCTCTTCTTAGAGCGTGGATATTGTCTTTTATGTTGAGCAGGTTCACTACGCGTAGTTGAAAGCAGTTTGATAAGTTATTCGAAGACTCTAGAGCTGCGGACAACATCTTCAGCGCATGATCTACTTGCTCTCCAATATCCTCTCTTATCTCGTCATATGTATATTCTTTTGTTAATTTCATAATTTCCATTTATTATTCCTCTATCACTGCAGCTGCAGTAGTTATCAGAGTCGAAGAAACGCTAACAGCGTTAGCCAAAGCATTTCTTGTCACCTTCACAGGATCAATGATTCCAGCATCATACATGTTAACTAGGTCGTTTCTAGCGAAATCCCACCCAACGTCTAAGTCTGTAGAATCAAGCTTGTTGAGGATGACCTCGTAGCTAAGATTTGCATTATTTGACATCTGCTTAAGAGGCGCGATGAGGCCATTTCTGACGATTAAAGCGCCCGTCAGGCGGTCACCGGACAGATCGTCTGTGGCAAAGTGCCGGCAGCGCAAGAGCGCGACGCCTCCGCCGGGGACGACGCCTTCTTCCTGCGCGGCTGTGACGGCTTCGAGAGCGTCCTCAATCCTATGTTTTTTCTCTACCATTTCAACATCTGTTGAAGCGCCGACTTTAATAACAGCGACTCCAGAAGCTAATCTGGTGATTCTTTGTTGCGTCCTTTCACACTCAACAATATCGTCAATCTGTCTAACCAGCTCTTTGAGCATTTCAATTCTTTCTTGAATCACGTCGTTGTTGCCCAAGCCGCCGACAAAAGTAGTTTTGTTCTTTAGAATTTCAACGCTCTTACATGTTCCCAGGTCAGACATTTGCACATCTGCCAAGAGTTTGTCTTTCTTCGCGGAGACAAAAGTAGCGCCAATAGACAGTGCCAAGTCTTCCAAGGCTTCAGTTCTCTGCTCTCCGTAGCCGGGAGCTTTTACTGCAGCGACACGCATGGAGCCACGGACGGTATTCATGATAAGCGCTGCGAGAGCCTGGCCCTCAATTTGCTCGGCAACAACAACGAAGGGCCGGCCGTCGCGGGCGGCTAATTCCAGCACTGGGAGGATTTGAGCCACTTGGTCTATCTTATGATCTGTGACCAGGACCAAGCACTCGTCGTACTCAACGGCCGCTCGTCGTTGGTTTGTAATAAAAGAAGTAGAAAAGTATCCAGAATCAAACTGAAATCCCTCGATAACATCAAGGGAGGTGTCAAGCGATTTGGCTTCTTCAACTGCGATGGCTCCGTTGTTACCAACCATCTCTACAGCCTCGGCAATGAGCCGGCCAATAGTTTCGTCGCCATTTGCTGAAATAGTCGCGACGCTCTCAATCTCCTCCAGAGACTCAACATGCCGGGCCATTCCTTTGAGTTCTTCGAGGACGCGGCGTAGAGCCATATCCATGCCGCGCTTAAGTTCGACAGTACTCGCGCCCGCAAGAATATATTTCTGTGCTTCGTTGAGAAGCTCGCGGGCCAGGACGGTCGAAGTAGTAGTGCCGTCTCCAGCATTGGTGTTTGTCTGTGACGAAGCCTGCTTTAAAATCTGTGCTCCAGTATTTTCAATCGGGTCATCCAAATCGACAAACCTAGAGACTGTCACACCATCTTTGGTAATAATGGGCATGCCATCTTTTTGTTTTAAAATGACGTTGTTCCCGCGAGGACCCAGCGTGCACGCAACCAAATCAGCCAGCTTATTCGCGCCGGCTAATACTCTAGAATTAAGCTCCTGGCCGGAGCTACATATCTTTGACATAGAAACCTCTCTAATATAGAATAATCACATTATATATCAAGTCAATACTATATTTAACTTTGATCCGAATATCTTGGATCTTTTTCGAGCACGTCAGTAATCTTTTCACTACTCTCTAGAGCTGTGACTGCTGATGCTTGTGCCTTTGCTCTTCGCTTTTCTCTGTAATAAGATCCAATATTATCAGCTAAGTTTTTTGTTTCAGTCAACAAAGTCATGACGTCGCCTTTGAGCTTTTCGGTATAGATTTCAGCTAGTTGGTCAATTCTATCTTGTGAGAGTTCAAGCGATCCGAAAGTGTGAAGGCCAATTTCAGCATGCAAGTCTTTAATCTGCTTCCACGTGGCTTTCCACTGCGTCCCGGCGTCTTTGCCTTCTACTAAAAGCTCTTCTTTCATGAGTCTTTTTTCTCTGGCGTGGAAACTCTCTGCCATTTCGTTCTCGCGGTCCATAAACGCCGCCATGTCTCTCTCGCCTCCCGCTTTTTTCCTATCGAGTTCCGTGCGCTTCTTGAGGGCTTTCTTTTCCGCTGCAGCGATTTCTTCCGGGGTCCTAAACTGCTCAGCTTCTTTTGGGTTGTAGCCGCCAGCTTTCAAGAAAGCAGGAATCATTCCTCTTCCATAGCCAGGAGTCTGCATTATGGCGGCACCTGCTCGCATTCTATTTTCTTTAGAACCGTCAGCGGCCATGGCAGCAAAAGAGTTTTCAAGCTCTGTAGTGCGCATGCGACCTAGCAGCCCTTCACCACCGCCGACGCCTTCAATAAACGTCAAAAAGTTAGATCTATTGATTTCAAACTCCCAAAGCTGAAGCTGGTCTACGTTCTCACTTGGAGTGTACTTGAATGCAATTAGATACTTAATCATTGGTTCGCCGCGAACAATAAGATAATCGACTAAGTTTGTATAGCTTCCTTTGGTAACTCCCTGAAGGGTTAGCAGCTTCAGACTAACCGGAACTCCGCCACCGTAGTCCGAGAAGGCGACAAAATCTTCGATTGGAAGAGTGCCGCCGACCTTGCCAGCTATTTGCTTGCCACCTGTTAAGGCGGCCATGAAGCCCTCAAACACAAAGCCTGCGGCAGACTCGTTAAAATCGTTTAATGTTGCCTGCAGGGCCTCGATGACCAACATCATGTTAATGATCACGCCAGGAGATCGTTTTCTGGCTGCGGCCTTAGGGTCGAGAAACTTATTAAGGTCTAGTAGCTTCGCCTTGATGTCTCTACCACCACGAACAACAGAAAATATTTTCATTATCTGTTCTCTATCTTGAGAGTTGGGATCTCCCCAGGCCTCAGAAGGAGTCCAGGAAGGAAGATCAACGTGCATACTGAATCGTCCGCCAGTGGATTCTTTGGCCTCTGTTAATAAGCCAGCGCCCGACAGCTCGGCTTCAACCAGCTTAGCCAAGTCATTTAAATTAAACTTCTCTGCATAAAAATCTTCAACGTACTTTTCCATGATGTAACTCCTCAACTTATAAATAGATTCAAGCTGCTAGAATCAGACGATAATATCTGCGATTCCCAAATCAACTGCTTGCTGGGCGTCGAGATATACATTTGTCTTCTTGGCCATCAACTTTTTGATGTAGGCAGGAGTCATGTCTGTCTCGGCGGCGAGGGCGAGGGCATATTGTTTCTGTGTGAACTTCGTCTCAGCAAACTCGTTCTCCATATCAGCAATATGCCCGCTGTGGCCTGAGTTGACTCCATGAATCATGACGCGGCAATGCTTGCCAATCTTCCTCTGTCCTTTCGTGCCTGCAGCAAGAAGAAGCACGCCGGCGGACATGACCTTGCCAATGCCACAAGTAACGACTGGGATTGTTTCTCTCACGTATCTTATCACGTCGTATACTGAAAACATCTCCGAGGCTTGTCCGCCATAGGTACTAACATAAAACTCAATGGGGCCAGGCTCTTCTTCAGCTGGGTCTTGCATGATGTCCTTCTGAAAGAGGAGGAGGCTAAAAACAGCTTCCTGGGCCTTGATTTCGTTGACATCTCCATAAATACCCGTCATATGCACTGGCCTCGGAGCCGCGGCTAGCATATCCATGATCATGCCCTTGTCTTCTTCGGGTGGATTTTCAGCGGTATCCGGGACGTGCGGGCCAGGGTCCGAGTCCGAGTCCGAGTCCTTGGTGCCTCGACGGCTGGGCTTGGTTGTCTTGGTAATCATTTCATCTCCTCGTCTATGATTCTCATTGCGCTATTCCAATCTTTAAATTTCAGATTTCTCATTATGTGTTTGGGCAGTGCAGCTAATAACGAATTAATCGCTATTATTCTCCATAACTTAGACATCTCCTCGTCTTGATTCTTTATGGAATCTAGTTCTAATATAGGCATGCCCGACTCTTCTAACAAGGTGTATTTTATATTTTCCGACATTTTCTTAGTTTCGTCGGCAATTCTCATAGCTCCTATGCAATTTTTAATTGTTGTGTTATAAACTTCAATTGATTTGCCTACGTCAAAAAGCCCAGACAAAAACTTATAACTAATTACACCAGCCAAAAAATAGAATAAGGCCTCGTATTGCTCCATAAAACACCATAAAAAAAGGCAGGGGGATACCCTGCCTTTTTAGTTAAAAATCTCTTTTTATTCTTACTGCCCTGCCAAAATTCTTTTTGCGACGCGGCGGGCGACCATGTTGACCACCTCGTCGAGAGTCTCCTCTGACTCTTCCAAGTTATTTTCCTTCTCTTCAAGAGTCTCCTCTGACTCTTCCAAGTTATTTTCCTTCTCTTCGAGCGGGTGCTTGGACTGCTCCATCATCTCCTCCTCAGGCTCAGGAGGAGGGCCTTCTTCCTCAGGAACAGGGACTTCTTCTTCGGCGGGGCCGGCGTCATCTTCGACTTCAATGTCGGCGCCGGTGTGCTGCTCAATAACAGCTGCCAGATCCCGGACCAAAGCCTCGACATCGACGGAGCCGTCTGCTGGTGCCTCCATCTCATCTTCGGGTCCGGGGGAGAGGTCGACCGGCGCTTCTTCGGGCTCGGGGCCCATGTCCAGCTCATCGTCCTCAGACACGTACTCCTCTGTTAAGCGAGTAACAAAGCCATCAGCCAGCTTATTCATGTTGGCATATTTCATCATATTGCGAATTTCATTTTCTGTAAGAAGGTTTTTCATAAACACAGTACTCCTAGCGTCTTTTATAAATAGTAGTTAAGTTTTTATAAAGCAAATTTTTAATCACGGTCAAAATGCTTCTTTATTTTGTGCAAGATCTTGTCTTCTAGCTGCTTTATTCTAACATAGCTCAAGCCCAAGCGATCTCCGATTTCGCGAAGAGTCATTGGCCCGTTGATGTTAACACTTTCAAGCGTACAGTTTAAATCTTTACTATAGCTTATCCAGTATCTGCATTCTTCTACCGGGCATTCTACGTTTAATCTTTTGCATGTTTCTAGGCACTTTCTCATAATTCGGGGTGCTCCATTTCAATTATATCAAAAATATCATCTAGCTCGTCCTTGTCCAAGCCAAAATTAAGTGAGGCTTCTGTTGACGCGGCGTGCATCTTCTTTATATATTCTCTCTTGGGCTTGCCCTGTATCACGTGCAGCTCTTTGAAATTCTCTATAAAAGACAAGATATTTGAATCACTTTCTAGATATCCTGTAATCATCATTCTAAAGAACTGAGATTGGCTTAAGTTGTCGTACTGACATCTTATTCGCAGCTGCGCTTGGCGGTCTTCCGAATCATAAAACATGAACTTCTTTCTGGTTTTTGGATCGGGCCTTGTGGGATCTTTCAACCGTTCCTCCAAAGAATGTGCGTGTTACTTTCTAATTGTGCTGCGCTTGACTGTAAGATGAAATGTCTCTTACTTTGAAGTTCTTTAATGCTTCGCACGCCTGTATAAGACAAGCCGCTACGAATGCCACCATCGATATCTTTAAGGATATCATCAACGGACCCCTTATAAGGCACCATAGTTGCGACGCCTTCTGGAGTGGAGCTTTTCCCCCTCCAATCTCGTTGGGCCTCCTTCGACGCCATGCCTCTGTATTCCTTGTACTTTTCGCCCTTCGCACCCACTAGGACCTCGCCGGGTGTTTCGTCCGTGCCTGAAAGCATTGAGCCGATCATTATAAAATCAGCGCCTGCTGCTAGGGCCTTCACCATGTCACCTGTTGTTTTAATGCCGCCATCAGCAATGATTTTGGTATCATAACTAGTCTTCGAGCACTCCAAAACACTTTGAAACGTGGGTACCCCGTGGCCGGTCACGATTCTCGTAGAACAAATAGAGCCGCCGCCGATGCCGACGCGGATTGAGTCCGCGCCCCACTCTGACAGAGTCTCGAAGGCCTCAAGTGTCGCGACATTCCCAGCCATAACATGGACAGCCTCCCCAAACAAATCTTTAAGTTTCTTAAGACAGCCTTCCATCATCTTGTGGTGGCCGTGGGCAACATCGACACAAAGAATACTTGCGCCGGCAGAATAAAGAGCAACAGCGCGGTCCTGATAGTCTCCTGACATTCCGATGGCTGCAGCAATCTTTTCTTGACGCGATACATCTTTGATATACGACACCATCTCCACTTGCTCAGGAATGGTGTTGTATCTGTGTATTATCGCTAGGCCGCTGTTCTTATCCATCGCCAGGGCCATCATCGTTCCTGAGACAGTGTCCATGGGCGAAGCAATCACCGGAAGTCTAAAATTGTGTTTACCCAACTGGGAGCTGGTATTCACCTCGCGCCTGGACTTAATATCACTCAGCTGCGGGACCAGCAGTATATCATCAAACGAATATGTTTGTTTCACTTTAAAGTCTCCAAATATCTCTGCAAGTACCAAATCGCCTTTTCTATATCTTTTTTCGGCTCGCCCTTCATGTTGTGCCGTGCGACGTATTTAATCACGTTGCCGCAATGAAAGCCTAGGCCCCAATCTTCAATAATATCAATAACTTCGTGCTGGCCTTGGTTGTAGTGTTTTGGGTGGTCAACTTTCGAAGCGGGCGCAGGGGCCGGATCTCTAAACTGCAAGTCCTTATAGGGGTCCTGGTTATATACAATGTCAGGCTCGCTAGGCATGGAGCCTTGATGGGGCCAAGGACTTTTGACCTTCTTAACTAGCTCTCTCCACTCTTCTTTGCTTATCTTCATTTATTAAAATCCGTGCCCGATGCCATCATTGAGGGGGTTCTCGCTGGCCGGCTTGATATCCGTACTTCCCAAAGCACCGTGGCCTCGGTCGCTCATAGTAATAGGATACCAATCATAAAGACCGCCATCGACGCGCTCAAGGGCTCTAAAGTGAACGACGGGGACCATAACTAGCTGTGCAATCTTATCGCCGGCGGCGATGTGTTGCACCTCAGTTCCAACATTGTGTAAGTCGATGAAGACTTCTCCATCATAGCCGCTGTCGATGATGTGGGCTCCGACAACAAGAGAGCGCTTGGCGCCCATGCTAGAACGATTACATACTTGCAACATATAGCCATGTGGAATTCCAAATGTCAATCCCGTTGATAGAAGCTGGCTTTCGCCCGGCTTAATCGTCGCCACGGAGACGTTTGGGTCTCTAGGACAATAAAAAACGTCCAGCCCAGCATCGCTGGGGTTCGAGCGCATCGGTGGCCTTGCATCAGGCCTCATTTTATATTCTAAAATCATTATAATACTCCATTTTCTTTCTCTACTTGTTCGATAATTGATTGAGCTTTGTTCCAGCAATCTGGACAATATAGTCTTACAACTTTTTGCTCCTCTCTCACGATCACATTCCATGTCGTTACGTGCTCTTTCGATTTTTTATCAAAAGGCGCAGCACACGCTGCACATTCGTCGTCAAGCATATCAAACATCATTAGCTTCTTGGCCATTTGCTTTTCTGCTTTCTTCTGCTTTTTTAAGACGTTGCGCGCCATTTTTCTTTTTAAGCTTCCCACTAGCCTAGCATCCTAAACGTGTGGCGAATTGATCGGGTGCTAAACCCCCAGTCTTCGCTATATTGAAGCTTTGCGGCATAAGGCCTGTTGATGTAAATATGATCATCATCTTTAATCCCCCAGCACTTAATAGAGCTTGTCGTTGAAGTGTCGTCGATGACCTTGACAATCCAATAAAGCTTGTCATTTTTAGTTTTCTTGGGAATGATTTCTCTCGGTATGAACCAAGAGATGCCCAAATCCTCATCGTAGTTGCCCAGCGGCGGGACCATGTTTCTGTTGATGGCCTCTCGGATTCTCTTAGTCAGGACCAAATCGAAAGGAAACATACCAGTAAGAGAAGAGACAAAATCAATCTTCTCTTCTCTCGTAAAATCCTCTTCTGGGGCGTATAAATTAATGTTTTCTTCCAGCTTCTTCTGACTCTTTGGCTTGTCTTGGATGCATGACATCCAAAAATGCTTGCAGCCAGTAAACCTCTCGTCGACTAATGAATCTAAAGCACCGCTGCGACAGAGCACATCTAGTGCTTTTTTGTTCAATTTTGAATATACGATCTCTTCATTATATAGCAACTCCTCGACAGTGGTAAAAGGACGATTGTTGAGAATCTGCTCAACAGCCTTTTCGCCTAGGCCCTTGATGGAGCTGAAAGGCTGGATGAGGGTCTTCCCATCGCCTGCAATCTCCCATTGTTCAGTCGAGGTGTTGATGTTGATCTGCTCAATATTAAACCCATGTTTCTGAGCAAGGCTAATAGCTGCCTCTTTGCGAGATTCTGGCTCTTTGTCAAGGAAAGCTGCAGCCCAGCACTCAGGATAGTAGTTAAGAAGCCAGGCGCACTGGAAAGACAAGATTGAGTATGATACCGCATGCGACTTGTTAAAGCCATAGCCAGAGAAGTACTCAAATTTCTGCCAAAGGCCTTGTGCCGTTGACCGATCGATGCCCTTCTCGACGCAGCCGGCAATAAACTTATCATAAATCTTGTTTTTTGCCTGTGCCCCCTTACCTGTACCTTTCTTGGTAAGGAGCTTGCGCAGCGCGTTGCCTTCATCCATTGTCAAATCCTTACCCAGCTTGTGAGCAAGAAGCGCAATCTGCTCTTGGAAAATCAAGAACCCTGCAGTTTCTTCGGTCACTCCTTTATCTAAGTCATTGAGATAATTAATCTCCTCAGGGCTGTGCTTGGCCTTAACATACCGCTTGTCCACTCCTGCGCTCAGGGGGCCTGGTCGATAAATAGAAGTAATGGCCGAGATATCAATAATATCTTTTGGCTTTGCGCGCTTGCAAAACTTTTGGGCTCCAGCGTTTGTAAACTGAAAAACGCCCATGAAATTTCCCTTTTGGAAAATGTTCTCATATACTTTTTGATCACTGAGATCGATCTTATCTGGGTGGAGCTTGGAATCATAATACTCCTTAATATCTTGGAAGGAGGGATTCTCGTTTCCATGGTATCGTTTTAAAACATGCCCGACTGCAGATTGGATCATCTCCAGGGTAGAGAGGCCGAGCAGATCAAACTTAATAAAACCCAAAGGCTCAAGGTGTCTAACGTTCTGGCCTTCCGACCAGGGCGTCTGGACAACCCCCTTCGAGCAGATAAGAGGCATGTGCCTGTCAAGATCTTCTCCAATCACGACGCCGCCGGCGTGGCGGCTCGTGGACCTCACTTGTCCTACTAGTGCTTCGACATGGGTCTTGATATCGGGATACTTGTCTAGAAACTTAATCAGCGAATCGGAATACTTCATCACCTCCTCGAAAGTTGGAATGTACATTCCTGCGCGAATGCCATGATCTGCCTTTGCTTTTGGGGTTGCCTCCCTCACCATTCTTCCGGTGACAGAGTTGACCTCGACGAAAGGTACGTCGTAGAGCTTGCTAATATCCTTAATCAACGAACGCAACTGAAGTGTGTTGAAGTTTGAAATGGGCACGACAGTTGTGTCTCCCCATTCCTTGGCAAGAATTTCTTTAAGCCCGAATGCATCGCTAACATCGTAATCAATATCAGGATAGTCGGTCGCATCCGAGCGCAGAAAGCGGCTGAACAGAAGGCCATACTTAATCGGATCTACCTGAGTAATCCCAAGCGCGTACGCGACAAGAGAGCCCGCAGCGGAGCCGCGGCCGGGTCCGGAGAGCATGTGCTTGTTTGCCATGTCGCTAATCGCCTTCATGGTTAGGAAGTATTTGCTAAACCCCCTCTCGTTAATAACTGTAAGTTCATGCTTAAGACGGTCAATATATTCTTTGTTGTTGTCGAAGCCAAGCTTGCGAAGGGCAGCGATGGACTCTTTGATGAGCGTCTCCTCTGCATCAGCGCCGGAAGGGACAACGAATCCAGGCAAGCGTACTGTGTCGTCTGGCATAAAAGCCTCAATTCGCTCATTCGCAATCCAGTGGGTTTTCACGAGAGAGTCATAAATCAAGTCATCATCATACTCAACGCCACACTCTTTGGAATACTTCTTATAGGACTCCCACATCTGATCGCCGTTCTTGGGGTATAGCTCCATGCCCATCTCGTCAACGTCAACTGGAAGTTCAGACTTGAGATATTCGGGCTTGTTCTTCGATTTACCAAGCCAACCTAAGCGCTTATAAAGCTCTCGGTCTTTCCAGGCAGCGGCGCTTGGGTAATGTGAATCAGCAGTAGAGATAAGGTCAATGTCAAACTCCTCATGCATCTGGATGACATATTTATTTAGCTCGTGCTGCTCTGGTACATTGTTCCATTGCAGCTCGCCATACCAGCGGTCTCCAAGACAATCCATCATCTTGCGTGTGGTGGCCCTCATGGCGCCCAGGACTGCTTCAGGGCCGTCGTCGCGATTGTTCCAATAGTCTTTGGCGTAAACGCCGCCAAGACACGCAGAAGAGGCAATAACTCCCTCGCCATGCTCCTTTAAGAGCTTGTAGTCTAGCCTAGGCTTGCGATAGAAGTTATCACCCTGGTGAGAGTCAGAAACTATCTTGAAGATATTGTTCAAGCCAGTCTGATTCATAGCTAGCAACACAAGATGACCGCTATTATTAAGTTTGCTGGACTTGCCCTTAGAAGCCGTTTCGTCTTCTGCTTCGACTTTATCTGTGTCGTTGATGACCTTACGTGCTTGCTTCTTATCTTCTTTAATTCGATCGTACTCTCCCCTCCACTCCTCGATGGAGGCAATAAAATAGGCCTCGACGCCGAAGATTGGCTTAAAGGTCTTGCCTTGGGACTGCATCTTCTTTGCATGCAGAACCTGATAAGACAGACCATTCATGTTCCCATGGTCTGTCAAAGCAAGGGCCTCCATGCCATTTTCATATGCAAAGTCCATATGGTCTTGCGGATATCCAAAACCATCGAAGACCGAACCAGCAACGCTGTGTGCGTGCAAACCCACGAAGGGAATCTTACTCTCTTTTCTATTCATATTTGCCTCTGCAGACATTATAGAGACACAAAAGAGGAAATCAAACAGAAAGTGAATTATCTTTTTCAAAGAGGTAGAGACCAGTCTCTTCTAGGTTCAGCCTCTTTGGGATGGCTGCAAGCGGAAGAAGGCCATGAATGACAAAGACCAGGCCGGTGAGAAGCAGGCGCGCTCCAATTCCGCATGCAAAAAGTAAATGCTCCAGATATGACATATTTTTCTCTTGTAAGTGTTTAAACATCGTCTTCTACTCCTATACCGCTTAACTCGTTTTTCGGTATTAACGCGGGCTTTTGCAATGACTGCGAAAGAGCCTCTAAGTAAGTATCCCAACAAACAATACTGTCATAAGTTTTTATCTCTATCTTTTTAAAATTATTTACTTCTTCAAATATTCTTATGTCTTGGTCATTGTACCTATCATGAGAATATTTTTTTATAATCACATCCAAAGTTGAAGGGGGGAAGCTGGCGCCCAAGAAATCATTAGTCGCTATTGACTTGCCCTCAGAAGAGAGAGATATGCTTTCGCCTGAGCTTATTTCAGATCGGTATGGCTGTATGCAGCTTGGGTCGTATACCCCGCAAGGAAATGAAACATAGTAGCTTGTGGGCTTGAGCCATTTGCTCATCCCAGCTGATATCTTCTTCGATGTCAAGCCGCCGGCTAGAATTGAAAGCCAAGTGTTCTTCTGTTTGTAGAACCTTACGCCAACAGGAACATAGTATATCTTTATAAGCTTTCGATGCTCGTCAGGATATCTAGCTCTTGTTCTATTAAAGTAAACAGGATCATAGACGTAATCGCCGATTGCGTGGCGGACCAGCGGCTTGGTGTCGTCGTCGCACACTAGCCAGATTGTATTACATCCAGCATATGCGCACTCTATTACAGCGCGTTCGATGGCCAAGTAATTTAATGATATTGGCAACAAGGCGGGCCCGACAGGGCTGGTGATTTCAGACTCAATGCCTGAAACAGGGATTATTCCGGCTATATGTCGTATCATTAAGAACCTTTCAGGAAGTTAATTCTACCACATGATAAAGTTGTTTTTCAATTGGGTAGACATCTCTCTTCCAGAGATTCATCTTGGTCTCTACTCCAGCAGAGGAGAAAAGCTTTTCTAACTTCTGTCTTATAGTTGTGTCCGAATACTCTAGATCTTGAAGGTCTTCGGAAGTGAGATGCTGTTCGACGAGAACATCCCTCTTGTCGTTCTTTTGATCTATTCTTGTAGAAGGAAATGTCTTAATTGATTTAACCTTGCCCCAAGTATGGTACTGGACTTCCAGGGTCTCTGATGAGCCTCGTACATCAAGCCAGTCTATGACCCTGTAATAGTCTACTTCGCTATCTACTTCCGAACAAGCGACGTTCGACGCGCTGAAGAGATGCACCCTGGGACAAACAATGCTTGTCTTAACTCGGGGATGATGCACTATCATTCCGTCACGCAAATCAATAGCGACGGGCGGGGTGGTAAAAGGCGTACGCCCTTCAAGGGCGGCGTTCCAGAGCATGCTAGCTGCCATTTCTTCTTCTGGTTCATATGAGTGATATTTTAACCTAGAGTTGAGGATGATGTTTAAGCCGCACTCATCTGCGAACTGCATAGCGGCCATGGTGTGGCCAATAACAACATCCTCTTCCAGATTTAAAACTAGCATCCAGGCACAAAGTTTCTTTCTACTTTAATAAGGCGATGCCATTTTTTGAGCAAGGATAGGTGCAACGGCTTTTCTCGGCAACGGCCGTCGGCTTTTGGGGCTCTGATTGCGGTGACCCATGCAGCAACCCACCGTCGTTCCGGAGTTTTGTATCTGCAAAGACTTTTGACTTTTGGCAACCTCTTTATTATGTGCTGCATCCAAGCATGGGCCGCGGCCACGTGGTCGGATCGATCGATCCCGTATCCCCTCTTCTTATTTTCCCACCATGGCCACATCTGTAGAATGCCGAGTGCCATGGGCTTCCTTTTCGATTTGCTGAATTTATGATCCCCCTTGGCATTGGGATTGTATCCGCTCTCCTTGCAGGCGGCTGCAAGGAGCATCCCGCGAAGTGACGCAGGAACTGAATATTGTTTTTCAATTTCAATCAAATCATTAATTATGCCTTCACTTGCTAGCGACACGTTCTTCACGTTCCTGCAGTTGATAATGGCCTGCTCTCTTATTTCTTCATAAGTTACAGGGCCGTCGACGTCATTTGAGATGGGGTTGACGAACGCCGGCGCCTCAGTCTCATAAAGATTAATCAAGCTGACATAAGGATTCGTGTCTCCAGGAGCCAGCGCTTGCATCACAAGGATAGGTAATATATACTTCATACTTAAAGAGATCTCCAAAGCTCCATATAAGTAGTTTACTTATCAGAATCAACAAAAGCAATTACACTATTTTCTGGAATAATATGAAATACTTGGCCGTCATACTGGACTTCTTCTAAAAGGTGAGCATGAACCAATAGTCGTGAACCTCTGACAAGGTCAGTGTAGTCATTAGGCTGTACAAGCTTAACAAATACATAAGGCTGGTCTCTTTCCTTAAAATTATCAGGAACCAACACAAGATTTTTTTGCTCCTGTGCTGATTCCACTGGCGTAACTATTAAATATTTATTAACTGGGTGTAACATTTCACACCTTTTTATCGTTTAGTTCGTTAAAATAGCTAGTAAACTGAGTAATATCATCGCCCTTGCGAAGCATTCTATAAGCTCGAACAGCTTGCCTCATCTCATCTCGGGAGAGCCACCCATTTCGAGCATAGTTTGTACGCAAATCGCGCTTATGCTCCTTATATGGCTCCATCTCATCTTCAATCGCCTTCAGGGCCCGAACATACTCAACAACATAATCTTCTTTCGACATATAATCAGTAGACATATCAACCTCCGTGTGTCATAACTGCACTACAATAATAAACACATTAGTTTTCTTGTCAAGGCATTATACTAAATAACCTCGCAAGACCCTCCCGAACAGGCCAGCTCGCCAGTTAAATTAGTATTGTCATCAAACTCAACAACTTTTGCGATATCAACTTCGCGCAGAGAGCATGCGAGATTTTCGTACTCTTCCTTTGTACAGTCTTCAAATGGCGCCTGCTTGTACGTGTGGTCCGAAAAAGGCAAAACAGATAGGCCGTTATAAGTCGCTCTGTTCTCCCACATCCATTCACGAACAACATCCCATTCGTCCTCTCTGATAGAAACAGTCGCAGATACATTATGTGTATTCTGGCCGCGGCCATGGCCGGGGCGGACCCAATCAGAAGATATTTTCTTAATCCGACGAAGCAAATCCAAGCACCCTTCCTGTCTTGTAATCGCATTCTCTGGGGCCCTCTGGGGAACGGAAATAACAGCTGTATCATGGGGCCTAAAAAATTCATCCTCAACCAAATCGGCGTTATGAATAGCCAAATGCGTATAGATGGCTTCATTCTTGCCAACACGTAGTCGACGAATATAATAGTCGTTATGCCATGCATGGATACCACTAGATGTCCCCAGCGTTAAAGATGTTGTTCCTGCAGGCTTAACACAGGTTGTCCGAGTGGCCGGCCGAATGTTGATTAAGGACGCGACGCGTCGGTTTTCTCTCCTAACAACGGAAGAAGCCGATTTCATATTTAAATCCAAAACGCGGCCGGAGGCAATACCAGTCATGGAGACCCCAATAAGCGCATCCTTTTCTGTTGTCCGGCGCCACACGTCGCGGAGATAATGAAAATCAGTATATCCTGCTTGCAAGGTTGCAATGAAGCTGGCTGCGCGGCAGCGGCTCTCATAGTCCTCTTGGCCGGTAAGATCAGAAGCGTTAACCTCGACCAAGTTGCAAAATTGATATGGCCTGAGGGCGATCTCGCAACACGGATTCGTGCCCCAGTCTTTGTCGTTTGAAAAATAGAACCCGGGCTCGCCGGCGCCGCTTGCTCTCACTCTTTCCCAAATTGAATTGAAGAAATCTTTTGTTATAAGGTGTCGCATGAGGACAACTGAGTTGTTGGCTCTTCCTCGCTGAGGATTTGTCTCCCACCAATCTCCTGTCTTTGCTGCAAGCATTTCTTCATCTTCTGCGGAAAAAAGTGAAATAAGAGCAGCCCGACGGATCCCCCCGGCAAGAACAGCATCAGCAATATGACAAATGATATCATGCACTTCGATAGGCTCAAGCTTGTCACCGCTCTCCTTCGCATCAAGAATTCCTCGTATCTTAAGGAGGCATTCTTTCAACGGTTGAGGGCCGGGAGCTTTGCCTCCAGATGTAACTAGTCTGCTGCCTTTCGGACGGATGTCAGAAAAATCAAATTTTAATTTTGATCCGCCTTTAAAGTATGAGTTAACTAAAACCTTTACTGCGTCGGCCCATCCTTCGATCGAATCACCGATAAGATATCGCCTAGAGCGCTTTGCACTCGGCATCTGAAGTTCCGGGAGCTTATCAACATGGTGCCTTTGAACAGAATATCCAACACCAGTGCCGCCAAGAAGGAGAAACATGCACTCAGAAAAAGAAGCGACATGATCGATAGGCATATAAGCACAGTTGTATATCCTGTTAGGTGCCACTTCAATCGGCTTGCCCCCGAATTGCATGGAGCGCATGGATGGTAAAACTTTTTTCGCATAGACGTAATTATAAGCCTCTTCGACTTCAGTCCTTAAATTCGGATACTTCTTAAGGTGCATGGCCTTGTTGCGATCGACTAATTCCTCCCAGGTTTCACGTCTGTCTTCCTGCTTCAGATATCTTGCATATTTCATATAAACAGTGATATCTGACAAAATTTTACTAGCTAGGTCCATTTTTTCTTTCCTTCTTGAATTGTTTGTAGTGTTCTGTTAGGCTTTTTGCTAACTGCCGTGGTGAGCTACTCTGGTTTATAACAGAAGGATCAATAGGTTCCAATACTTGGAGTGTAACATTGCTTGTGTCGATATGCATAGGGAACACTAGGCCGTCGGGGCCGTTGCGATTTTTTGCAACAAACATTCTTGCAGTATTCGCATTTTTGTCCCTGATTGTCCTTGAAATAGAACAAATAAAGTCCGCTACAAAACACTTGTTAAACGCCTCCGAAATAGATTCCATAGTTACAACTTCTGCGTTCAATCCAGTCCTGTTTGTTTGGGATGCCGTCCACAGCGGGCACTTGTTTTCTTGCGCAATTGCCCTAAGGTCTTCATAAATAGACTCTAGTTCATTCCTTTTCTCCTTGAAGTTTGTGCAGCTTCGGAGCAAATCAGCGTAATCTACTATAATCATGTCGATTTTTTGATTTTGTTTTTTTAATTTTTCTATATGAGATCTGATAGTATTGGGCGAGGCCGTTTTGGTCGGATACTCTTTAATAATCAATCGACCTGGAATATCAGCAATGGCCTCCATGACCTCGTCCTTTCTATTAAAAAGAGTCGACAGAGGAATTCCGGATATGCAACTATCATATCTCTGACCAGTAATTTCTTCGGAAAGCTCTAATGTGTAGTGCACTACATTTTTTCCAGTCTTAACGGCTTGGACGCCGAGGTGCGCTAGCGCCATAGATTTGCCGGCGCCCGTTGGTGCAATAACAACTCCCAGCTCGCCGGTCCCTAAGCCGCTCTTTGTCAATTTATCAATTCTGCTCCATCCAGTGGTAATCGGATTTCGTATTTTAATTTCATATCGGCGCTCAAAGTCTTTAATAAAGTCATGACCAAAGTCATTGTCCATGCCAAGCTTAAGTGCGTTGTCAATCACATTCTTGACTTCATCATAAGATGAATTTTGAACCAGATCAACAGATTGTACCAAGGCCTCTTTCAGCTTTTGCCTCTTGCAGAAATCAAGAGAAGTAGATTTAATATACTTCTCGTCTGGAATACTGTTCTTTATCAACAGTCGGGCAAAATAATCTCGAACCTGCTTTTGGGTCGATTCATTCTCGTTATCCATCTCGGTGCGCAAAATCGTTGCCAATGTCTGCTTCGTTGGATGGACGCCATATTCATTACGATAATCAAACAGCTTCTTGATAAACACCCTCAGGTATTTAAGCTCGAAAAAGTTAATATCTACAATTTCTTCCATTTGATCCGCGAATGGACGATCTTCAATTATTAGATGAAGAAGGTCCTCTTGGAATCTCTTTCCATATTTTGAAAAGTCCGCTTCTAGTTTCATTTCCTACCTCTTAAACAGAATAGCTACATTTTATTAGTTGTCTAGACACATCTTGTTGAAGTGTGCAAATAGATCAATAAAGTTTGATTCGCCAAAGCTATCCTTGGCCATCATCGTGATAAGCTTGGTTTTTGAGTACTCAAAAGAAAACCCCTTAACAACCTCCCGAATGTGCTTTTTGGCGCCAATGGTCAACAAAGGGGCGTACAGCTGCATCATTTGGTAGTTTCTATCCAGAATGTGCTGCTTATCCAGCACAGTCTGGTAGATTTTCACATTAGATTTTCTAGATGTTTCCTCAGCGAAATCCAACACATCGCTAAGTGTTGCTGACTTGTCTTCACAAAGAAAAGGAAATCGCTTAGCCACGGTCTTCAGTCCAGCGCCTCCGATACCCTCAAGATTGTCCGATTTGTCGCCGGCCATTGCACGGGCCATGGCAAAATTGCAAGGGTGAATGTCGAACTTTTCAACAATTTTGTTTTTATTAAGAATTTCTTTCTGGATTGGCCGGTAAAGCACAGTCTTGTCATCCAAGAGTTGAAAGAAATCTTTATCGCTCGATACAATAATTTTCTGATGATCTGAAAGCTCCGGCATTTGGCAGAGATGCGCAATGATATCGTCAGCTTCAGTTGACTTAAATTTAAATTGCACTATTGGCATCTCATTATAAAATTCAATAATCCTAGTTTGCTGCCAGAGCTTGTTCTCAAACTCTTCTTGCTCAGAAAGATTTCTAATTGCTCGATTCAAGCGGATTGCTTTACGGCCGGCTTTGTAGTCTTTCTTGATAGATTTTCTTTTCGCGGAGCCGCCTTCGCCATCCCAACAGATGTAAATTTCATCTGGCTTCGTCTCTCGAACTAGCTTTTGAAGCGACTGTATGCACCCCTTTAGGCCGCCGATGGGGTTGCCATTAGTTGAAATGCTGGGGTTAACAATATAGTTGCGAAAAAAAAGATTTAGCTGATCAATTATCAGCACTCTTTGTGTCATTGAGGTCCTCTCTGTAAATTCTACTTTTAAACTGTTTTGCACGGGTGACCAGGAACGAATATACGCCATCAATTTTTAGCGCTTCGGCTGACATCCTGCTGATGTGCCTTTTTAATGTAGGCTCCAAGATAAAAAATTTAACCTTTAAAATAGTTCTTTCTACTGTTTCAGAAACAGGCTTCGCTGGTTCAACAACCGTCGTTGTTGTGATACCGCAAACGCCTCTTAGATTGTCAGTCAGAACTGTTAAATTCTTAGATCGATCGGACCTTAAAACGACAGTAGCTACATAGAGTTGGTCTCTAAAGACTTCTAATATGAGATCTTTCAAATTCTGCATTTTTTTCCCTCGCATATTAATTAGTCTTTAAAGTTTGTACATCTCTATTCCACCGTAATTTGTAGTATAAAAAACTCGTTTAATCCCCGCAGACTTCATAATTGAATGGCACATCTTACATGGCTTGCTCATTCTGAACTCGCCTTGGTTATTGATCCGGCAAACAAAAATATCTGCGCCGGCGGTTTGTTCCTTCGACAATCCAGAAACGCATTCAGTCTCCGCGTGTCTTGTTGCAGGGCCGCAGCCTTGCGGTCGAAAGCGATCAGCGAAAGAAGTAAAATCATCTTTGTTGTAAGCCGATCTAATAACTGAGCCGCCTTTGACTAAAACTGCGCCATGGCGGAGCTTTCCGTAATCGCTATTCGCCGCTTGGGCTCGTGCCGCTTCAAAATATCTGTTAATTCTACCAGACATCCGAACAGCGGTGCCGGCAATAGAGGTGCGATTTGTATTTTCCGTTGCCACTTTAAAAATATCGTCGCGCAATCTTTCGGCGCTTCTTGGGCCGGGTGGGAACTGGAGGGCCGGCCCTAAGGCGCGTCATGGCGTTGTGGAGGCGAATACGAGTAAGCGAATTCATATCACTGTGGCGCTGGGCGCTTTCAAGCGATAAGTTAGAGGCATTCGAATTCGCAGAATAGTGTGGGACGCCTAGGGAATAAGAAGAACGATAAGAAGGCAGATCATGGCCCGGGCCAACGTTGATGGTAATCGGCGTACATGCTGTAGCTGCGGTAGCCATCGCTATGGCCAGAATGATTCCCCTATAATACTTCATTTATTATTCCTCTTTATCAATATCATAAAAGCTAGATGCATCTGCCTCTCTCTTTTCAAACTTTAATATAACCTCGTCGTCCATCAAAGTCAATACGCGGGTCCTAAATTTCTCACTTTTTAGCTTTTCCATCCATCTAGAAGCTTGAAATTTCTCAGAAGTTCCATCTTCATAGATCAGGTTGTACCATGCGCCTTTCTGTTCGACGCTTTTAGAGCCTTTAATCGCCTCGAACCAGCTTTCTTCATCTTGAATGCCGATTCTGCTCCCCCACATAATCTTGAAAGTGCATTGGCGGCCTTCGGTGCCAAAGCGACTCTTTTTAAGTGTCACTTTTACTTCCGAACCCACCCTAAAGCCATTCTCATCCAACAAAAAGCTGGCCTTGGCTTTACGCTTGGTCAGCCAAATGCGCAGAGAATAAGCATAATGCATTGCTTTCCCGCCCGGGGTTACGTAGGGCTCGACCATAGCCTCCGAAGGACTTCTTGTGATATTCGTCTTAAGCTGATTAAGCACGAGCAACGTTGATTTGCTATCGGCAATCGGAATCGCCAATTTGGACATTCCCTTTGCCAGAATACGAGCCTTGACTGCCATGGACGACTGTGGATTAAAATCTCCCTCGACGTCGCTAATGGCAGGCGTTAAGGCAAGGCTATCCCAAATAAATAGCATTCTGTTGTCATTTGACCCTAGAAGCTCTTCGACGGTCTCCAGAACAAACTCCACACTTTGCGCCTGCACGTACAACAAATTATCTAAGTCGCAGCCCGCGTTACTCAAAAAAGTGGGATCGATGGCGGACTCAGAATCAAAATAAATGACATCAATACCCATCTTTTGGGCGTTTGCAGCAACTTGTGCTGCCATATAAGACTTTCCAGACCCTTCGAGGCCTGCAATTTCAACAATTTTGCCGAGTGGGACGCCTGCGAGGCGGCCCCTGCAAATCATTGAATCGAGCCAACGAGATCCAGTACCAATCCAATCGGTTACTTCTGTTGGATTTTCTTCTTTCAAATCGTAGGCAACATGCATGCCTGCTTTCTTGTTGATGAGAGTCCTCATCTCATCTAAATTCAACTTACCAAGTTTCTTTCTCTTCGCCATTGGAGCCTCTTATTTCCGGTATTTCCATTGTCTGATCAGGGTCTTGGACCGGGAGATCAAACGGTGTATAATTAATATAATCACGTTTTAGCTGGTCGGCAAGAGAAATCAGCAAGGGCTCTACTCGATCCACCTTGGTGACTATTTCCTCGTGCTGTGCGTGGTGTCGCTGGCGTGAGCTGAACATCTTACTTTCCAAAATAGCCCCAGTTCCCAGGCCAAGACAAAATAAACTTATTCCGAACCCAGTATATAATAAAGCTTCCATAGCTATTACTAACTAGTGCTAAGTATTTGAAAATAAGGCCTCTGTAAACCCAGGCCTTCCTGTGGGATATAGCTACTCTAGCTCGACCAGCTCGACTTCGAAGTTAAGATGTTTCCCCGCAAGGGGATGATTGTGATCTAACACAACTGTATCTTCCTCTACAGAAGCAATCGTCGCGGCCATCGGAGCACCGGTGTCGGTGGCGCCATAGACCGTCTCGCCGACATTGAAATCGAAATCACCAGGAAACATGTTCTTTGAAGTTGGCACTAAAGCGCTAGGGTTCACGGGGCCATAGGCTTCTTCAAGCCTAAACGTCTTTTTCTCGCCTACCGACATTCCAACCACTGCAGACTCAAAATCTGGCAAGAGCATGCTCGAACCAATCTCGAAATCAAGAGTCTCGTCGCGATAATGCGAATTGTCGAACTCCGTTCCATCATCTAGGGTGCCTCGGTAGTGTACCTTGACTTTCTGTCCATTTTTTGCTTTAAGCATAATATAATCCTTATTTTTAAGTTCAAGGCCTCTGTAAACCCAGGCCTTCCTGCGGGATATAGCTACTTGCCTAGAATATCTTCTAGTTCGTCAATATAAGACTTGAAAATTTTATTAAAAGCCCTCTTGGAGATTTGGTGGTCCTTGCACGTGCTCTGAAAATGCTTCAAAAATCCAACGGCAATAGACTCTGCGGCCCTGTTGGTCACATTGCCACCCTCTCTCTTATAATGTGTGGTAAAACTCCTTGCGTTCTTATGGTAGTTGACCGCACCATCAAAATAGGAAATAAAAGCCTCTTTCGCATTGGAGCGGCTATGCAGATCGGTGTTTTTGTAGATCAAAGCCATGGCGTGTAAAAGCTCTGCTTGACAGCTAGACTGCTCGGGCCATGTGCTTGTGTACAGCTTAGCCGCACGTTCCAGCGCTTGCAAATTGGTTGCAGCCAGCGCTTTTCGAAAAGCCTGAATCTTGACTCGCGTTTCAATCGTAGAGCCTGTGCAGCCAACAGAACTGCCTTTTTCCCCAGTTCCCATGCTAACAGTAAGTCCACACTTTTCTAGGCACTTTGCTGTTTTTCGTGCCTCGTCGTGGTTGGCGTGATATTGATGGACAAAAAGCTCTTCGCTGGTAAGACATATCTTGCCGGTCTTATTACGGTGAATAAACAACTCACTAATCTCCCTCTTGTCTTTCACCAGACAAACAACAGCTTGCATGGTCTTGTCCTCTGGAAACGCCAGGTTCCAAAGTGCTCGACTGTGATCACCATCAAATAACAGCATCTCGCCGTCGGGGAGCCTCGCCACATGAGGGGGGTCCCACAAGCGCATATCAAATCCTAGCAGTCCGCCAACATACTGATTGAGTGCTTTTGTGGTTGTCTTTCTATTGAGATATGAATCGATATCAACAGAAACCTGCTCAATCGTTGGCTTCTTACTATAAGTGATCTTAAAATTATTCTGCAACGTAACTTCGTTGCCGTATATTGTTTTAGACATTATTTCTCCTTTTGTAAATTAATGAATAAGGCACCTCTTAGCCCGTGCCTTCCTGCGGCTCATACAGAGAACTTAGTTCTCAATATTCAAAACGCCTAGGTCGGTGCGAACTGACGTTGACCAGCCATTAAAGACGTACTCTGGGGTTGATAATACATCTCCAACAGTTGTTTTTACGCTAGCTTCTAGATTGAAGAAGCCACGCTTATAATCGTAACGCTCCGTAGAGCGTTCAATAAAGCCCATATCCCAAAAGTTCTCAGCGATCACATCACTAACAAATTCTTGAAATCCAGAATAATCACGAGGATATTCTTCTAAATAGTCGCCATCGCGAAGGTCCTGAATCACACTGTTAAGGAACCCAGTCGTAGCTACTAGGCCTGCCACAGTGTCGGCGAAGCCTGTATCGCGCAAAACTTCTTCTTCATAGCCATCCCAAGCATGAACGACATCGCCGCCGGTGGTATAAGTCAGAGTGATATTCTTGTCGTTGCTTAGGCCTGCGGCCTTTAGTTTCTGATGAAAACTCATTTTTTGTCCCCTAAGAACCAAGAAGCTCGTTAAAAGCAGCGTCAACTTCGGTTACCTGCGTGGATTTATTGTATCGACTTGACTCGCTTGAAACCTCCTCTGCGTCCTCTTCGTTTAAGAGGAATTCATCAAGCATTCCTTGAACCTCCTGCGGCGTCTTGCGAGAATTCTCAAAAACCACATTAAAATCAGGCACTTGGTCCAACATCGAGGAGATGGTATCTTCATCGCCGGCGAGTGGGGATGATTTACGACGGGGCGTGATAGTTGTCTGCGGGAACTGTGCGCCGGGAGGCTTTCCGTAGGTAAGAACAAGGTCAGTGCCCTCGTTAACATCAGTAATGTCTCCATACTCAGGATTCAATACCAAGTTGAGCAGCTCCTTGTAAGCCATCTTGCCAAATCCCCAAAGGCGTACGCCTTGGTCTTCCTCACCGCGGACGAGAACGGGAGCGAAAAAGCGCTGACGGGCGCTCAAATTCTTTGCCATCTTGACGGCGTCATCTGACCCGTCGCGATAGAGTTGACGAACAAAATCATCCAAAGGATCTTCCTCTCCAAAGTTCTTCTTCGGGCTTAAAAAGCTTGCGTTCTTGCCCAAGTTGTAATGGAACCAGTACTCCTTAAACGGGTCGCCGTCAGAAGTGGGAACAATGCGAATTGTCTGCTCTCCGTCCTCTGGGCGCCAAAAAGCACTCTTTCCGTTGCCGCGATTTTCCAAGGCCTCGCGCTTTGCCTTCATCTTCTCTAAATCAATACCCATAGTCTTTCTCCTTTTGCTTTAAGCTATAGTACGGTCAGCGAATATTCTGACCGGCTTTGTTATATGATAGCTACCATTTTTTACTATGAAAATAAATTTTCATTTTGTATGATAGTCGCCGAATGGGTCGTAAAAACATAATCATTTTCATACTTTGTAGCATAAATGCTGTATGACGCTCTGACGTTTTCATTAGAAGTAGATTTAATTTTTTGATTTATTTTCTTAAGCAGGCCAGGCGTCTCTGCGATCTTAGATTCGCTAAGGGCGAATATGTACTCCTTCTCGCGCACGTAATTTAATTTATAAAACAAGCTTTCATCATTTGTGTCAAAATTCATCTGCCCTATTGTTTTGATTTTAGCTGTAAGAGGCGGTTCCGACGAGATGGACATCACGGGAGCAGAGTGACTGAAAATATTCATCATGTGGATGGTGTTCACTATGGCTTGATTTATCGAGTTCCAATATTCACTGAGAGTTGTGTCTCCCACTATTCCTTCCATCTCTAAGTTTGAGATGAGAATAATCTGCTCCAACAAGCCCGATCTTGTATATTCTTGAAGTATGTTTCTAACCGCGAACTCTCTCTTTTTCGCATCTGGCGAAAGCATTTCGACATCAGGCTGGATATAAGCGACAGAAAGGCTATTGCCTTTTAGGCCCTCAAGCAACCTCAGTGCAGCGCCAGTTATGTTTCCTGAGCCTGCGAGGACGAGACACACAGCACCAAGCTTGTCGCCAAACTTAATGCGACGAAATCTTTTCTCATAGTCTTCCATGCTGACTTGCTCTTTAATCTTTTTAAAGCTTTTATAGCCCTTGTTGGCTGTGTCGACACAAAAAGTATTATATTGTGGGTGCTGAGCAAAAAGATTGGCGATCTTGCAGCCGGCCTCGCCGAGACCGATAATTGTTTCCATTATAAACCTATTCGCTTTGCGCTGGCAGATCAGGCTTGGGCTGTTTTGGCGGCCATCTTGGCACGGCGTTTGGCCGTCGCGGCTTGCTCGCCGCCAAGACGAGATACGTCGGATTTAATATTAATTCCTAGATAATCAGCAATAAGAGTTAAATACTGTCTTTTCTCTACGTCGCTAGCGCGTTCTTTAAATATGTCCATATGCGTCTGAGCGCGACTCATCATCTTCTCGAACGCTGTCGTTACCGCGGTTTTTGAGGCGTCGCGGCCTGAAACTGCAGTCGGTGGAGCGCCTAGGCGATCGGCGGGCTCGGCCTCTAACAAGCCAGAGATTTCTTCTTTGATAATCTGTTTAAGTCGTTTTTTTGTCATGCTCATGTTAAATTTCTCCCAGTAGCACTATAAATAGGCCGATAAGTTCTTTAAGTCCCCGTAATTTTTACCGGCGCTTAAACTAGCTCTAAACTTGCCAAACTGTGTATCAGAGAATATTTCAATCATGTCTTTTAGAATATCGCGGTCTGAATCACTGAAGTCGATAACAGCACTATCATGCACACAAAAAGAAATATACGACTTTCTACCTTTTAACATTTTATCAATTTTCATAAGCTGTGTCAAGAACAAATCGCTTGTTGTGCTCTGAACAAGATAGTTCAGCGCTTTGTGATCTGTTGCCGCTATTCTTCTTCCGAATGGTGTGTGGACAAACCCATCGTAATAATACTCATCTAAAACCTGCTCTCTGCTAAAAACCGCTTCAAGCTTCTTGTTGGAAGCTTTCGGGTTGTAAAGCCATGCAAAGACTTTCTTTTTAACCTCATCCCTTGTTTTCTTGCCCTTAAAGACAGTTTCCCCAATCCACTCATGGATGTCCCCTTCAGGCTGGGAAGCGCCGTTAAGGGCCAATAAAGTGCGTAATTCGGCGGCATTATAGTCAATCTCGACAAACCAATCGTTGTTAGGCCGGATAACATGGCGATGTCGCTTATCTAGCGTCAGAATAGGAAAGCTGGATGTCTTTGTCGTGAGCCTTCCGGTGGTACTTTTCCACTGATCATACAAGATACTCGCTTGGCCAGAGTCAATTTTGTTTTTCAACTTACGACCGGTCAAACTAGCCAGATTTATATCCTTTGCTGAGAGATTTAATCTCTGATTCGACATTTTTGTCACCATTCTTGCTAGATCAACAAGAAAATCATAATTTTCTGGCTTTTCGATTGTGTCAAAGACGTGCTTGGAGATTTTATTTTTCATTTCGCAAAGCTTAATTAAGTAATTTTTTGGCACCAAATCGTAAAAACAAACATCATTCAAATCAACCTTACAAGTTGCAAAAGCTTTAATAAAAGCCATTCCTTTTTTGTGCAAGATATCGTATTCATCCTTGAGATCGACGGGGCATGCTTGCTGAAGGCTGCTTCCCAGAGACCAAATATGCGCATACAAAATTTCTTCGCCTTGAACGTGTTCAGTGTATGCCCAAGTTTTTTGCAAATCTAGATCGGTGGTGTCATAATGCAGCTCGTTGTTGCAATAAACGGCATGACATTCTTGCTTTTCGTCAAATGCTTGAAAAAACATCTTTCTCCTTACTTTGAAGGCCTATCTGCGACTGATGCTGCAGCGATGTGGAGGCCAGAAAACCACTCAGACACCTCTAATAGCCGCCTGGTGACTGGCCAGAAGTATTGCTAGGTGCAACTGAAGGCGTCATTGCTGCCTCCAACAGGTCGTCTCCGGCCGGCGGTTCGGAGAACTGCTCATCGTCGACTTCCTGAGCGGTTTGATCATGAAAAGGGCCCTTTCGGGGGGTGTGTCTTGATAGTTCATCATAAACTATAAGATCGCGGACGGCCTTCGTAAAGAATCCAGTTTTAATATTTTGCTTCTTGCGATATGCATTGATGTCAAATAATATTTTTTTAACAGTTTTTTGGAATCCGTAGGCCCTATAATACGACATTAGTCTCCCAAGATCGGAAGCTATTTTAGCTGGCTCAATTTTTATCTTATGTTCAGCCACTTTAATCTGATAATAAAAATTTAACCAGAATTTATCATCGTAATCGATATAATATGCGGAGTTGGTACGGAGATTTCGTTCTTCGTCAAATGCGCGCATGGGCGTTCTTGTCGCCTTGCCAACTTTTAATGTCTCGGTACCGTTGATGTGGCATCTTCTGGTGTATGGAACGTCAACATCTGGCATGAAACCAACGTAATTGTTGTAAAAAGCCACCATGTGAAACTTTAATAACTCCACATCAATCCTGAAAGCATCTTTGTATATTCTCTTCATTAATGATTTCATGGTTAAGTCATCACCGAGCATAATTTGCTTTTGTGCGCCGGCGCGCATCTTCGGGTGATTTAAATTTGCCACCAGGCGCCAAGGGATGTTCTTATCAACCATAAAGCCATGAGTCGTTGCCATTCTTTTGTAAATTGGAAAGAGCGGAGATATAAAGAAGTTTGAAAATTTATTTGCATCATCATCGTAGTCAGACTGATTTACTTCTATTGTGCAGCCGTTTACATTCATTGGGCAATATGCAGACTGTATGAAAGAGCTGAATGTTATAGGTATATCTCTGGCAGCTAAGTGACAAAAATCTATGAAATGCTTAACAAAGTGTTCAAAAATTAATATTTTTGAATGCTGGTTTGATAAATAATCCGTCGTAAGGGCGCGATACAAAGTCGACATATGCTCGTGGTACAGAATCGAAGGGGATTGCCAAGCTTTCGAAACGTTCAAAGGAAACATAGATTGTTCTTCTAGCGCGTCGATGGGCAGAAAGCCGCCTGCTTTACGAATATAACTTTCAGCGTTAACCACCATCTCTTCAAACAGATCAACAACATAATTTATAGCGAAAAGATCCTGGCTGACGGCAGAGGTAAACTGCTTTAAATATATCATATCTGACAAGTGTATGGGCATGCCAGCAGGGTCGACCTTACCAAACTCAGTTGTGGTATTCCATGTGTCGATTAGACCAAAGTCTTCACCTTCGATCTGCTGAAATGCCTTTTCTTTGTAATATAGCCTCTCTTCAAACAGCAAGCCTGAATCAAGATAATTGACGCCAACTGGCAAATCTCTTTCTTCATCAAATGGCCTTGCGCCGCGGTCGGCTAATATCCTTTCTTCTTCGAAGGCCAATTCGGGAGATGCTTCATATATTTTTACATTATCACTCATATTTCTTGAATTTCCTAAAATAGCTCGCTAAATGCCGACCACGTCGCTGACCGCGTCAACGGCGGCGTCCCACAGTCCGCCAGCCGGGGCATCTCCGGAGGGTTGCTCAGGGGCGGGCGCTGTAGCATCTGAGGTGCCTTGCAGCTTACCGGCGGCCATAAACAGTGCTTGGATCTTTGTAATAAACTCCGATGCCGTTATAATATAGTTAAGCTTGTTGCATTGGTAATACCCTCCGATGCCCAAGCGCTGAGATAGAGATTCAGCATCATTTGTATTTCCTAAACTCAAGGAAGACAGGTTAAAGAAAAAAGGATATCCAATTTTAAAAAAAGTATGCCCAAGCATCTCAAGAGTCAAATCATATCTTGCGCCGCCTGAGATGTCGCCGCCTAATTTTGGCCGGCCATCCTTGGGGAAAGTAAGCGCCTCTGCCATGAATGGCTGCGTATTCGTGTCTATTGAGAACGTTTTAACTGGGGTGTCCGATGTGCCAGCAATAATATGATGAATGCCCTTGCCCTGGTCGGAAGAAGCATCGCCACTTAAGCCCGTAAAAACATAATTCGGAATATATATCAAATTGTATTCTTTAGTTTTGACCAGGCTGACGGAGGTCGAGAGATACGAAAGGTTGTTTAGTTTCATTCTTGCGTAGCTCTCATCAATATAATTTTGGCCCGTGCGGCCGTCGGCGGTGGCGTAGCCCAGACAAGGGTCGTCCGGACCATGTTTCTTGATGCTGATAGGCATGCTATGAGCATATTGGACATTCTGACCAGAGGATTCTAGACGACATGTCTCGCCGAGGGCGCCTGGGAGCACTGATTTATTTAATAGGTGCACAAAATCTCTAAAAAGGAGGTTCCCTCTGGCCGGCTTAATAAATTTATTTGTCATGAAGTCGATAAAGAAATCAACAGAAATTGGAATGTCCGCAATGTTTGCGCCAGATCGGGGATTTGACTGGCCGGCGCAGGATTCAGTTCTTAGCAACACAGGGCCTAGAATAGGCGTCGGAAAAGTATCCATTCGGCCGCCCTTGACATACTCCTCGTGGAACGGTCCGTCGGGCTTCCTAAGGATATTTAATGCAACCTCTAGAATATCGCCATAATGAAAAAAGGAAATATCCATAAATTTATCAGATTCAAACTCGGGATGGGCATCGCCTAGGGCGACTTCGACAGCCTTGGTGGCTTTTTCTAGTTTTTCGGGACTTGCGCTGGTCGAATAATGTATAGAAAACTTGCCATTTATATCCTCAAGCTTCTTCGTCCGCTTCGAGGTGGCATCGTCGCCCGACTGGCCTTTGGTTTTTTCTTCTATCACGGCTTGGAGCTGGCGGGCGGCATCAAGTTTGCCCTCAACGGCAGAGTTGCCAGATGCGACAGTGGCGGCGCCTAAGAGTTTATTATAGACTGCGCATTCATCGGCTGCCAACTTTCTAACATCTTGGCTTTGTAAATTTTCTCCCTTCGCTATTGCTCCCAATAATGCAGTCGGAACTGTAATCACCTTTATATAAGATCTCTGGGGAGAGGTTTGTTTATATTTATTTCCTGCGTTAAACAACTCTTGCATAAATCTTGACATAGCCTCGTCTTTTAAGTTGTTTGTGGCTTTCGATATAAGATTGTTATATCTTTTTATATCCTCCTGGTCGGCGGCGTCGACCTTCGACCCCCTGGCCCGGGCTTCGCTTTTTACTTCTTCAATATTTTTCCGAAGAATATTAATGCGCTTCTGCTCGTCGGCAGTCATCATCAAGTCCGTTCGAGGGTCTCTATAAATGCCATCCACGGCGCCGTTATAGGTCATTTCAAGCTCGACGGAGCCATCTTCGTTAAAAGACAGTTGGTGTTCCCGCAAATGAAGTCTAAGGACCCGTTTAGACTTCTGTATGGCTTTTTTGATCTCTTTAAATTTTCCTCTAGAAACTCCAATCTTTGAAGGATCTAGCTTTGGTATTTTATACCCAACATGCAAAATTGCCTGAGTATCCAAGGGGTCATATCCTTTTTCCGTGTTTATGCTTCTGGTCACCAAATCAGAATAAGGCTTGCCAGATGCGGTACCGGCTTTAGATGTGAACGTTCCAAAACTCTTAAAAAACAATTTGACTTTCACAACTAGAGTATTGCCTTCTTCGGCTGGCTGGCTTGTGAGATCCTCAATCTGCACCTCTAAAATTCCAGCATCAGTGCCTTTTTTCTCCGATATTGATCGCCCGGGCCCGGTACGGCCTTTCTGAGAGCCTGGCATGTTGGCTAGCGTGTCGCTACTATCAAAAAAGTATTCGTGCTTGACATTATTCCTATCGACTCCAAACAGCCTGATCTCTGGCACCATATGCGATATTAAAGGAGAGGGCATCTTAAAGAATGAGCTGGCTTCTTTTACTTTATGAATATAGCTGATCATTCCAGCTGGATTTTGCGAATCCATCATAATAAAGTTGCGATATAAATTTTTCTTATTTTTTGTACGTGGGTTTTCCACCAAAGGAGAGCGCCCAAAAAGAGCTGCCAGCACACATTGCGCGTGCTCCAGCCTTGTTTTTCGAACAACGTCTTCGTCCGTCGTAGTTTTGGCGCCTTTTTCCTTGGCTGCCAGGCTGCGAGCTTTTTTATCTTTTTCCACACCAGCTCGCACTTCAGCGGCCTCAGCGGCATCGTCGGCACCGGCCAGGTCCTCGTCGCTAATCATTTTAATACCCCATGTAGTCTAAAATATACTCTAAAGGCAGAGGAATGTTAATTATATCTCCAGGAGATAGTAGAAATTCAGCCGGCTTTTTGTTGAAAGCAGCGATGACCCACCACATTTCAGGATCATCGTAAAATTGAGCAGCCAATTTTTCAAATCTATCTCCCATCTCCCATGGCCTTGTCACAATATTTAAAGTTTGGATTTCTCCTTGTGTTGGATATCTGATGGTTGGGCTTCGATACTGGAGGATGGAGTTTCGGCCAAGACGTCGCCGGAAATCCTCATATATAACACTCCTGTTCCTCTTTACTCTTCTGTTGTTAAATCTAGATATAATGCCCATCTTTTATTTACCTTATGGTTAGTTGACCGTGCTCTGGTGTTTAGGCAGCGACCGGTCGACGTCGGTGCCGCCGCTGGAGCCCCCAATCACCGCGTCAGCTCTTGCTTGTGCAACGGCGTCGCCGGTGACGCCAGTATCCGCGGTGGGGGTCGTCGGGCCGGCCGTATTTGGACCACCTTTCCAGCCAGTATCAGAGAAAGTACTAATAGCGTGGCCATCTTCGCCCCAGCCGCGTGCCTTTCCTGCGTGCAGGGGCTTAAATGTAACTGACAATTTTATTAGTTTTGGATAAAACTTGCTTCCTTCATAGAACATGCCCGGCTCCATCTCTGGAGTAAAATTAAGTCCAGGTATTATTCCCAACAAAAGACCATTAGTGCCCTGCTCATCTTCAATCAGATTATTAAATTTGATCTGAAACAAGGGAGCTGTGGATATAATATAATGATCTCCGGCACCTGCGTGAGCATAAGAAGGATATAACAGCGACTGAAGTCGCTTAACTTTTTGTAAGTTCTCCTGCGCCGTGGTGGCATCTTCAGCGGGGATATCGATCGCAAAATCTATCTGCCTTTTTGTATTTTGAAAGGAATATATTGGGTCCATGCGACCATAAGTGTTGGTTTCGACGAACTCCGCCGTGACGTTGTCACTAAAGCTGGTTAGAAATGCAGGAAAAATAATTGGCTCATCATAAAGACCCCGCGGATTGTGGAACTCTATCACCTGGCCGGCCGCGATGAGAGCCGTGACGTTAGCGCGGGACTGGGCCGCGTCCATCTTACCTTTTATAGTACCTAAACTCATTAAATGTTATCCCGTTATTTGAGAGCCTCCAGTAATACGTAGTTTGCGATCTATTTCCGGCTTCAATTCTTCAATAATTCCTTTGGCAAAAGCCTTTCGGCCGTCGCGATCCATATATAAGTTAAGCGTGCGTGCGCTGCCGCCTGCAGCCGGCGCAGTTGTAGTATCTGCGGACTTTTCAGCGTTCAGGCCGATCAATTCTCCAATCATGTTTCCTATTTGCGTAAACACGCCACTTTCGGCTGCTGCAGCTGCCTCGGCCAGGCGGGCGGTCTCTCGCATCATTTCCGCAATGCCTGCTGATTGCTCTGGCGAAGAGGCTGCGGTGGCCTCCACGACGCCACGTACGTGCGCCATCGTCTCGGATGTATCAGGCGTGAAAGAGCCGATCTCTTTCATCGTCATTCCTATTGTCAGCATATTGAAGGCGTTGAGCTTGTTAACAACCTCAACGAGCCGCTCAAATTCGCTAACCATGAGAGATAACGTGCTAATTTCAACTAGATCTGCCATTCCAAAGGTCTCAAGAACAGCGTTGAGATCTGTCAATCTCCCAATCATCGAGCCTAGAACATCGTTTTGCTGTGTAAACGACAGAGCCATCAATGCCGCGCCGGTGCCGGCAGCGAGCATACCTGCTGCTATGGCGGCTAGCATGGGCAACGTCACAATAGATGTCACTGAAAAAGCCAATAAGGCTGCGTCTAAAGCTAAAATGCCGGCCGAAAAGGCTAAAAGGCCCGGGCCGGCGAGAGCGGCGCCGATACCAGCAAGAACAGTGGCTCCGGCAAGAAGAGCAACGCCGGCTGCGGCTGTGATCGCAGTAATCGTGATTCCCAGTAGGGCCAATGCAACGAGGCCAAGGCTGGCTGCGAGACCAACCATGGACGCAGCTGCGGCTGCAGTGCCCTTAGCTAGCGCCATCATGGCCGTGGCTGAGAGAGAAATGCCAGGGGCGCCAACTTTAGAAGCTATACCTAATGCAACCATAGCTCCTGCCAGTATGCCTAATCCAATGTACAAGGGCGGAGAGAACATCGGCAACAGAATAACAGCTGCAAGAGCTAACAAAATGCCTGTCGCGAGCATCAGCTTCACGCCCAAAGAGGCCGAAGCCAAGCCTAGTACACTAAAGGCACCGGAGAGCGCATAAGAGGCAGCTGCCATGGCGTATTCAGCTGCAATCGCGAGGCCCCTTTGGATTATGGAAAATCCTCTAACTATAATCCCGCGAGATTCCGCTGCAGTCTCAAGTCCGGTGGCTGCGGTGCTGGCCCCTTTGGCGCCGATGCCGAGCCAAGACTGGGCCCTTTCTGAAATACGACTCAAAATGCCCTGTTTTCTCACAGTATCTGCAGAAAGCTCTGCTGCAGCTTCGGTGCCTATAGCCAGAGCCGCGGCGACCCTTGAGGCGGCTTGCTTATCTGTCGCAGCGCTTTCAAGGCTGCGTGTTCCGGTCCGGACGAGATCTTCGGCTGCGCCGGCGCCTTCGACGCCGGCCTCAGTAGCCGATGCTGCCATTGAAGCGATAGTCGACGCGGTGAGCTTATCGATGGCTTTTGTTAGGGTGCCGACGCCGGTCACCTTTGCAAACATGCCTGCGGTGGCCCAGGCGGTCGCCTTCGCGAACAAGAGCATACTGCCGATGGCGGCGGCGAGACCGGTGACGATCACAATCCATGGAGATTCATCAAAATAATCAACAAAAGCAATGAAGGCATCTAAAAGGCCGCCGACCAAGCCCATGAGAGGCCCGATGGCGATCGTAAATCTCTCAAGCGCGGAGTTCCATTTTGCTCCAAATGAGGCGGACGCTTTAGCAAGTTCCTTCATCCTTTCTGGGCTCATCTTCAGGCCTTCGACCTCGCTCATTTGAGCGTCCAGCTCAGCAGTGGACATACCCAGCAGCTGATTCGCTTTCGCCATATCAGTGATGCCAAGTTTGGCAGCAATAGCTTTTTGCTCATACTTGCTCAACGAGCTGAAAGACATATTTGCGGCTTCCATGGACCCAACAAGCAACCTAATTCTTTCTTCCTCGGAAGCTCCAACCATTTGCAAAGAATTTAAATATTGACCGCCTAAAATAGCGTTCAATCCTGACACAGCTTCAGCTGCGCCTTGAAAAGTGTCAAACTGCTCAGTTATTCCAAGCAAGTCTGAAGTTGACATGCCGGCAACTTTTGCTGCAGCTGCAACGCCCAAAAACACCTTTTTAGCGCCGGCGCCATATACAGCCAAAGTCGACAAGCTATCTTGGAACTCTTTTTGCAGTCTGTCTTGTTCGCCATACAGCTTACTCGATGCAGCGGTGAGGTCCATTGTCATTTGTATGGCGTCATCCGTGGTCATATTAAGCGCTGTCGTTGATTCGTTTAATAGCCTAGCACTTGTTTCGCCAGACACGCCGATAGCATCAAGCTGAACAACGACATTTTTTAGGTGTTTTCGGGCGTCGGGGGCCACAGTGGAGAAGGCCCTGAAATTGCTCAGCAGGGCCGTTGTCGCTTTGGCGCCATCTTCCATAAGAACATGGAATTCTTTGTTTTCTACGTTGGTTGTGGTGATCATCTGGTGATATTCACCAGTCAGGCCTGTAGATTTTGTAAAGTTGGCCAAAAGCTCATCTTGCGTTTTGATGAGGTCAATTGTGTTCTGTGTCAATGAGGCCATTGCAGTGCTAAAGAGACCTGCGGGATGGACGGCGCGGGCGAGGGAAACGCCGACTTGAGCGATTGATTGACCGGTGGCGGAGAGCATCTTTCTCATGTCGCCACCAGAGGCTTTTTCTATCTTACCAAAAACTGAGTTTTTATATGCGTCTGTTTTCAACATCACCAAGCCGGTGATACTGCTGATTTTGCTGTCGATGCCGTCAAGAGTGCCGTGAAGATCTTTGTTAAACTTGGCATGCTTAGCCAGCTCGCGACTTTGAATCTTGAGCATGGCAATTCTTTTATCGAGTTCTTCGTTGTGCTCGACGGCCTCGCCGGTCTTGTCGTACGCGTCCTCAAGCTCTTTAACATTTGCCGCCAGCAGCTGCTGCTGGAAGTCCAGGTCTTTGTTCTTGGCGTCAAGGCGTCTTTGGAGGATGTTTTGTTCTATAGCATTTTGTTGCTGGATGTGGCTGCCCAAGGCCTGTTGCCTTTTTTCTTTTAGCTCGACGACCTCCAGCTGCTTTTCTAAGATACCCAAAAGATCTTTTTGATCTTTGATTTGTGCTCCCATGTCCGCGATTGATGACTCAGACACAGCTTGGCCTAGGGCGGCCTTCGAGGCTGCTTCGTCGAGAGGTGATTCGCCCGTATCTGCAGTTCCCTTCTTCGTACCCACAAGCTTTTCAAGTGCTGTTATAAGCCGACTTAGTTGTGCATCGTTGACCGCCATCTAAAAAATACCTATTTAACTGGCCACCTCAGGCCTGTAACTTTCTCAAAAGCCGACACGGCGCGAGTGAGCATGCTAGCATTACGATGCGTCCTCGCATCTGCCAAACCATGCTTTATATATGCATCCATATATTTCTTTTCGCTCGACAAGGCTCTGCCAAAAGCTTCAACTTTTCTTTTTTCGCCTTTGATCATTGCTGTTATAGGGGCATTTCCAAACATTGAATCCAACATATAACGAATTTGTGCACCCATGAGCATCAATTTGCTCTCATTCATGGCGTCCAGATCTATAACTATTTGCTTGTCTTCCATAAAATTTATCCTCTAACTAAGTTAATTAGTTATTTATACAAAAAGAAAGCCGCTACTTGAGCGGCTTTCTTTATCTAGACCTCGACTTTGCTTTCTGATTTGCCTCATTAGCTGCAGCCTTTTCTTTTTCCTTTTCTTTGCTAAGGCGCTCTAGAAACCACTTTCTCAAACCCACTGGGAGACTGTATGCCTCAGTAAAGCTCCAGCCGCCATAATATTTTAGCAAAAAGAACTGTTCGTAGACTTGTTCAATATATTCATCATTTAGGCCAAAAAAACTCCGCAGTAAGCGGAACCTCCACGTCTGATGTCTCTCCACAAAAGTTACAGAAAAACTCTTGGCTCAAATCATAGTTTGGCGTTAGTTTACTGTAAACCGATCGAAAGTGACGGGCGTCAGCTGCCGGCATGCTCATGACAAATTGATTAATTTGGCCGCGGTCTGTAACACCATTGAGAGTTACGATTGCGCGCTTCATCTGCTCTGTCAGAATTGAGTCGCCTAGATGACCTAAGAGCTTTTGCTTTTTGCGACTTTCCACAACCTTTGAAAGATAGTTCTCGTCATCGCCAGTTAACAAGCGAACTTGAGCCAGGACCTGGGTTCTCGGCAAAACAAACGCAAAAGTAACATCGTCAACCCTAGTAAACCCTTCTATCTCTGGCTCATCGATTGAATCGGGGTGGACATTTTTGCCTGCGGCCAAGTTAAAACTAAAGACCGAAGCCTCGTCGCAGCTTGGACATGAAATCTTAGCTGAATAATCAGCACCGTAAGCCAGCATTCTGGTCATGACCAAAATAGCATTTTTATCGCCAATTAAAAGATCGGAAACTTTTATCCTCTTGTCAACAACAAGTGATTGAAGCAGACGATCAATAGCGATGCCTTTCTTGAGCAAAGTACGAGAAGTCAAAATCTCCTCGTCTTTTGCTGTCATATGGCGGATCTCTATAGTCTCTTGCCCGTGCAAAGGATGGTCCTCTGCGTAAAACATGCCCCTAGAAGGCAAGTCAACATGCTCCGTAGGAACGACAAAAGTCAAGCCAACTGGGTTGTCAACTTGACCGGTCGGTTGAACAGCTGCGACGGGCGCCTCTTGTGCGGAGCTGGCGCCCGTCCTGTTCTTATTATTTCTAGCCATTTATACCTCTTTGTTTTAAATGATTTTTAGCTATTAGCCGACGATTAGTTACCGACGATTAGGGTCCCCGGCAAAGTAGAGAATGCTTGCGGCTTCGTCCTGACCAGGCCGGTCAAGTTGTGGGCATTTAGCTTAGCGTAGTCATATCTCATCGTCATGGTGATCTCAACAAGATCGTCGCTGGTGTAATCCAAGTCGCCAAACTTGACTTCTTTTAACCATGCATTATAGAGCATCCACTCTTCTAATACTTCACCGCCTGTAGCGAGGGGCTCGCCGGTCGAGTTACCGCTCTCGCCGCCGGCGAACTGATCTCCAAGCATCTGGATTCTTATGTCACCCAGGGCCGCGACGGCTGCGCCTTTGGACATGGTGATGACATCGCTAGAAGTCTCAGGAGGGAAATAGCCACTATTAATCAAAATATCATAAACGCTCTGGGTTGTGTCAGGAGATCCTGGATCGACAAACGTAACATCAACAGTGTTCCACTCGACGCGGCCGGGGTAATAAAACTTATGATTGATGTAAGTATGCTCACTCTCAGAAACTGAAAAAGAAGGCTTTGTAACTTTCTTTGCCACCCAAGGCTCAAAGCCGCCGACATAGACTAGAAATCTATAATTTCTTTTGGGCTCCGGCTGCCCTAAATTTGTACTTGACCAAAATGCCATCTGAGTGATCTCCTGTTTGTACCCTATCGTACTGGTGTATTGTAAATAGTAGGACGATTATAAATTCGTCCCGTGTTTTTGTTAGTCATCGAAGGCAGCACCTTGATTCGTAATGTTGAAGTCGATTGCAATGTACTCAATCGATTTCGCTGGCTTCAAGAAAATCTTAGCGTATAGCACGTTTCTGTCAACCAAATCTGGCGTCGTAGTTGTATCGTCCAAGACTACTCGATAGTCTTCGAGGCCCATGCCAGCTTTCACGCTTTTCAAGAACGGCTCGACCTGGCCAGTAAATCGGTTCCAAGTGACCTTGCTATTCTGGTCAAATAAAACGCTGTTCGCAATTCTTGATATCTTCTTCTTAAGGAAGATGAGCAGTCTTCTGACATTTACCCTGTCGAGCGCGCTCGGTGTCGCTTGAAGCGTCTTCTGTCCAAACACGACGAGACCTTCGGATGGGAACGACGCGATTGGATTAATATTAGCATCGTACAAATCATCTCTGTCCTTCTTCGAAAGCTTTTGCGTGACGTTCACAACAGGCAGACCTGCTGCGCCCTGAGAAAGGCCACCGCGGTTGAAACCAGCTGGCGCGAACCAGACGCTTGATTTTCTCTCAGAGTTCGACATGACACCCAGAGCTATTACCGAGGGCGGCATGAACAGCTTGTTGTTTGATAGCTTGTCGACGATCTGCACATATGGGTAATATGCTGCAGCAAAACTAGAATCAATATTTCTATCTTTCATCAGCTTGACCGCGTTGTTAACGTCGCCTAGGCGTGCCTTGTAGCTGGTTACATCCTCTGCTGCCGGCGTGTAATCAGACTCGACATCGATAATTGCCATGGCGTCGGCGCGGGCCTCAACAGTGTCGATGAGGTGCTGCGTCAGCGTTGCCGACCTGATATTTGGCGCGACAGCGAGGTTGTATTCGACATCTTCTGGATCTGAACATATATCGATGGCCTGCTTTACAGTATTGTAAGCGTAGGATGACTTTTCAGTCTGCCCATTAACGACATGGTGGCCAAAGGGATCCTTTTCTCTAATGTTCAAGCCATCGGAGCCTCCGAATAATGGGAATGTGAATGCATCAGCGCCATACAGAATCGTCGCCTCCCAGCCTGTCCTGGTTAGCGCGCCCTTCGTATGACCGTCTTGATCCGCTGAGATCGACAAGCCAGCTATACGGGAGCCCGAAACGTACGCATGACTCACGGTATCAGATACCCCCAGAGCATTAGACCCTGAGATGACGTCATCAAGCGTAAATATATGAGGGATCTCAAGATTGGCGCCGAGAGAGCCCTCGTCAGAAAAGACCATCTCCGCGCCGTCCGAGTTCAGCAGGCGGTCCGGAAGACCCCTCAGGAGATCGACCATGCTCTCATCATAGAGGCTGCTGGCTGAGCGATGAGTCCTCATGCCATGGAAGGCAGTTGCATTTGAAGGCAATGGGTTGTCCGAAGAAGAAAGCCTCATGGCGATAGTGGGGAACAAGAACGACGCAGTAAGATCGTGGGTGCCAGATGTTGTTGTGACGGCTCCAGTTAAATGGTAAACGGCATCGGCGAGCGATCGCAACGGAAGATCGGTGGTGCCGGCATTGGTGTAAGCGGTACCTGCGCCGGTGGCGCCGTCCGGGGTGTGGCTGTCGCCAAAGACTTGGAACTCGCCGATGGATGGCCCGGATCCGGTGCCCACAAGGGAAAATCCCTTGAACCTTGGGGGGCCATAGAAGCCAAAAGGCGCCATGGCGGGACTCGGCGGGCCTGAGTCTTCGATATCCGCATGCATCTCAATACGAACAAACTCAGATGCGTTATCATACTGTCCGTACTCTTTGTTCCGGCCTTCAACACTATCGAACTCAATGTACTTATCGCCAATTCTACTGGCAATGTAATTCGCTGAATTGGGATTCAAAGTCAGATTTGTATATCGCTCTACCTCGCGAATCTTGCCGTCGTTGTCGCTCAGCATTCTTAATGATAGCGTAAACGTCGACCATGGATTCGCATTGTTTTTAGGCGCTCTGATGTTTTCGATGCTTGCCTTGAGGTTGTGCATTTCGTACGAGCCTGCGCCGCGAGAGTGAAGCTTGAAGAGCTTTGTTTGTGCGCGGGCATTAAATGCAGAATACGCGCCCATGTCCTGGCTGATAACCCAGCCAGACTGGGCCGGGCGATGGGCGTACTTATTGTTACCGAAAGCTAGCGAACCATTCGACAACTGAAGAACGATGCCCAAACTGCCGCCGGCTGCTTCCACGTGACCATCGCCGCCGGTGCCGACGGTGTCTTCTAAGAACTGGTCATATGTTTCGCCCAGCCAATAAGCTTTGGCCGCTGTGGTGACACTTGCATTCGTTGCGGCCGGATTTGTGCTCATAACCTCTCGAATATATTCTTGGCTGTTTCTATCAAAGTTGACAGCAAACTTCTCCACATCCACACTAGGATCCGTGCCAGATATGACTTCTAGAGTAAATGTGTGATTGCTGCCCTGGCTGTACATCATCACGCCTGCAGAGGCCGTCGTTTCGGAGCACACCACGGCTGCCGAGCCGCTGGCGCGCACGGTGCCAGACAATCGCAGGGCAGAGCCGCTGTTGCAGTAAACTATTGCAGCCAATGCGCCGGTGGAGGGCGTCAGGTCCGCGCCGATGGTGGCATCTGTAGAAGATGAAGCACAAATAAACAAGCCGTAAGCGCCGCCTTGGTGAGCGATGCCTTGCGCGGTGGCAAACTGCTTTTCCGTTGCCCAGCCAGCATATCCTGCTGTGGCCGCCTCTGAGTGTTCTTCGCCAAGGAGACGCACAACAGTGATAGGCGAATTATTCTGCAACCAGGCTTGTGCTGCATATGAAGCATAAGTGGGACTTGTGAGGATGCCGGCACCGTTTCTCCAGACATCCTGCGGGGGGATACCAGCGTTTGGTGTGCCAAACTTTTCAATAAACTCCGAAAAAGAGTCGACTCTGACAGGGCGCATGGCTGGGCCTCTGCGAGTGGCGCCAATAACCAGCGGGCCAATATTGGCCGGGCTGGCTGGCAAGGCAGAATTATCAATTTCATTGATGAAAACGCCTGGTGAAATGAATTTATACTTCTTGACGGACATATACGTGCTCTCCTTTAAAGGCAAACCTAAGTTTTCTCTATTAAATAGTGTTAAAAAAGTCGAATAGTAATTTTACTTAGTCTCTATAGTCTGTTAGACGCCCGTCTACGACCATTTCCGGCGAGTCCCCAGTAATTACCCTTTCTCTGCCTATTTTAACGGTAACAAAATTTTGCCTAGTTTCTATTTTTGGGAGATCGTCATTCTTATCATCTCCTATAATATATCCTAAAACTTTAAAGTTTAATTTGGTCTCATATTTTCTTTCTTCCTGAGCCAGAGAAGAAACGTTGTTATTGGCGCTATAACTGTCCTGTAAAAACAGCTCATAAGTATGACCATTGTGATGTAAAGGAACATAGCTTATGCCCAACCCAGCATTGAGAAATGGAGTTGTCATTTCGTTCATTTGCTGCAGATACTCAGATCTAATGCTTATATTATATTCAACATCGATATACATTGGCATCGGCACAGTGATCGTTTCGTATACAACTTTGGTGTTTTTAAATTTATTTGTCGACTGGCCGTAAAGACGCTTCGATACTGCATTGGCGTTGTCGCTCGTCTTATCTGCAACAATACGACGAGCAATTTCAATCCGACCACGCTTGCCGTCGCCGGGCTGGGCTATGTTACCAAAAACGCCGCCTTTTCTCGACATGTCCTTGTTTATATTGGTTCTCTCAATCATGATTGACGGTAATATAAAAACGCCGTTCGCATCTCTTAAGTCCGGATTATTTTTGACTTGGAAGGAGCGCTCGGCTGATACCCACGTCACTGGTACCTCTTTTCGGCCGGTATTCGCGTCAACATATATATTCAGAGATTTTATATAATTATAAAGAGCTGTGTCGATATCCTCCAAGGTTGAAGGGTAAATTATATCCTCTTTAACGACAGAGGGATCATCAACTTCTGTGTAGCTGTAATCTTTTTCTTTATTGTAGCCCATTGAACGTCCCCTCTCGTGCCCTCACACACTTCGCAGATATCTCATAGCGATGATCGACCTGGCCAAATAACTGCTTAGGCTCAGATAAAGTGACAATCTCATATATAATGTCGCCATATTGCACGAAGTCGCCGGTTCGAACAAACAAATCTTGATCTTCCGTTAATCTTCTCTTGTGAAAATGAATAGTTATCTCAGCGTCTCTGTCCATGCCGTAAGCCTGGTGGTTGGTTTGATATGACTCCCACTCTACCAAAGCGTAAACTCTTATCGGGGGCGCAAAGGCCTTGGAGATCGACTCGCCATAAATCGGATGAAAGTTTGAAGCGTCGATATCAATTGGGTAGTAAACAACCTGCTGGCCGACGACGCGCTCAATAATTTCATCGTTAACTTGTTTTACTAAATCGCGCTCTTTCTTGTTTATAAAAAGAGGCGGTGGTGGAGCAGTAGGTTGTGACCATTTGTTTTCATTCGACATTTATTTACCCAACATATATGTTATAAGGAACATTCTGCATGATCTTGTTTGTATTATCCATCATCTCAGAGTCGCTAGCAACCAACTTGGGATATGTAAGCTCGTCAAGCACAGTTTTAAGCTCCTCACGGAGGGCATTTTGTTCCTCTTTGGCTTGGGACAATAATTCGGAATGATTTAATGTTACACTTTCTCCTGGGATTGGTATTGTCGCGAATTTACCTCTAATTTGCCCTAACATCTCTTTGCATAGAGATAGTGCGAATCTTCTAATCCATTGTTTGCCAATACTATTGATGCTCTTGTAGGGAAGATTGCCAAACGGCAAGGTATTTAAGTTATTGACGCCCTCTGTGCCTGATGCTCGCGATGACTCACTCTCGTCCCATGGGTCAGTAGCCAAGGTAAACTCCACGTAAAGATTATCTGGGCTGATATCCTGAGGCACAGGAAATAATCTCAACTTGTTATTTTTAATTTCGTATGAATAGTGAGAATTTCTTGTATAAATGGTGTCTTCGTAGGCCATGGCCTGCATTTTATTCTGCCACGCTGGAATAACCTCAAAAGTAGAATCATCTGCGTACATGCCATAAGTCGACAAGTTACCAATTGCATTAATGCCGCCATAGTATCCAAAAAACCTCCACATTGCGTGCGGCGTCTTGTAGTACACTCTGCGAATCGTAACCCTCTTGTCGCCAACCTTGTTGTAAAAAGCGCTAGTTGCGCTATCCGAGGAAGAGGAGATCATTGTCTGCAAGTCATAATCTTGTTGACCGGAGGTTAAGTCAATCGATGCAGAATATATATTTTCAGTCCCGCCGATGCCTGCTTCCATCGCAACTGTATCGCCAATGTGCTTGGCATAGCCCAGAGTAAACTTGGGCATACGCAGCTCGATGCTGGAACCTGAAAGTGGAGAATCGCTGGTGTGCATGCCATCATGATCAAAAGACCCAGTTGTCGCGCCGAGGGCTTGCCCAAGGGTGTTCTTCCCTTGGTGTATGTTGACGATATACGAATATTCTAGAACCGATTCTTCATAAGCTGCAAAAATGTTTTTTTGAGTTATCTCAATATCTAAAACATCACCACCAAGTTTACGAAATGTGTAGTTTACTTGATCTATGGCGCCTGAAACAAAGTTGGCATCGTAAAGATCGGATCCGGTATCGGCGTATATGCCATATGGATAATTTGCTACTGTTGCAGCGTCAGATGTGCTACCAGTTTCAGGTAAAATATTAGTTGGCGCCGTTTGGGACGGCCTTAAGGTTGGTAGCGACATTCATGAGATCTCCTAGAATGTAATTAGTTTCTAGAAGCTCATTTCGCCGGCTTGCTTTTTTTCTTTGGCTTTGCAGCGGCTTTTTTTCTCCAACTCTTCTTCGGTGCGGGCTTCGCTACTTCCACAACTTTCTCAATAACCTCAGCTACTTCCTCAACAGCCGTTTCAACAAGGGCTTCCACCACTTCTTCTTTTGCCTGTTTAATTTGTACAGTTTCTTCTTCGGTAATTACGCCGTCAGCTTCAGCTTCTTTTATGACGCCTCGTAGGCGATTGTAAGTTTCTCTTACAGAGGCATACTTTTTAGCATATTTTGGACTATGAAGTCTCTTTTTACGTTTACCCATTATAGGTCTCCTTGGTTGATAATAAATAGTGTGAATATAACAAAAAACCCCTTGTCTGTAAAAGAGCAAGGGGCTTTGATGTTGTGGATATTAGGGATTAGCCTTGTACACCAGCGTCCGCACTTATATCTAGTGTGACTCCATTAACATAATATTTATTACCATCACAAATAAATTCATAATGGGTTCCACCTTTAGCCTCTCCGTTAATCTGAAGGTAGTCAGCATTTTCATCTAGTAGATATTGCCCCGCGTCTGCCTGGGCTTCGCCAACCAGGATGGTTATTAAGTCAGCAACAAAAGTTGATGCCCCGGCTGCTCTAACCTTAATAAGGCAATTGTCGCTACCAGCATCCAAAACTGTGGTTTTAACGATAAATTTGCACCACCAGCCAGCACCAGCTTCAGATGGGTGCGGAAGGGAGTGTACCATGGTCTCACTGTAATCAGTACCATCCAACATGAAGACGGTGCCGCACGCGGCGGGTTGTATCGAGGTTGCGGTGGTTGTCAGCGCTTCAACCTTCTTTCTATCTGCTGAATATCTTCCTAGTTTACTCATGTTCGTTTTCTCCTTTTAAAAAGGCGCCTTGCCTTATCAATCATTATAAATAGTGTTTGGATATCATAAATACCAAAATAAAAAACCCCGCCAAGAGAAACCTCAAGGCGGGGCTAGTTTGTTGGCTATCTAGCTATTAGCTTGCGCCAGCTTCACCAAGGAGTCCGCGTACAACCACGAGGCCATACATATCAGGTCGGACCATCTTCTTGGCGTAGCGGGTCATGACTCCCTTACGGGGCACGAAGTCCTCTACACCAAAGATGGTGGGAGTGACCTGTAGCGGGACGTAAGGAGCGTAAACATATCCGCTCTCCAAGAAGCTTCCGCCCTTGCGGCCAACGAGGACCACGTTGCGGGGGAAGTAAGGATCAACCCAGACATCCCACTTGCGGCTTAAGCTACCAGCCTTGACAGTGCCGATATCACCCTTGTTAGCGTCGGCAGTAACGTTAGCACGGAAACCGGACGTGAACTCAAGGATATTGGCGACCTCGGGAGAAGTGACGAGGAACGTCGCTCCACCGCGAAGTGTCTTTCTGTGGATCTGAGCCGAAACATCATTGACCGTCTCAATGAGGGTCTCGTACCACTCGCTTACCGTACCAGTGAAGTCCGGAGCTGCGGCGGTTGCGCCAAGCTCTGCACCGGTAGTGCGGTTAACGAATAGACCCGGGGCACGTGACCAGTAGTACGTACCAGCCTTAGCGCCCTGAATGAGATCGTTGAGGATCTCACGATCAACCTCTAGAGCAATCTGCTCGGAGAGGAGCGAAGTAAGCTCAACCTCAGCGTCGAGGTTGTGATAAGCATTGAGATCCTGAGCAAGCTCGGGAGTCCACTTTGCCTTGAGCTTCTTGGTCATCGCAGTGACAGGCACTGAGTCGACATTGAGGTCGATCTCGGGGATGTCAACGTTAAGACCAGAAGTGCCAGACTTAGTATCAGGCGAGCCTTCCAACGGGAAGTTAGAGCCACGAACATTACCAAGCTCGACATTTGCAAAAAGGTCAGCGACAGGATAACTAGCAACACCAAGCTGATCCTTGTCGGCGCCGACTTGGAAATCATCACCTTCAAAGTTAATATCGCCGGCGGCAGAGTCCACGAGAACGATACGAAGACGATCCATCACAGCGGTGCCTGCTGAAGAAATCAGCTGAGTTAGGCGACGTACGTGAGACGTCGTTGATAACATGTCATTGACGGCTCCGCCAGAATCGTCGAAACCACGAATCTGGCCGGAAGCCGTTTGGAGTTCGATCGCAATTAAGTTATCTCTATTCAAGGTAGACGAAATCGAATCAAAATCGCAATCTAGAACCTGGATCTTGTAAGTTGAATTTGCCAAAACGTCGGGATCCCACTTGATAAGCTTCTTCTCTGCGTCCGTAAGAGCGCTAACAAGCTTGCCGTTGGTGGTGAGCTGCTCGGTGATGATGCCCAAACCAGCCGTATCGGCCGCGTCGACAGAACCAGTCGGTGAAGAATAGCCGGTCTGCAGGCCGTAAAGACCTCCGCCGGACTCCAAGATATCAGTGACACCGCCAGTCAGCTGCGAACCAACCACGCCGCCGCCGTAAAGCGATTGATTGGCAGTGAGCCCAGCCGTGCCATCAGTGTACTGGAAGTCCATGAAGAAGATGAGGCCGGATGGCAAACTCATCGCTTGGACAGAAACAAGTTCGTTAGCAACGAGGCTACCGAAGACGCGGCGGACGATGGGGAATGCGACGGACGCAAAACCCTGGACATCGCCAGCTGCCATTGATGAAGCTTCCTTTAGAAGCTGCTTGGCCTGGTTCTCTAAGAGAACTGCCATTGTGTTTTTTGATTGATCATTCTCAAGACCCTCAAGAAGTCCTGTGCGTTCCCACTTTTCTAATAGGGCAGCACCTTCCTTCTGAAGAGATCTCTCTTGAATGCCTTCTGTTAATTTATCGAGTACAGACATTTTAAGATTCCTCCTTGTTGTTAAATGAATTATTAATACCTGCTAGTATTTTCCAGCGATCTATTGCTGGGTCTTTTTTAAATTGCTGTCTTTCCGTATTACGTCTAGACATAATCAAAGTTGAAGTCGTTTTGTTAACTGCCTCGCTCAACGATTGTGGCTGATTGGTGGTGCTGCCCGCTGCGCTCTGAAGTGTTTCAAAGATTATCTTTGCTTCCTCAACTGTCTTCGATTCTGACAATGCTTCGACAACTTTTTGTTTATGCCGCTCATTAATGGAGTTGTTTGTCAAAACCTGATTTGTATATAAAAGACGCGCGTTGGTTAAATTAGTCTCAACCAACTTATCTTTAGCCTCTTCTATAATACTAATGTATGTTTGTTTTTCTTTGTTGGAGTTTGATAGCGCTTCATTAAGCTCTGCAATCTTAGCTTCCAAACTTTCGTTCGTCTTCTCAAGACCTTCCGAGGCCTTCCTCATGGCAGCCATCTTCTCGCGACGTTCAGAGTCCTGCTCTAGAGCGAGAAGTTCTTCTTCTGCTAGCTCAACGACGGTGTCGGCAACCAAATTATGGCCCGGGCGGTGTGTGTCGACGCTAAGATCTACCGTAAGGTGCTCTTGAATCTCTGTGGAGTCGTCTGCAGATTGCTCACCTTCTCTTGCAGCCTCTTCGGGCGTGGATGAAAATGCGTCCTCTTCGACGAGTGTGCGGAGCTGATCGAGGTCTACGTCAAACACCTCTTCTAGCATGGGCTCTTCTCCAGTCATTTCTATTGCTGCAGCTTCTCGGTCAAAAGCCGGGGGCTCTGGCTCGCCGGCTTCAAGCTGCTTAAGAAGATCGTCGACATTAATCTCTATTTTTGTAGTTTCTTGGTCGTCCGGACACGCGCAAGCCTCTTCGCCATCGACGCTAGCCATGGGCAGTTCTGGCATTTCTGCCTCTGGCTCGGCCAGGGCCGGCTCTGGGAGGGGATCTTCCAACGCCATTTCTTCATCTTGTTCCAAGATGGTCTCAACAGCCTCTTTAATTTGGCTAGAATACTTTTCTAACAACGATGCCTCAGCTGACCTTACTGCAGCTTCCTTCAACGCAGTGGCATCAATTATGGCCTGATCAAGCATGTCTGACATATCACAACTCCTAGAGATTCAAATGTAAATAGTATATATTTTTGGAAAAAGACACTTTATATACAGCATGGCAAGGTAGCTATATATTGATGCCGGATCCAGAAATATATGTATCGGACATTCTCTCTGCGGGGATATTAGTCAATTCTGCGTATACTTGATAGCTTGATGTCACATTCGCGCCGGCGCCGACGTTCATCAAACAAACATGATCAGTTCGCACGCCGAAAGTGATCTTCTGTCCATAATTAGTAGTGCCTGTGACATACTGCAAGATATGTACATGTCCTTTTGAATACTGCATCGGTGCAGAATTAGCTGCACTAGTTCCAGTCAGGGAAAAGGTATTTTTGCCAGCTTTATCAGTTCCTGCGGCATCTTGCGGACTACCAAAAAACACCAACAAGTTGTTGGTAAACTCGTTGGTGCTGCTAGCAACAACGAACTTATTTGGGATAGTCTGAACAGTTACCGACTTGGCGACCCGCGGGAACTCAAATTTAATGATACTGCCGCTATTCTGCGAGGCCTCTAGGTACGAACAAGTTAAAAATGGCGTGCCGGCGGCCTGGTAGGATCCAACATGACCCAAACCAACTCCCGTTGATCCACCAAATATCGCCTGTTTTGTGGTTGCGTCTGTTGCCATTTTTTACCTCTCTCCGTTGCATGGGTTTCTCAAAGCTTCTGCTTTTTGAGCATTTCGCTTCTTTTTGAGCTTTTCTCTTCTTCTTTTCGTTGAGGGCTTCTCATAGAACCTCTTATCCAGGAATCTCTCAACAACTTTTTCTTTCTTACATTTTTTAATGAATCTTTTTATTAGTCTTGTCTGGTCGCCTCTGCAATCTTTCAAGCGAACTACAACGTTTGCGCTAGCCATTATTTACCAACTTGCTCCAATTATTACTTGCCAGCTTCATTATTCCAGCTATATCTACACCAGAATCTTTTGGTGAATAGCCAGACAACGGGTTGGCGCCTGATTTTGCTTCGGGAGGTATCTCCTCCACTCCACTAAATAGATCCACATTTCCAAAACCAACTGATTCATTTAATCTTTTAATTCTTTCTTGTCGTTGGGCTTCCATCTCTGTAGAGCGCCGGTCGAGATCTTGTTTCGTTGGTCGAGCCTTCTTGGGACTCTCTACCGTAAGGCCTTCGACAACAACTTTTTGTGTACTTAAGCCTTGCGCAACTTCTGTTACTATTCCAGATAAAACGCCCTCTTCAAAAATGCACTCTTTTATACACTCTTTTATAAGGGGTTTAAGTATTTTTTTTAATTCTGTTTTATTCATTACTAGCCTTTTCTTATATTTTTTTTAATCCTTAAGTATGTCTCTGATGATATCATTAATCTTTTGATCTCTGTTGCCAAGAGATTCATTCATTCCGATAGTTATGCCGGCGGGGGCCGTATTATTCCCAGTTGATAAGTACGCTCCGGGGGTGGAGGGCTCCGAAACAATATCAAAACAAATTAGTTGAAAGTCGTCTTCGACAATTGTCTGGCCATTGTGCTCTTTGACCGTACCTAGGCCGCGGGATGAAATACCTAATTTGACACCAGACTTAACCAATGCCTTTAGAATATTGCCGGATGGAGTATCGAGTACCTCGATCTTGCCAATAACGTCACTGCCCATAAAGTGCAGCTTGCTGACCAAATGACTTGCATTCTTTAAATTAATTACAGAACTCTCTGGATGGTCCAGCTCACCTAGGGCTCTTCTTTCTTGAATCGACCTCTGGTAAGCCTCCACTTCTCTTTGTAGCGTCGGCAAACGGTATATTCTTCCGTTTCCATTCTTAACGCCTGCTCTTTGACATACGCCAACGAGATAGACAGTACCATTATTGGCGCGATCGCGCTCAGATTCAGTCAAAACGTCTACGGGGCAGCGGCCCTCAGGGCATAGTTCAAAATATTCTTGTAAAAGTTGTTTAGCCATTGTATTGTCATCCACACAAAATGTATAAAAAAGCGGGGCTCACCCCCGCATGCTATAGCTGCCAGAACAGCATCGACGGACATCCGGCATGTTTTGCCTTCTCATTGTGAATCACCTCCTTGCGTCCTATTTATTTTCAATCCAAAATCATCTAAAATCATACTGAAAAAATAACTTGTTCCTGCAGAAATACAACCACATAAAAATGCATTTACTAAATTGTATTCAAAGTTAAATAGTTCTGTAAAGCTATTGATACTCCACAAAAATACTCCAACCCAAAAACCGACACAGAGAGGGCAATGAAATAAGACGCTCAGCTTGCCATCTTTGGGCCTTATTGGGTTAAAAATTGAGCCGTAAACTAAAATAAAAGTCATGCCATACGCGGCCAAAATAAAATATAATAAACTCAAAGCTGCCTCTTTTTTATCAAGCTCTATAAGTTGTCGTCGCAGAAATACCAAAAGGCATGTGGCCGGGCTGGATGGAACCCTTTTTCTCCCTGTGGTACTTTTGCGGATCAAAATCAGTCGACTCGTCAGGCAGAGGCGCCGCGAGGCGTTGGTCCTGCTCCTTCTCAAACGCTACCTCGAAGTCAATCTGAGGTCTCTCGTTATCCAAGAACTTGGCTATCGTTAAAAGCGCATGAGGGACAGGCTTGTAATCCGTAGACTCTAACAAATCAGCTTCAACGCTAGCATAAAAATCGCCGCCTTGTACAGTTTTTAAATCAATTATTCCCCTTTCAAAAAGGAACTTAAACAGTCGATTTTGGGTTTCATAAATGGCTTCGCCAAACAGCTCTTTAGCAAAAGCAACAATTCTCTTATCCTTTGTAATGACAATATCAATGTCGTTATGATCGAAAATCATAACATCGCCGCGGAGATTTCTCCTAGCTTTTAAGTCCAAAGTCTCAACAACCTTGGGGCGCTCGGGAGAGCTAACTTTGATTCTCAGAGCATCTGATCGCTTTTTGTTCTTAAATACTTTAATATTAATTGCCATTTTCTTTCATCTCGTGTGTTAGCTGCTGCAGCTTGATTATCTTCTCCACCAAACTATAATTAATCTCGTGTTCCCTGAAAGAGCCTAAAACTTCTAACAAGCTTTCTTTCTCGGATACATGAGATTCTAATATTTCTTTCTTTATTCTTCCTATTTCCTCGTTTAAGAACAACTTAAACTCTAGGTTGTCCCCAGGATCAGTAATAAAATGTCTTAAAACCTCCCTCTGCTCTCTCAAGAGGGCCTTGTTGTATTTCTCATTGAACTTCTTGAAGAAGGTCTTCACAACCAAGCTATCAACTTTGTGTCCTGGCTTCTCAAGCTGTTTGCTCTCCTTCGTCAGAAGGCCAATAACTTGGTTTTCTAAAAGCACTTGCTCTTTGGCATTGCCAGATTTGTTAAAAATCTGATATATCGTAGCAATATCTTTATATTGTGGAACAAAGTTGCCAAAAACGGAATTTCCGAGCTGTTTGTTGATCTTGTTGATTAGTGTATTTTGTTCATTAAATATTTTTTTTCGATCCAGGCTGCTGTACCTCTCTTTTGACTCGGACAAGAGGCTTCTGGAAAGGTTCTTATCGAAGCTTGAAGTCTCTAGAAGGCATTTATAGATCTTCAGCTCTCTTGAAAGCTCTCTTGACTTAGAGAAGCATTCTTTAATAATCTTCATCGCTGTCTTTTCTCTTCCTTTATCACTTTCAGCCACCGCCTTCGTGACTTCGCGAATAAGAGCTTCAAATAAAAAAGCTGTATTTCTTTTTTTATTATGTTTGAACTTCATCTTTATTGTCTTTCCTTTCCATGACTTCAATTAACTTCTTAATTTCAGCATTTGTTGTGAGGATTTCGTCTTCCACCTGAGAATAATTAGTCTCTATACCTTCCATTGTCATTTTGCCGATGCCAAGTAGCGGGGAATAGCCTTGTAAAAAGTTTCTGTCGACGGCCTTCACGCCAGAAACGCCTGACATAGCATGGGCTCTTCGACGTCGGGCGCCGGCGTGTCGATTATCTCCCTTTCCGCCATCTTTTGCCTGTTTCGGCAAATACCATTTTGAATTGGACTTATCTGTCGTAGTTACTTTTTTACCAAATATGCTCTTTCCAGTGACCTTTACTGGCTCGTCTCGCGACCCTTCGCCCTCGGGGGTTGCCAGGAGAACAGAATCGTTTTCTTCGGCTCCAGGCTCTTCATCGCCTAGACCGAGATCTGGCTCGCCCAGCGCTCCGGCGCCGAGATCTTCTCCTGGGCCAGCGCCTAGGGCGCCTAGGCCTGCTTCGTCTTCCGCGGTAATAGACTCGGCTGCTTTTTCCAGCGATGCTATCAGCTTCTTATCGTAGAACATCTCTTGGGTCATACGAACAAACTCTTTTTCAGAAAGGTTGAATAAGTTTTCTGCGACCCAGCGCTTAGAGAAGTAGCCCTCTGTGGCCGCAGAGGCAACTTCAAACTTGGTTCTCCAAGATTCCAGCTCTTGAAGCTGCGCTAGCTTTGATGGATTGTTAAGTTTGATTTGAAACGAAGTAAGATCCTTTCCGCGGTAGCCTCTCGTAAACAAATGGACAACACAAATCTTCTCCAGCTCAGATACAATTGAGCGCTGAAGTCTCTGGACTGTCCTTGCGAAACGAATATCCTTTTGAGCCAAAGTAGTCTTGTCCTCGTCGGCGCCGTCACCTCTAGAAAGATAACTAGCTGGAATCTTAAGGGCACTAAAGAGCTTATCTCTAAGATATTTAATATCATCGATGTCGCCGGTATATTGGCCCCCGGGGAGACTTTCAATCCTAGAATTCTGGCCGCCGCGGACGGGAACAAAGTAATCTTCTTCAATACTTAGCGGATTGTAGCGAAGATCAACTTGCCCGGTGTCTGGGTCGACAATTTGGTTGCGTTTCATTTGAGTCATAACACGTTGCATATATTGTTCGACATCTTGCGGCGCTATATTTCCAACATCAACGTAAAAAACCCTCCTTTCTGGAGAGCGAACGATACGATAAGCCATAACTGCATCTTCCATGAGAGTCAACTGACGCCAGATGCGGCGAGCCGGCTCCAAGATAGAGGTGCCATATGGAGAGTACTTGTCGTTGCCCAAGATACGAAAATGCGCGACCTGCCAGTTCTCAAGCGTCAGGCCGGCGGAGTTCCATTGGTATTGAACATAGTTGGGATTCTTATCATCTTCGCCTTCTAGCCGTTCGATCTCTGCCAGCGGAAGAGAGACAGCATATTTGATCCCTTCGCCTTCGTCAATATCTAAATATAAAAAGAAATCTCCAAACTTGCACATCGAGCGGGCCCAGCCGAAAAGATTGAACTCGATGTTTAAAACCTTAAACATTAAGTTCTCTATCTCAAGCTTAATTTCCTCGTCATATGTCTTTACTGTCAAGATCTTGTGAAGTTCTGAAGATGTAGAGATCTCATCTGCATATATGTCCATGGCAGAAGCAATTTCAGGCATGTACTCCATTTGATCAAAATCAATATACCTTTCAGCACGATTTTGATTTGACATGTAGTTGGCCGTCAGGTTGCCATACGCCGAGTGATGCTCATCTGACCTCTTGAATGTTTGGCCGCTGGCAGACTTTATCCTGCTGCTGTGCATGTCAAGCTGCGATCTTCGCATGCGACGTTGATCTTGCTTACGATATGTTTGCAGCGGGCCTGATAATAGCCTCGTCAGTTGTCTAAACAGTTTATTTTGTGGATTGTTTGGGTTTGATTTTCTATCTGCCATGTTGTATTATCCCTTCAGGAGCCATATATATTCTAGTTGTTGCTCAATAGCGCGACGGTCAGTAACCGCTTTGTGGCCTTCCATGCCAGAAATCGTCGTGTTCATTTTTGTATTTGATTTCGTCATGCAATCTAAAAACGCTTTCTTGTAGCTGATTTCTCTCTGGTTAACTGAGAATGCAATGTCTCTCACCCAACAGCCTATAGCACAAGACATAATTAGGTCGTCATTGTACTTTTTCATCGCTTGGGGTTTGCCATTGTGCCACACGAATGTTTTCATCTCATTATAAAGCCTTTTCGAATATATATTAATCATTTTGTTGCGAATAAACTCCTCAAACTTCGCGACGACAAGAGGCCTAGTCTTCGATGTCATTGAAAAGCCGACGACCGTATTAGTTGAATTCTCGGCAACGAGAGGGTCAACGTATTCATGAGTTGATTTATAAGAATAAAATAAGTTAGGATATTGTCGCTCTTGAAGCTTATCTAAGACAGTCCAGCCTACAGTATTGTTTTCTACTGCAACCATGCAGTTCCCATACTCTTTTCCTGCTTCCTGTACAATATTTGCAAATATATCAGGAGTTGGCTTGCCCTTGTATTCCGCGACGATTTCCATGGTTTCTATTTTGAAAATGTGAAAAGCAGAGAAATCTTTTCCGTCTCCTCTGGCGACGTCGCCTGCAAGAAGATATGTGAATTGTGGGTCGTGCTCTTCCCAGATCCAAAAATTCCTATCGAAACCTGTTCTATGCTTTGGATCTTTTATATTCTCCTCAACGCGTGTCATATCGTCTGGATGGAAAACAGTCTCTCCAGACATATTGAAGTTACATTCAAGCTCCTGGGCGATTTGGCGACGGGACATATTCCTCGTCTCGTTGTCAAACCATTCTCTGTCGCGGTCAGGATGGGCGTCCCAAGGAAGAGTTGTCAAATAAAAATCATTTGTATTTGACTGGGCGTCGACGCATGCCTGGTGAAACCAGTTGCCAACGCCATTAGGCGTCGAGAGTGCGATACACCGACCTCCAGTTGACAGCGTGGGATATAGGCCCGTCCACAGTTCCGCGAGACCTTCGACGTGAGCGGCCTCATCAATAACCAAAAGAGAGAGGGCCTCTGAACGGCCTGCGTCTCCAGAAGTTGAGCTAGCTTTAATTTGGGATTCATTTGAAAGTTCAAAAGAACTTCTATTGTCAATTGTAATATTTGCGATCGCAAGCCAATCTGGAAGATTTTTATGCATCGCCTTTACCTTTTTAACTAAATTTGTTGCAGTACCAAATTTGGTGGCGATAACAAGAATATTTTTGTCGCGATGGAAGTTCATCATCCAGCAAATATATGCAGCTGTAATCGTAGATATGCCGAGCTGGCGCGCCTTAAGGATAAGATTAAAGCGGTTATTGTTGAAATCCGATATTAAATTGTCTTGAAAGTCATATAGCTTAAAAGGGATAAGGCCTTTCATTGGATGAGATATTTTCACGTAGCTATTGATGAAATAGCCAGGATCTTTTCCACACCTTACAATCTCTTTTAAAGTCTCTTTTCTTGTCAAGTGTTGAGGCATGCTATTAAGCCTCTAGTTCTAAAAATCTCTTAAAGTCATCCTCTAAGCGGTCATCGCTTGGTTCTGAATGATCCTCTGAACCATCCATTCCACCGATATTATAGACCTTTGTTGCAGTTAGAAATACGCGGACTCTGCTTGTTGACTGAACAAGTATATCACATTCAGTTGGCTTAGTCAAAGTGAGAGCGCTGCCAGTGACTTTCTTGTATTCTTTCTTAAGCCACTTGACGATATCTCCCATCATCTTTTCGCACTCATTCTCTATGTTGCCGTCGTAGACGTCTTTGAGGAGTATGTCAGATTGATATGAAACGATTAGTTTTGTACCACCAACTCTAACGTTAAAACCATCCATCTTCCTGCTATCCACCATCGGATTGCCTTCTTCTCTTTTAAGACCAATTTTAATTGGCTCACCCTTATCATCTAGCGCGCCGTCGAAGGTATTTGCTGCTGCCTGCGCGATTCCGCGAACTATATCAAGTGTTTTTTGTGACATCTATTTCTCTCCTGGCCTCCAACCATCGAGCCATCTTGGCTCTCTATCTTCTATATATTGGATAAAGCATTTTTCGCAAGCTTCATACTTTAAATAGTATATATCATCTCTAATCGTCTTTATTGTGCTGTGACAACACGAACAACTTTTTAAACCAACTTTCGACTTGTTAGGTATGATATAAAAGCCATCTTTTAAAATCTTCTCACTGGTCGTTTCGAGCTGCCGCTTTCTAGATTCAAACTCATTTAGTTGTTCTTTGTAGTCCTTTTCTTTTTCAGGCGTCCATCCAGACTTTGGATTCTGGATTGCCTCTGGGCCATATTTTTTATTTATAGCTTTCTCAATAGCTGCAACTTTGTTTAAATCTTTTTCCATATAACAAGTAAAATAAATAACTCAATGGCTTGGGTACCATATTACAACATTAAAGCCCATTTGTTAACTCGTATCACCAAGTTTCATCCAGCGCACGGAGCCTCCACCGACGTCAATGCTATAAAGAATTACGCCTGTGCCGACTGTTAATGTTTTTGTTACACTCCCGCCAGTAGCGTCTTTAAAAGTTAGTTTAGGGGCGCCGGAGGATGTTGTAAGGCCGATAACAATCTTCACAAAGCCCGTGGCGGCGGCGTCCGCTAATGTTCCAGTAACATTGCCAGCCCCAGCAATAACTACGCTAACAGGTTTCGTTGCGTCCAGGTCGTCGTCTGATGTAATACTTTCGGCGCCTAAAACTATTTTTCTAAATAATCCGAAACTGTCTTGAGCTGAGTCTACGTTAGCTGCGACGTTGCCGGCTTGTGTGGAAAGCTGTAATTTTTTTCCAGATACCACCGGCTGCAGGGTCACATCACTTGAATCATTATTTATCTGTAAAAGTTTGGTGCCGCCGGCTGCAAAATAAACATCGCCGCCAGTGGCGTCTAAAATAATATCATGAGAACCGCTAATGTGGGTATCATTACTATCATCTTGAAGTCTCGTTGCCATTGTTTTCTCCTTCGTACCATAGCTACTATTATAGCACTATAGTTTTAATTTGTTTTTTAAAGTATCAATTATTGTCTTTAAATCTGTTATTTGTTCTTGCTGTTCTTTGACTGCCTCAACCAAAAGAGCAGTCATGCTAGCATAATCGATACCAAGAGTGTCTTGATTGCCTGCTTTATAAACAACTTCGGGAACAATTTCTTGTATCTCTTGGGCGATGAATCCAATATCGGCCTTACTATCAGAATTCCAAGTATATGAAACGCCTCGCATAGATAAAACTTTATCAAGGGGGTTTTCAAGAGTTGCGATATCGTGCTTCAAAGTTTCATCCGAATAAGTAATAAACGCATTTGCTTTCACGGTACCATAAGTGCTGTTATTGGGAAGAACCACGCCGGTGCCATTGCCAACAGTAACGATATCGCGCGCAGAGCCCGCGACCAGCGCGTTTAAAATAATGCTACCGTCTTCTTCTCCATCGGTAACATCCTCTGAGAGGGCTCTAACATATGCATAAGTAATCGCTTCTGGGGTGCCAGCGTCATTTTCACCAACAAAATTAATGTCACCTAACACATCGTCATCAGCCGCGTTGGCGCCGTCTTTGTTAAATTTAAGTATTGCGCCAGCGGCGTCATTATTCGTATTTTTAAGCTCGAAAACTGGTATAGAAGAGCCGCCGGACGACGCTAGAATAAGTCCAGTATCTTCAGCGTGAGTCAGTGTAATCTCTTTATCTGCGCCGAAATGAATCGAGCCCGAATTCGATAGTAATATAAGATCATCGCCTATAACTGCATCTAGAGCAACAGACAAGCCACCGTCAGTTTGCAAGGATCCGTCGGTTGTTGAAGTGGCTGCTGTCGTATCGTCAGTCACAATCCTTCCGTCAGCCGAAACGGCGCCTGCGGTTGTTATAGTCACACCAGAACTGCCGATCCCGCCCCCGAAGGTTGCGCCGGCGGTGCAGACCATTGATGCCACAGTTGCAACGCCAGTATCAAGCGTACTAGAACCATTGTCAATGTTGCCGAAACCACTTGTAACACTACCAGCGTTCAACGCCCCCACAGTAACCATGTTTCCGCCGCCAACAGAGTTGGCATCGAAATAAGTCTGGAACGTTTGCACTGTCGTATGTTTCATAGTACCGGCGTCGTTGGTGAAGATACCATCGCCATTGGCAACGGCAGTGGTGCCTACACTAGAGCCGCCGTCCAAGAGCGCAAACTCAGCAGCAGTAACAGCCGAGGAGGCATCAGTCGCAGTGCCGGCCAGCGCAGGAATGTAATATGTACCTGCTGATAATGCTGGTAGTTTGAATGTCGCATCAGCTGTCGGGTCAACAACACCAAGAACTGTTTCGTGAGCATTTGGAGTAGTGCCCTCAAAAGTAAAGGAACTTGTAATATGAATAGTGGTGCTGTCCACAGTTGTTGTGGCGCCACTTACAGTCAAATCACCAGTGACCGTCAAGTTGTCGTTGATCGTGGTCTCCGAGGTGCTGTGACCAATACTAATTGCAGTTCCGGAAATACCAGTACCAATAGATACTGATTCGCTAGAGTTTGCAGTATCCACAATGAGGTAGGCATCGCTGCCTTGTTTAATCGTTAATGCGGTGGCAGAGTTGTCACTTACTGCGATATTAATATCTGTACCATCTGCGCTGATACTATCCAGTGCAATATCGCCGACATTGGTAACGTCCGCATCATTAAAAGATGTCGCGCCAAATGTGTTTGCTGCTGCTGTAGAAGTTAAGCCGGCTGCTGCAGTAACACCACCGCCATCTGCAATAGTAAGTGCGTTATCGCCGTCAGTATATCCAATATTGGCCGTTTGCACTTCACCAGAACAAAGCACGTTCCCTGTTGTTGTAACTGAATCGATATATGCGTCCTTCCAGCGTACGCCAGTTGTGCCTAAATCAACACTGCTGTCTGTTTGCGGCCCGAAGAGGGAAGCGGAAACATAAACTTGCTCTGCGTTATCCGTATAGAAATGTATTTCATTGGCAGTTTCAAAATCAATTTTGGTCTGAGCGTCTTCGCCTAGAACGAGATCCGTTGCAAGGACTGAGGTAATGCCTGTTTGTGCTCCGGCGAGCAGGACCGCGGTGCCCTCAACTGTAATTTGGCCAGATGATGCCCTTGCGATAGTCGTATCCGATGCGTGTCCAAGCTCAACTGTGCCGAGAACAACCAAAGCATCTGCAGACATATCCCATTGAACATACTTGCCTGTAGTTTCACCAAAGAATTTGAAGTCGACACCATGATTATCTGCACCACCAATCAAGGTGCCCTCGGTATTTCCATCTGCGTCCCAGTGTACACCAACATGAGCAGCAGTGCCAGCAGTGTACATATATAAATCTTGACCCGATCCTGCACTTGCGCCGACCTTCGTAACACCGCTGACAGTCAGCCCTTGACTGTTCGTAGTAAGTGTTGCGCCAGGTTCATCAATGGTCTTATCGTCTCCATCACAGGCCATAATAACACCAGCAGTAGTGAAAGTGCTTCCTGCAACGACGTCGCCGTCTTCGCCGCCGCCGACACTTGACATATCTGCAGATACATCCATGAACTGTTGCAAATACCAATTTGTTCCATCAAATGTCCACACTGTGATGTCACCTGATGCAGTAGTGATATTAGTTGAACCGCCCTTTAGAGTTCCACTCACATCAAAGATAACAGCACCAGTAGATATAACTGTGATTGTTTGGCCGGCGACTCCATCATCGAACGTTGTAAGTGTCTGTGAACTGGCATGAGTTTTGAAAAGATTTCCGGTCGCGACAGAAGGAGTCGTGTCGCTAGAACCAAATGTAACAAATGTTTCTGATGGACCGCTGAAGGCAGCTGCTCCAGCAACATGGAGCCTGCAGTTTGGACTAGCCGTTCCGATGCCGACGTTATCCATAAAGGAAACCGTGTTACCAGAACCAGATTGAAGAATTGAACCTGAAAAAGTAGTGGTGTCATAAAAAACACTAGAGCCACTCTTCTCAAACGTTCCTGAGACGTTTAAACCACCAGAGACCTCCATTGTTCCTGAGACGTTTAAACCACCAGAGACCTCCATTGTTCCTGAGACGTTTAAACCACCAGAGACCTCCATTGTTCCTGAGACGTTTAAACCACCAGAGACCTCTACTGGAGATCCGCCGGAAAGCGTGCCTTTAATTTTAACATTATTTTCAAAAGTAACAAGGCTTCCGGTTGTTGGAAGGATGTTATTTACATAAAGATTGCCCATGATTTATTTTTTCCCATAATAAATATGTTTAAAGTTCAGAAACATCTTTGATTTTTAAGACGGCTCCGGACTGTACAGTTAGTGTTATGCCATCGTTGAGCGTTATTGGACCCAACATTAAAGCATTATAGCCGGCCATAAGAGTAGTTGTTGCAGCAATGGCCGCCTTGTTCGCCACCATGTTGGCCATGACTCCGCCAAGAGCGATCAAAGTATTTCCATCAAAAGTTAAATTTGCCTCGGCGTCCAACTCTGTCGTTGTGGCGCCGATTGTAACCAGCCTGTTCTCGGCGTTGTTATTTAGAGCGGTGATTGTACCAACATTTGTTAGATTGGAGCCGTCGCCATAAAAGGCAGAGGCCGAGATGTTAACCGATGCAGAAAGACTCCCAACTGCCAAATGGCCAGTAACTGATAAGTCTCCTGCGACCGACCCAGTGCCGGTGAGCGTCATGCCTGTAAACTGAGGGCTGTCTCCGGTACCCACGCCGATCGACGTACGTAGTGTAGCGCCGGATTCTGCAACAGGATCAGTAGAGCCGTCTCCAACAATCATTTCGCCATCAGATAAAACGGCCATGGCCGTGACCGCTCCAGTGCCCGAGCCCAGAAGAACTCCTCCGTCCGTTAAAGTTGAAGCTCCGGTGCCGCCATCTGAGACGGGAACGTCAGTTCCGCCGGCCCTATAAATAATATTCCCTTCAATATTAACATCACCAGAACTGGCGCGTGACAAAGTAGTATCGCTGGCATGTCCTAGCTCAACATTACCAACAACTTTAATATTGCCAGTAACTGATAAGTCTCCTGCGACCGACCCAGTGCCGGTGAGCGTCATGCCTGTAAACTGAGGGCTGTCTCCGGTACCCAAGCCTAGAGATGTCCTAGCCGTGCTGCCATCTTCATAGGCAAAACTGCCAGAGCCATTTGCAACAATAAACTTGCCATCTCCACTGACCGAGCCGAGAGTTTCTAAGTCAGCGAATATTTCATTTGCCATCTTGCTAGCAACTATTGATCCAGCTAGCATAGCATTTTCTACAGCTCCATTCGCGATGGTCATCGCGCCACTAGCTGCAATCGTTGCATCTCCTGATACATTTGCGAAAATAGAATTCTGCAAGTCTTCGAAAAGAACTTTCTTTTCGGTGCCATTGTCAGAGACCATAAAATGATCTTGAGTTAAGTGGAGTGTTGCGCCGGCAACTGCACTAAGGGCATCAATGTCTGTTGAGCCGCCAGATCCAGGCAAGTTGCTAACTAATACTTTCTTTGTGGAATTGTCTGTAACATCCTGTATGACAACGTAATCACCAGAAGCTGCTGTTGTGCCAAGAGCAGAAAGCTCGCTAGCGTCCAGCGATAAGACTGTTTGGCCGGTGGATGTGGACCCGGATATGCCAGTGCCGGCGGTGACAGAGAGGTCGGACTTAAGTGACGCTAAATGAATATTTTTAATTATTCTTTCTAGTTCTTGCCTGGTGTAGCTGCCAATACTGTTGCGAACTCTAGAACCACGATTGGCCATTATTTTCCAATCTCCACTGAAGCATAAAATATACCAATTGACAAAAGAACGCCGGCGATGACGCCGCCAGCAAACCACCAATGAGAATAGTCATTCATCTCTTCTTTGAGGGCCGCGTTCAATTGTTTAATTTCTGTCTCTCTGAGCGAGAGAATATTTTTATTTAGAGACTTATAATTATCGAACTCGACTTGAAGCAGGTCTAAGCTTAGATTTTTATTCGTTAGTTCTTTTTGAAATTCCTTTCTAAGCTGCAGCTCGACCTCAGTTCTGAGGTATTTCTCGTTCGTAATCATCTTGGCTGCAGCGATAGAGTCGAGCAAAATTCCAGCATATGGCGCTTCCTCGTTCATCTCGATAGAGTAAACTTGTCCATCCAGTGGCGCCTGTGCAGGTGCCGCAGTGGGAAAGATTATAATTGATAAAGCAACAATTGTCGCTATCAGCTTACGAAACATATTCACCTCTCAACTAGTTGTGCATCCAAAATCTCAGCTATCCTCCTAGCTAATTCTTCTGGATTGTCTTCATACTCCTTAACCATCTCTTGCAGTTCCTGCTCTTTAAGTCCTTCGAGCTGCTCGATCTTTACATCAAACTGCCTCTCGATCTCTTTTAGTTTGTCTTGGCTGGCCTTAATAGCTTCTTTTTGTTTTTTGTCCTTCTCAGCATTGCTTTCATTGATAATCTCTATCTCTTTGTTGTACCTTTCTTTTTGTTCCTCAAGAAGCTTGAACATCTTGTTCTTCGACCCCTTGCCAGAAAATAACAACAAAATTCCCAGTATAAGGATAACGGGGAAATACCAATAATTCTTAAACCAAACCCAGGCTTTTTTCCAAAAAATCGCCGTCAACACTGCTATGCCCCATGCTTCCAGCGGGCCGCGATATCAACAAGCGCTTCTGAGCCAATATAGCATAAAGTGACTGCAACCCAGTCCTCACTTGTTAAAGAACTAGTTGCAACCAACCAAGTTGCGGTGCCCCATGCTAAAAATTTACGGGATATAAATCGATTTACGTGCTTGTCTAGCCACGCTGTTATTCTTGCCATGTTATAAGTCTCCTATTAATATAAATAGTTTACTCATTTACATATGCCTTGCCGTTATTTTTCTCAATTAATATCTGGCTGTCAACAATGTCCTTTAAAGAATCCAAGTGTGATATAAGAAGAACGGTTTTAAATTGAGTTTTAATCATATCAAGAATTCTAATAAAGCCTTCCATATTATCCGCATCAAGAGCTGTTCCAGGCTCGTCTAAAATAAAAACGTCGCCTTTTGGCAGGGTTGAGACGTTTAAAAGAGCCAGGCGTATGGCCATGGCGGCGATCGTCTTCTCTGCGCCAGAGCCCATTTCGATGGGGCGCGGTTCATGGCGAGGATGTTTAATTAAGATGTCAAGTTTTTTATCGTCACTTTCAAATAAAATTTCAAAATCAACAATATTGGTCAAAATTTTTGATACCTCGTCATTAATAATGGGCAGGTGCTTCTTAATGATGTCGTAAGAAATACCATTAGCATGCATGCAGCGCATGAAAAGATCAGCCGAGGTAAATTCGCTCCTCATGTCTTCGAGGTATTTCTTCTGCTCTTCAAGCTCTGTGTTTCTCTGTTCTTCTCGGCCGGCCGAAGTGTAGAGGAGCACCAACTCCTCTCGAAGAAGAGCGAAGGCTTTCTTGGCAGTCGATATGTCGCCTAAAAGAACTGCTTTGTCTTTTTTCATATCATTGAAGCTGATAATCAATTCGCAGTTCTGCTCATAAAGTCTTTCTTTGTCTTTTAGAATAGAAAGAGCGTTGGTGGCTTTCATTAGTTTGAGCTTGTCTTTTTCAATATCAAGCTGCAATTTAGATACCAAATCTTTCTGAGTTACCCTCTTGTCTTGTAGCTTGTAATATTTCTCTACATGATTGTCGAGCTTTGGGAGA